TTGTCCTGTGGTATGCAACTGTTGGGAATCCGCCAAGATGTCCGTGTGGGTAGCTTATGGGTGTCCTTTCTGGTTGAACTCTGCCGTTTACTAACCAATCGTTGAGTTTAATTGTGGATTGTATTTTGTGGTTTACTTTAGGATGTGAATCTTCAGTGCAACTGCCGATTAACTCTCTGGTTCGTGGATGGATTACTACTCGATGCTCACGGGCTATTCGTTTTAGCATTCCACTGTAATATGAAATGTCTATTCCACTTCTGGTTGAACTTTCCATATCACTCACCTCCATCATGTTTCTGAAATAACCTTATCTGTGGGATACTTAAAGGTTTCAGATAATTTCCTTGAGAGCAGAACCAAAATCACTTCGAGGCTACTTCGAGGCATGGGAAAAGCCCATGGCTGGGAGCGAAAAGGCTCCGAAATTTTTTTATGAAAATCCGAAAATGAGGATGTGATCAGGCTATATAACAGAGTGTCAGGAATGCCTAGTGTCTATACAGAATGCTGATTAGTCTTCAACCACTCCATAAACATCTCATCATTAGCTAGAGTTTCTCCTTTAGTAGACTTCTTGGGATGTACTGTCTCTACACTAATGTTGCCTTTGATTACTTCCATAATAAATGCTCTCAAGACTTCAGAGGCATTGTATCCTTTAGCTGCACATTTCTTCTGGAATTGAGTCCAAGCTAGTTCACTTATTCTAAATGTTTGTCTAGGAGTTCCACCCATTAGGTTCACCTAAACTGTTCTTGTCTTGACAAATACTTAAAGATTATTATCTGACAACTGTAGACAGAATCGGACACTTTAAATAGGGGAATGAAAGTTAGTATAATCGAGAGATCATGTCAGTCTTTGAGCCTCGTTGTAAAGTCTGTACTTCACCTAATAGGAAACTCTATGAAGAAATGTACCTTGCAAGTCAACCAAGACCTACTTGGCAAGCTTTTGAGGACAAGGCTAAGGTTCTAGGAGAGGATATATCTTATAAGGCATTTGAGAGGCATTTCTCTAGACACTATTCTGCTTCTGTAGCTGAACTCATTGAAAAGGAAGAGACAGTCTCTAAAGTGGTTGAAGAAGCAAAGAAAGAAGTCATAGATATAGTTCAAGAGATCAAGGAGAATCTAAACGGTCTCAAAGCACTTTTGAATACTACTCTCCAGGCTACTCAAGGGCAAAAGATTTCTCCTGTGTTAATTAGAAGCCTTACAGACTTATACAGAGAACACAGGCAGTCTTTAGAAGCTTGTGAGAGGTTGACTTCCAAGCTATCTGAAAGCACTTCTCTTTCTGAAGCAGAGATTCTTCGCTTGCTTTACTTGTTTTCCAAAGACTTGTGTCCAGATTGTACTGTAAAGTTTAAACAGAACTTAGAAGAGTATCTGAGGAAGAAAGAATATGGCAACCAGTCCATCGTTTAAAGGTTTCAAACTCACAGACTTCCTTCTTAAGATTATAGCCTGGAGACGTGATCTCTCTTTATTTTTCCAAGATGTAACAGGCTTAACTCCTAGGCCATTCCAAAAAGAATTCTTTGAAGCAGTTCAGGAACTAAAAGCTAAAAATATAGTTATAGTAGCTGGAAGAGGCATAGGCAAAACACTTGCATTAGCTGTTGTTGCTCTATGGTATGTTTTAGTTCTCTCTATCACAGAGAACAGGCCATTCAAAGTGATTATATTGGCTGGTTCTCTTAAACAAGCAAAGATATGTTTCACTTACATAATGGATTTCATTAACAATTCTTCTTTCCTACAAAAGCAACTAGCTAAAGAACCCACTCAGCAAGAAATAGTATTCAAAGATGGTTCTATTATAATGCCTCTACCAGCTTCTACAAAGAGCATCCGTGGTTTTCATCCTGATTTGTTAATTATAGATGAAGCAGCTGAGGTAGAAGATAATATTATCTATGCAGCTTTACCTATGACTGCACCTTCTCCATATGCTAGACATATATTCTCTACTACTCCTTCTACTGGATCATCCTGGATAGAAGACAAGTGGGAACACCAAGGACAGTACAAGTATCCTGAATGGAAGTTCTTCAACTGGAATGCAGAGTCTTTTCTTCCTTCAGAACAGATAGCTTTCCTCAAGTCTGCACTTCCATCTAACGAGTATGTCTCTGCAATTCAAGGTCTACCATACAAGAGAGAAGGTAAAGTCTTTAGGCTTGAAGACCTCAAAGCATGTCAAGAAGCAGAAACCGAAGAAGAGAAGAAACAGACTGGAGAAGTATATGCAGGGTGCGACTGGGGGTACCACCCCGCCCCTACAGTTTTAGTAATTGTCAAGAAAATCGGGAATATATGGAGGGTTCTATACACTCAAGCTTTCCTTGCTGAGAAATTTGAGAATGTGCATGAAAAGATAAAGGAGATATGTCTAAGTTACAATGTAATTAATATATTTACTGACTCAACAGACAAAGGTGAGAACTTGAGACTAGCTGCAGAAGGCCTTCCAGTAACTCCCGTAGCATTTAAAGGAGAGAAAGCTGGTATGCTTTCAAATCTAAGGATGCTAATAGAACAACATAGGTTAAAGTTCGATCCTTTGACTCAGCAACGTCTTATTAGTCAATTGTTAGATTATGTTTATGACTCTAAACGTAATGATGACTTTGTGGATGCTCTCATGCTAGCTGTTAAAGCTAACCCTATGGTCTCTACTTCTAGATTTGATCTTGAGGAAGTTCTTAAGGAGGTAGTTGGAAGACATTCAGTCAACCTTCCTGAAGATGAGGATAGAAAGAGACAAATAGGTAATAGACTTAAAGAAATAGGGAGGATATAAATTGTCAGATAGTAGATGGGCTGTAATTAGAAAGGCTCTCTCTGGTAAGAAACCACCAACTCATGACTATAGATTAGAACAGTTGATGTCTCTTGTCAAGAGAGGAAAGACTTTACCTACTGAGAGAATAGAACCTTCTGAGACTTTAATGAAAAGAGCTGAGTTGCTATATAGACTTGAACCTCTTGTCTTTTCTGGAATAAATAAGCTTACAAGGAGAATAACAGGTTCAAAGATATACTTTACTGGAGGATCTGATGAGGAGAATGAGAAAGCATTGAGGTTCTTTGAAGAGTCTAATACTAGAAACCTGCTTCCACACTTAGTCAAAGATGCTTTCATTTATGGCTTTGGAGTAGCTGAGATAGTAAGAAAAGGAGGTAAGACTACTATTTCTCAAATAGATCCTAAGGAATTTGACTTCCAAAGAGAAGGAGCAGATATTGCTCTAGATGACAAAGGAAATGTAATTGGATTTGTTTGGAAGAGGGCTGGAGAAGAACGCAAGCTAGCTCCTTCTGAGGTACTAATCATTAGGTTCTTCTCCTTAGGAGAATACTGTTTAGGGATTTCACCTGTTGAAGCTGCTTTCAAGGCTGCATGGATTAAATTGAACTTAGAAGAGGCGCTGGGTGAAGCTATCTTTAGACATGGATATCCATTAATTAAATTTAAAGTAGGCACTCCAGAAGAAGGACCTTGGCATGAAATTACTCCTGAGAAGATAAAAGCTGCAAAGAAGATACTTGCAGATCTTGAGAGTGCAACTGAGCTTGTGTTGCCTTGGTGGATTGATGCAGACATATTAGCAAAGAGGACTGACATTGGAGGTATTCACGAGTTTCTAGAATTGCTAGGTATGGAAATCTTGGCTGCATTTGAAATACCAAAAGGATTTGGAGTTGAGACTAAAGGACTTGGAGGAAGGACAGTAGAGGAACTAGACTTTGAGAAGACTATTATAGTTTTTCAAGAGGAACTAAAGAGGCAGCTTGAAGAACAACTCTTATTCCCATACTATAAAGAGGCAGGATTCAAAACTAGGCCATCAATGACGTTTTCTGAATACTCTCCAGAACTTCAGAACCTTAAACTAAGAAGACTCTCTGCATATGCTAAACATGGACTTATAACTCGTACTGATGAGCTAGAGAATGCATTGAGAGCTGCTGAAGGCTTTCCACTCAAGAAAAAGAAGAAGACAGTTAAAGAAGACCGTGATGAGTGCATCTTTGGTTTAGGAAAATGCCCAGTAAGACAAGAAGAAGCGATTCCTCTTGATAAACTTGCTACCTTCTGTAACATATGTGTCATTAGACTTCAAAAGGAAAAAGAGATAAAGAACAGTGAACAAGATGCCAAGTCAGGAAGACAAGCGTGACTTCTTTGGAAAAGGTACACAGGAGGTTCGAGGAAAAGTCTGGGATTGGGAGAACTTTCAGTCCACAGAGAACTTTCCAATTTCAGACAAACTTCTAGACTGGGTTATTGGTCAAGATCAGGCTATGCAAGAATGTTATCTATGCTTAGATGAATGGATCAATAAACTGAAGAACCTTGAGAAAGAAGAATGGTGGAAAGACTGGGAGAAACCAGAAAATGTAAAACCCATCGTCAAAAAGAAGTTATCTCCTGGTCCATACCTCTTATTGCTTGGAGATCCAGGAACTGGTAAATCTTTAATTGGTAGAGCTCTAGCTGAAAAGTTAACAGACTTGTACAAGGAACACGACATAAAGCTATATGATGTTTTATCGTGGAAAAACAAAAGCACTCCTGGAGAACCAAAGATAAGCATTCATCAATCAGGTATGGGAAAAAGGATAGTAGATATAGAAACTAAGAAGGAGCAGAAAAAGAGTTTCTGGAGAAAATGGGGCTTTAGACTTCTCATAGGAACAATGATCGGGTTTGGAATTCTTATAATTGCATTCATACTTGGTTATTCAGTGAATAATTGGATAAATCCTTTGCCAAATCTAATGTACACTAATTATGGTCTTGGTGTCATGGTTGATGATGTTGAGAAAGCAGCAGCAGATGGGTTGCTAACTCTTCATCAATACTGGGCTGCAAGAGGTGGATTTCTAGGTTACTTCTTAAATAGTCTGGTTACTAATTCACAGTTGTTATATCTAGGAATTGGATCTCTATCCATGGGTGCAATGCTATTTATATTTAAAAACTTACTTGGAACTAGTAATCTGAAAGGCATCGGAGGTGCCACTTCTTCAAATGCTCCTAAACTGTTAGTGGATAATTCAGATGGAAAGGCTAAATTTATTGATGCCACTGGACATGCATCTTCACAATTATTTGGGAGCATAGCATGGGACCCATATCAAACAGGTGGATTGGGTACTCCAGAGCATCAACGAGTTACTGCTGGAGATGTTCATAGAGCTAACCTTGGAATTTTATATTTAGATGAGATAAAGAATTTAAGACCAGATGAGGCTATAACTCTTTTAACAGTACTAGAAGATGGACAACTTCCAGTAACATTAAGAAGTCAATGGCATGGAGGAGATACTGCAGCTATGGCTGTATCTACAGAACCGATTCCATGTGTTATTTTCTTACTGGGTGCAGGAAACTTTGACAGTATAAGCCAAATTCATCCAGCCTTAATGGATCGTATCTATGGCTATGGAAAAGTTGTTAGAATGAATAATGACATGCCTAATACTATTGAGAATAGAAGAAAATATGTGCAGTTCATTTCTCAGGAAGTCGAGCGATTTCACTTACCTCCATTCTCTAGAGAAGCATGTATTGAATTAGTTGAAGAAGGAAGGCGTAGGTCTAACAAACGTGACTCTCTGGTGTGTAAGTTTAGACCATTAATAGCTGTAATAAAGACAGCTGGAACTTTAGCACAAAATAAAGGTAAGACTGTTGTAGGGGTAGAAGAAGTAAAAGAAGCTCTAGATGTTCACTGCAAGACAATCCAACGGCAGTTACTCGAGCACCAAGTACAGGAACAGGGTAAGCTATTAGAGATTAAACCAGTAGGAACAAAACTTGGTACTATCTATGGATTAGCTGTTGTTACTGATCAGTATTCTGGAGAGATGACAGGGAGCATCTTAAGAGTAAAAGCTCAAATGGTCAAGAAAACTTCCAAGACAAAAGAACAAGGTTACTATAAAGTTACAGGGATAGCTAAAGATGCTAAATGGATTAATGACTCTGCTGAGAAGGTACGTTCTGTTATCCTTCAAAAGTATGGTGTTGATATTGCTCAAGAATATTTTACTCATATAGATTTCTCCCAAGCATACAGTGTAGATGGTCCTTCTGCAGGAGTAACTATGGCATTGTTACTTTGTTCACTGTTGGAAGGTAAACCAATAAGACAAGATGTAGCAGTAACAGGAGAGATCAACATCTCTGCAGAGGATGAGATAGAGATTACAGCAGTAGGAGGAGTTCATGAGAAGATTAAGGCTGCTGAAGCTTGGGGTTTTAAGAAGGTAGTTATACCAATGAAGAACTTCAAGCATTCAATTAAGGAATCTGATTACAAGATAGAAGTAGTTGGAGCTAGTACTTTAGATGACTATTTGAAAGAGGTGCTAGCAGAAGAGTGTGGAAGAAAGAAGGGAAAAGAGTTGCAGAAATTCATTGAAAAGAAGAAACAAGAACTAAGGAGAACAAGATGGGCTCATCGAGCTTACACTCATGAAGTAGAGAAAAAATCTAAACCCTCGGTGTCAATTTAGATGTCCAAAGAAGATATTAAGGCAAAAGATGAAGTGCAGTTTATTCTATATGATTCAGAAGGACATGTCAAGCAGGCAAGTTCTAAACACAAAAAGACTAAATTGGAGAAATTCCTAGATGCTCTTAGGTGGATGCTTGAAAGATGGTAAAGGAACTTAGAATTCTTTGGCATTCAGTTGCTCCTTTTGTTGCTTCTGGATATGGGGTTGTAACCAAAAATATTGCCCTCAGGTTAGCCCAGCAGTTTCCTCTAGTCATTTCAACATACTATGGTTTGCATCCAGGAGCTTCTCTTAGAATTTCTGGAGTAAGAGTGATTCCTACAGCTGAGGAAGAGTGGGGAAGATACTCTGTTGAACACTATATTAAGAAGTTCAATATTGATCTACCTATTCTAGCCTCAGACTTCTGGCCATTTCGTTGGTTCTCTCTTCTTCCACACTCAATGTTTTATGGTCCTGTAGATTCTTTTGACTATTCTCCTGAAGACATTACTACTATGAAATCCTTTTCTTACTTTGTACCTTGCTCTGAGTTTGGAGCTAGAGTCTACCGAAAATTAGCAAAGAGAGAACCTACTGCAGTAATACCACATGGAGTAGACTTGCAAGCCTTTAAACCATATCCGAAAGAGGAAAGTAGGAAACTCTTCAACCTCAAGCAAGATAAATTCTTCTTTGGCATAGTGGCTGCTAATAGTGATCCTGAACCGAGGAAAGGATGGGATGACATGTTCCTTGCATTCTCTAAGTTTAAAGAAGAGTTTCCTAGTGAATCTAAGAAATGGATGATATTTGCTTACACTAAACCTTCTGATTCTAGAGGATATAACTTAGTTGAAGTAGCCAAGAAGCTTAATCTTGAAAAGCATGTGATATTTCCTGAGCACCTTCCTCAGATGGTTGGTCTTCCTGATCTTGAAATGGCAAAGTTGTACTCTTGTTTTGATGTCTTAGTCAATGCTTCAAGACGTGAAGGTTTCTGTCTACCAGTTCTTGAAGCTCAAGCTTGTGGTGTTCCTGTTATAGCTTCGGACTCTTCAGCATTACCAGAGATTGTAAAAGGACATGGTTGGTTAGTCAAGATGGGTGAAACTGTTTTTACTCCTAGAGGTTGGAAATGCCAACGAGTTGACAGAGAAGATCTAACTAAGAAGATAGAAGAAGCTTACTTTAATAAAGAATTAAGAGAGACTTATTCACAAGCTTCTATACAGTTTGCTCAGTCTTTTGATTGGAATAAAATAGTTACTTCAAAATGGCTTCCTCTCCTCAAAGATTTGACCAATAAAGGCTTAAATAAGATAGCTTAGGTTAATGTTTTTAGGTGAATGATGTGCTTGAACTTACTGGATTAAAAGGAGAGTTTGAAGTATTCCTGTATGATGATAACAAGAGGCTTAAGGCTTACAGGCATGTGAAGAACATAACAGTGAACACTGGTTTTGCTGCTGTTTGTGACATGATGGGCAAAACTTCAGGACAACCAGTTGGCTTTGGATACTGTGCTATTGGAACAGCAACTTCAGCTCCTTCTCCTTCAGATACTGCTCTTGGTGGAGAAATTTCCAGAGTTGCAGGAGGATATACAAGAACAGCTAATACTATCTGGAAGAATGATGCTACATTTGATGCTGGAGTAGGCACAGGAGCTATTACAGAATCAGGTCTGTTTAATGCTTCATCTGGTGGCACAATGCTATGTAGACAAACATTTGCAGTGATTAACAAAGGAGCAAGTGACACTCTAGTTGTCTCTTGGCAATATACATTAAGCTAAAGCTCTTGAAGTTTCTTTCTTTTTCAGTGCTAATTAAGTGTTGGATATGATTGTAAATCAAAGCAGACTAAGTGAAACAATATGTTGCCTAGACCCCTATGTCATGAAAAATGAGATATTGCAAAAGTTTACTGTATCGAAGTTTCAGAGAACCAAACAATTCTTTACTTTCTGAGGCTTCCTAATGAGTTGGCTTAGTGGTTGGCAATGTCAAAAAACCACAAGATCAGAGGAAGGATAATCATTGCCTAGTCTTGTTGGAACAACTGCAGACTTTTACGCAACGGTTTGGCCTTGCAGCCATAGAAGCTTCTATGCAAATGGAAGATTCTGGGTTGTTTATAATGATAGCACTAACGAGGTTTATAGAACAAGCACGGATGGACTAACGTGGACATCACCAACAGCAATCAGAACAGCAACTGCTTCCTACTTTAACATTTGGTTTGATGGAACATACCTACACTATGTCTATGCTATGTCTTCTTCGTTATATTATCGTAGGGGAACACCGAATAGTGATGGGACAATCAGTTGGAGTACAAATGAGCAGACTATTTCAACAAAGTATAACCACACTGCTAATGCTATGGTTTCTGTTGATTCAGATGGATACGTTTGGATTGGATATTTCGATTACGATGGCTGGAATTATTATCCTTTCGTAATTAAAAGCCAATACAACAATGGAATTTTTGGATCAGGAACAATAACTCAACTGTCAACAATTTCAGATAATACTTGGAGAGTTACTCCGATTCCATTGACATCTGGAAAAATGCTTGTTCTCTATGCAGGAGATTCTCCTGTGAAAGCAAAGAGATGGGATGGTTCATCTTGGGGCACAGAAGTAGCTGCAACATCGAGGATATTTCTAAATTATTATTATACAGCAGTTGCTGAGGGAGATGATGTTCACGTAGTCTTTCTGACAACCTCCCCATACGACATTCGCTATGTTAAATACACTTACTTATCAAACTCTTTTAGTGCTGAAACAACACTAAAGGCTGCTACAACAGGCACCTCAGCTCCAGTGATAAGTATCACACCAACAAATGACTTATATGTTTTCGCAGCAACTAGAACAACTGGGTCACCTAGTGGCTGGATTGCAAATCACATCTACTATATTAAATATACGGCTTCATCTGGCACTTGGGGTCCATGGAGAGACTGGATTGATGAAAGCGTAGAACAGTTGTCCAATTCTTCCAGACTCACATGCTTCTATAAGGCTTATGATGGGAAAATAGGTTTAGCATACATGACGAAAACGGCAAGTCCATACAATGTGAAGTTTGCACAAATCCCCAACTGGCTTTCTGGTTGGAATTATCGTAAATGTCATATGTTCAACTCTTCTTCAGGCGCTGGAACAAACTATCAAGTTAAAATAGTAGCTCATTATGGTACTGGAACAGATAGTGGTGCTGATGTATATCTCAATCGGCATTGTCGAACAGACTTTGGTGATGTGAGGTTCACGGAGTCTGATGGCACTACGCTTTTGGATTATTGGTTCCAAGGTACTGGAACAGAAAACTATTCTGAATATTCTGGTAATCCAATACAAGTTCTTAGCAACACTGGAATGGATTATCCTATAAGTGTAGTGAAAGATGGAAGCTACTATTATAAATACTATACTAAACCATACGCTGCAACTGGTAGAAAGATTTATCGTGCACAGTCCTCTGATGGAAAAACGGGATGGACAGATAATCCTTCTACTCCAGTGCTTGAAGGTAAAGCAGGAACAAAATACAATAATGGTGTGACTTGTGCAAACGTGTGGAAGGAAGATTCTACATATAAGATGCTTTTTAGTGGTGTTTATTCTGGCGACAGTGTATGGAGAACTTTTTATGCTACAAGTCCTGATGGTATAACTTGGACTGTTCAAAACAGCGATAATCCTGTTCTTGAACCTATCGGTGGATGGGAAACAAATTGTGAGCCTTGGAGTGTAATAAAAGTAGGAACTACTTATTATCTTTGGTATAACAATGTTGCCTCAGGTACGAATAGAGCAACTGGGTTAGCAACGTCTACTGACCTTATTAACTGGACTAGAGACTCAAACAATCCTATTTTCACTAATGGACGCTATATGACAAGTGTTGTTAAGTATGGAAGTTACTACTATTTGTTTATTTTCAATAACCAAACTAACAGTCTAGAGCTTTACAAAGATACTTCACCAACATTTTATTCAAGCAGTAGAACATTTATTCAAGTAGCACATTCAACAGTTGCTGGTAGTTCATGGGAAGGAACAGTTATTGATGCGGTGTGGGTTATGACTGATGACATTACGAAGTCAACATTTAATGCTACAAACAATGAACTATGGATATATTATGGTGGTTATAGTTCTTCAACTACGAATTTAGGGCATGGTTTACTAATTGAACCTTCTCTTAACGTATTGGATGGAAAAAAAACCGTTGCTATTTTCTGGGTTGAAGTTGCAGATGACCTAAGCACAAACACCGCTACAATTTACATTTATTATGGGAATGCAACTGCTACAACAACAAGTAATGGAGATAATACGTTTATATTCTTTGATGATTTTCTTGGGACAAGTCTTGATTCTAGCAAGTGGCAGTGGAATGCTGGGAAAGGTTCTATAACTGTTGCTAATAGTGAAGTACGCATTTATTCTGCTCCTTCAACTGGAGTTAACCCAGCAATACAAGCGCTCAATGGAATTGACCCTTTAAATAAGAAGTTTGAATGTAAGATGCGTTTCGCATCCCTCCCAACTGTTAGACAATATGGTTTTAATGCAAGGTCTAACGGTTACTACTTTTTCTGGTTAGCAACATCACCTGATTCATATGATTATTATATTGCGGGTACTAGCAGCGGATATTGGGAGGTTGTCACATGGGCAACAAATACGAATTACATTTGCAGAAGTGCTCATAACTCATCTGGTTCAAAATATGAGCGGGACTCAAGCTCATGGACAACTACTTGTACATTTGCATCTGGAACATTGCTTAAAATATTGTTAGGATTCTATATTTATGGTTATAATGATGGAACATCCAATTCAGTAGATATGTATGTGGATTGGGTCTTTGTGCGGAAATGGGTTGACCCTGAACCTGCTCATGGAAGTTGGGGAAGTGAGGAAAGTTTTATTATCCAGACTTTAATCGAGAGTTTGGGACTTGCTTATTCAATATTAGAAGCTAGGGCAGCTATAACAAATGAACTTGTCAGCTTGTCAGATATTTACAATCGAACTTGGACAGCTAAAAAGACATATACTGAATTGCTAACTTTAACAGGCACTTTTGAGAGAGAAATACAATACTTAAGAACTATAGTTGATTCTTTGAAACTGGTGCATACTGTTAGTCCCTTCAAATACATCTTATGTTTTGAAACTTTGTTCCTTATTGCTTCGAGAACATCTTCAGCCTATTTCTTCAGGACTCTTGTTGAATGTCTCAGTTCTTTAGAAGCTGTCACAAAACAAATAGGAAAGACAGTTTTTGGACTCTTTACTTCTCTAGACGCTATCAGAAAACAAATTGACAAATCGATTTTTGAATTGTTTGTTCCTTCTGATGTTACTTTGAAACAAACAAGCACGTCAATTGTTTCCTCATTAACACTAGAGGAACATCGTCTTGTTCAAAGTTATAAGTTAGCTACAGAAGTGCTTTCTGCTTCTGAGACAGTCATAAAACGAATAGGCCAGTTGATTCTTGCATTTTTAACTCTGGAAGAGTTCTTCATTTCTCTAAGTTATAAGCTAGTATTGGAATCGCTCTTCTCTCTTGCTAATATCCAAAAGGAAGAAAGAAAAGAAATGTTGTCAAGTCTTACCTTGAATGCTTCATTAACTAAAACAAGACTTCTCTCCCTAACTGAAGCTCTTCAACTGTTGGAGAAATGGACCAGATCATTCTCTCATAAGTGTATAGAAAGCTTGAAACTTCTTCCCACTTTTTCAAGATTGTGTTCATTTATTTTATCATTGAGTGCAAGTTTAACACTTCAGGACAAATGGGAGATACCTCCCATTCCTCTAATTGCATTTGCAAGACTTATCTGGAAAGCGAGTTACTTTGGATACCTAAGGTGGAGAGAAAAATACTTTGCAAAAGTAAGAAGAAGATGATTGTCAAGCAAAGAGGCAATGAATAAATATGTAGTCTTGGAAAGTAGGTTAGGGTAGAAAATGGGCACAGTTATTAATATAGTAAAAGGAGACAAGAACTTTCCCCTAGTCTTCTATATTAAAGATGAGGAAGGCAATGCTGTTTCCCTAGCAGCAGTTTCTTCTGTAGTTCTCAAGTTTAAAAAGTATGGCAATGACATGATGTTTTCTCTAACAGGGACAGTCGAGGATGCTACTTCTGGGAAAGTAAGTTTTGATGCTGGTACTACGTTTGTTGACTTATCTGGAGAATATAAAGGTGAAATAGAAATAATATATGTGAATGGACAACAGTTGACTGCACCAGATATAGTGATAAAAATAATAGAGGATGTAGGATAAAATGTCAGAAGAAAAAGATTGGATACAAGAGACATTGAAAGAAATAGAGAAGATAAAGAAATGGAAAGTAGATGATAGGTTATCCTTTGTCTCTAAATTAACATATATGAACTCAGCACTAGCTAGTTCAGTAACTGGTTGGAATTCTTGGTTGACAAATGCCACTGTCATGGAACGCTTTAGTGCAGATGAACTGGAGAAGTTAGCTGTAGCATTTGAGAAACTGACAGTTGACTTCTTGGAACTTGACACTAAGTACACTATGATGATGAAAAATAAACTCAAAGATGAATATTCCTCTCTAAAAAAAGAAGCCTATGTAGCGTGATTAGATGCACATAAAGTTTCTTGGCACTCGTGGCGAAGTAGACTCCTCTGCACCTATGCACAAGAAGCATTCAGGGATTCTCATAGATGGAATTCTGTTTGATGTAGGTGAGAAGGAGTTTCTAGACCTAAAGCCTAAAGAGATTTTCTGTACCCATCTCCATCCAGATCATGCATTCTGGATAGGAACTAAAGAAGAACCTCCTCCACACTTTTTCTATCCAGAAAATATTAAACTCCTGGAGCCTATGAAAGTTGGAGACATAAAAGTTACACCCATCCCTACTATTCATTCAAAGAAAGTGAGGTCTGTAGCTTACTTGATTGAGAAGGATCACCTTAGAGTTTTGTACACTGGAGATCTTATTTGGATTAAGAAGAAATATCAGGATCTGTTGAAAGACCTAGACTTAGTAATAACTGATGGGTCATTCAACAGGAAGGGAGGCATGATAAGAAGAGATAAGAAGACAGGAGAAGTGTATGGACATGCTGGTATCCCTAATCTAGCAGATCTCTTTAAGAAGTTGAATGCTAAACGTATAATTGTCACTCACTTTGGAGAGTGGTTCTTAAAGGACGTTGAGAAAGGAAAGGAACAAATAAGAGGGTACTCAGATAGTATTAAAGTAGAACCAGCTTTCGATGGTAAAGAGATAACTCTAGAGGAGAAATCTGAATTGGGTAAGACTACAACTGAAGAAGTAGAACCTGTTAGTCCTAAAACAATAGCTAAGATTCAGCCTAAGGCAGGTCTATACCTAGTGGCTCCTCATGCAGAGATGATTATGACTGGACAGAAGACGTTAATTGTTAAGTCTAAGAAGTTCACTAGTCACATTAACGAACCATTGTATCTATTGCAAGATAAACTCTGCTTTGGTATCATTACTCTCAAAGAGCCTTATGAGATAAGTCCTGAAGAATTCAAGAAGCTAAGAGACAAGCATCAAATAACAGATGAAGAAGCATTCAAGCATTGGGGTTGGAAAGAAGATGCTCCTCTTTATGCTTATGAGTTTAGGATAGATGAACAGTTTGAGCCTCCTATTCCTGTCAAACTCCCAAAAGGTATCCAGGTCTTTGTGGATGCTAAGAACATTAAGTTTCAGGACTTGAAGTCACTAACTATCCTTGACTTATTTGACTTTGCAGACTTAGAGATATCAGATGAGTTGTTTGCTAAAGTATCTGAAGAGATGTTCAACAGAGGTCTACTCCAAACAGAACTAATCAAAGAAGCAACGAAAGACTGGGTTAATCAATACATTAAGAACTTGAAGAAGTATACAAGAGCTCAGGTAGGAGATGATTTCCGTATCGTACTAGGTTGGTATTCTTCTATCAAGAGAGGCAAGAAGATAACTAAGCACACAGATGTAGGAGACTTACCAATAACAGAAGAGGATTGCAAGAAACTAGCAGTAGCAATAGTTAAAGAATTAATTGACAGAGGAGCTACCTTTAACAAGCCTGAAACTTACAAGAAACACGCAAGAGAACTCTTTGAGACTGTTATTAAAGAAATAGGTGTAGATAAGATTCCCTGGAAAGAAACAGAAGAGAAAGCTAAGACAGTACCAGAACCAACTCAGGTAGGTATTCCTAACTTAGAGGATATAGATGATGTCTATGTCTCTAAGCTAACAGACGACCAACTTATGGCTCTACACAAGAAGCTACATGAGATATTCAAGAAGCTAGGAAAGGTGACAGAGCCTCTTCAGAATGCTCACATCTTTGTCTGGAAAGAAATGCAGAAGAGAAAACTTCCTCATCAGATAGAAGATGGACTAGACAGAGCAACATCTCTTGAAGTTATTGAGTATCCTGAACCTGAAGAAGGAGTTCCTCAACAAATATCCTCAGAAGAGGAGATCACTCTTGAAAGAGTACTGAAGGCATTTCCAGAGAAAGTGTTCGTTGAAGATCCTATTCATGTCTATCTATGTGGGAGAGTAGTCAATGAAGGCAAGATACCTGCATCTCATGATATAGACTTATTGTTCAAACAAGGTTGGTATCATGTCCCAACAATAAGAGCATTTCTCAATGAGATATCTGAGAGAGATCCAGAAGTAGCTAAGCGTCTTCACTTTGTTTGGGACTCAAAGGGACCTCACATTGGAATGACAGTTCCTGTTTATCGACTCTCTTTTGAAAGAGTCTCAGATGATGAGATGCGAAGAACTTCTCCTTTTGAATTCTTAGCTGGAGCAAAGGCAGAGATATTCAAACCATACATTGGACTAAAACCAAAGTCAGGTTTTCAGAAAAATGAGTTTTGGGATATAAAAGAGATGTGGGATAAATGGGCTAAGAAGTACATTGATAAAGGGATAATAGTACAGAAGAAGTTTGATGGCATGAGGTTCCAGGTCCACTGCAAAGGAAACCAATGCAAGTTTATTACTGAAGATAGAGAAAGAGATAGAGCTTCTGTCTTCAAGAAATCACTTGCAGAGTTACTTAAGAACAAGAAAGCTGACTCTTTTATTATAGATGCAGAGATGGTAGAGTATGCTTGTGGAGACAAGAAAGTTTCTCATCCAGACATGTGTGAACAAGTACCTCGTGAAGAGATGATCAAATGGATAGGAGCAGAGAAGAAGGAATTAGATGATGAGAATGTAGTCTTCCACGTGCATGACTGTACATACTTGAATGGAGAACCTTTGAATGACAAGCCATATGTAGAAAGATGGGAAGCAATTAAGAAAGTCTTTCCAGATAATTTGAGGCATTGGAAGAGGATAGACGGTGAAAAAGCCACTGACATGAAAACATTCTTCAGGTTAGCAAAGAAATATCGTTCCTTGATGAACTCAGAAGGTATAGTAGCTAAAGCATCTGATTCAATCTACCCAATTAAGTATTCAGGAGAGAACAGAGCTGCTGATTGGGCTAAACTTAAGAACCTTAAAGAGATAGATGTGATGGTCTGGAAAGTGATACAGAAGAAGACAAAAGAAGGGAAGCCTCTTAATCAATACTTGTATGAGTGCATCTTCGCAGTTCCTTGCAAAGACTTAGACAAATATAGGGAGAGAGATATAGTAAAGAGAGATGGTAAGTGCTATCTCTGGATAGGTAGAACTTATGCCACAGGAGAGAAAGTAAGTCCAGGTACTATTGTAACTGTAAGACCTATCAGAATAGCTGAGTTTAAAGATCCTAAAGGAAAGATATACTATACATGGATGTTCCCATACTATGAAGGAAAACATCCTGCAAAGAAAGAACCAGATTCAATAGATGTGGTCAAGAAGTTAGTAGCTATAGGCACAGGTCCACCTCCTGAACAACTAGGAGCTTGGGTCTTTGATTTGCCTATCTGTCCTTTCTGGAATGATGAGAGAATTTGTCCACTCAAAGAAAGATTTAGGATGCCTAGAGATAACTTAAGTAGTATCTTAGTAGAGTACCTCAAATATCCAATAGTGTGTCCCTTTGCTAACCATTACAAGTGTAGATATGTGAAATCCTACTACTATGGTTATAAAGAGTGGAAAGTTCAGAGTGAAGTAGATGAAGATACAGGTGAGGAGATAGATGAAAATCAAGAGTAGCATGATTAACTGGTTAGAAGTAATGAAAGCTATTCCAAAAGAAGGAGAGGGAGGGCAAGGAGGTGCTCTTCTAGCACCTTACATGGAATATCCTCCACCTAAGAAAGAAATGAGATATGTTATGCAATGGCACATCAGAGGGCGCTCTGTGCATACTGACTGGAGAATGGAAGTTGATGACCATCTAGTAGGTTGGACAGTATTAACTCCAGGAGGAGTTCCAAAGACATGCTACACTATTGAAGATGGAAGAGAGATGGTTAAGAAAGTAAAAATAGAATTTACTAAGAACAACAAGAACAAGGGTTTCAGAGCAGAGACAAAGGCGAGGCAACCTAAAGTATGGTTAACAGTGGAAGGTGTAGTTAAGCCAGGACAAGTAGGCTCAACTAAAGAATATCCTGGAGTATTTGTTATAGTAGATAAAGGAAGGGTACACTTTGGTGTTCAAAAACCTTACTTCCATGAATATTTCTTGAAGAGTGACAACAATGAGGGTCCTTTTGGTGGTGACTGGACAAGAGTAGTTGTGAGAGCAGTTAATGTACAAGTTATTGATCCTGAAACGAAAAAACCAAGACCAGGAACTGAACTAATGTGGAGAGTCTTAGTTCCTGGAGATCAAACTCCTTACTGTCTAGCTAGAGGTTTCAAGAAGAAGTGGGTTCCTCCTAAAGGTTACATTCCAGTTCCTCCTGATTGGAGAACAGGTGAGCTATACAAAGAGTGGGAGAAATGGGTTAAAGAGGCATGGGAGAAAGGTATTAAGTCTAAGGAAGAAGAAGCAGCAACTAGGTTTACTGTTCAGTATCTCTCTTATATGGGACAAATAGTAGTTAGAGGAATCCCTCATCAGAAGTGGTTCCTAAGAATTAAAGAAGGAGACAAGGTATACTCTTGGTCTTCTGATTTAGATTTCACTAGATTCTCTCCTGTTCCTCTTGAATATGAAGGGACTGTTGATAAGAAGTGGTTTGACTATGAAGGTGATATTCCTCCCCTCACTAAGTACAATCCCTCTAAGACTCTTACAGCTAAGATGCAAATAGTTGATCAAGGAACAGTCACTCTCAAAAGAGAGACTGAAGAAGGAGCTGAGCTGATAAGAGCAGATTTCAAAGGTAAGGAAATGAAAGGAGAGTTCACTATTACCCAGGAAGAGGAAGGGTCATCTATTTATACAATAGAGAAACTAAGTGCAGAGGAGTTAAAAGAAGCTAAGTTTGTCTTGCAGATTCATGAGATAGAAACTCCTGAAGGTTTGAAAAAACACTGGGATATCCGTATCTCTGAAGGTTTTGAATTCAATGTCTATGCTGATCCTTCTGAAATGACTCAAGAAGGAGAATCAGCTAAGGCAGTCTGGAAGATATGCAGAGATATACAGAAGTGGATGGCTATAGATAAGCCTAAGACTAAGATGATGGTAGGAGATCTAGTTACTTATGTTACTCCAGTGGATGAAGGTACAGTTAACTTGATAGATATGTCTCCTCCTAACTTCATCTCAATGATATTTCATGGCAATAAGTTGAAAGGATACTATGTTTATATCAATAAAGAAGGAAGAGGAGGAGTACTTGAGAGAGCTAAGCTTCCTCACGCATTAGCTAGGAGTGGAGATCCTACTAAAGGTGACTACTACATACCATTCAAAGTTGAAAAGAAAGAGGGTTGGAACTACTTCTGGTTAGAGATATATGACCAGAAGGCATTCTCCAGATGTGTAGACAATCCTGAAGACTACATTCCAGAATTGAAGGATGCACCCAAGCAAGTTCTAGAAGTACTAGTATGTTTGTATCCTAGACCAGGGACAATTCATGGAGCTAGAGTATCTAGAGTAAGGTTCTCAGATGAATGGACAGTTGAACAAGCAACACAGTGGATAAAGAAACAAGGGCTACACAAGTGGGAAGGTGAACTTATCAGAAAGAAACACCTAAGCATGGAGGATGAAGCTCTAGCAAAGATAATAGATGATGAGCTTAAGAAGAGAAGTAAGACTCCTGAAGAGAGAAAGATTGAACTAGAGTTGAAAAAGAAGAAGCTAGAACTCATAGAGAAGTGGCTGAAGGCACAGGAGAGTTAAAGATGTTAATCTGGGCAGATCCTGATAAGAAGATCCCTCTTCAACGAATCAACTTTGGTAAAGTAGAAGTAGGACATGAGAAGACTATTACTGTTTATTTAGAGAATGACTCTAAGGCTGTACTCTCTAATCTCGTCTATGAATTTCCTAATCTACCTCCTACAGAAATTCTTGAGGTTCGTGGTCCAGTAACTATCCAACCTGGAAAGGTAGAACCTCTCGTGCTTAAATGGAGACCTTCTCCACACTTCAAAAGAGCACTAGTCCTTGATTTGGTAATTAGAGGGGAAGAGATTTACTTGGCTGAAGAGGCAATAGCTAAGGAGGTAACGAAATGAATGTGTTCAGGTTAGCTTTAAATAAGAAACTGAGAAGTAGAAAGGGTAGTGAGTAATATGGCTATTGGTGATGATTGGTCAATAGATTATGTGAACAAGAGGATTTATCACAGCTCTGGAACTTCAGTTTACACTGTTAACCAACTCTACTCATGGTTAATGGATACCTTTGATGAACAAGGAGCTATGGATGATGATATACCTATGACTGCTCAAACACCTAATGCTTACACTATTGTAAACAACTGGTTTATTGATGATGAGTCCACACACTATTTGAAAGAAGGTGCTATCACCCAAACTAGAGACAATGCACAGATAGCCCTAATCACTCTCTCATCTTCAGGTTATACTAACTGTGTTCCTTCAGACATAACTAAGCAAGTAAAAGATGATGGTGTAGAGATTGGTGCTCTTTTAGCTTACAACAATACTACAAGGAAATGGTGGGTTAGAACTACACAAACAGTAGTTAATGGTTCTGCAATGACAATAACTGCTGGAACTGGTGCAGGTACTTCTTCTGACTTTGACAACACAGGAGATGATTTATTTGCTAACCTGTATACCTTAGGTACAATTGAGTCTGGTACAAAGATATACATCTACCAAGCAGGTTCTAAGATAGCTCCAGACTGGTGGGGAGAACAACATATAGACATCTTGATAAAAGTCAAAGAATTTGGTGCTCCGATAGGTGGTGCAGTGGTAACAGTCTATGCTCGTGTCTATACTGACTTGTATGACAATTATGAGATTGACTTATCTGCTGGTGGTAGAAACGCTGTGCCTTTGGCTACAGCAAATGACTTAGACAACCAAACTGTAGAGGCTACTGTTCTTAATTACATGGATACAATAAGGATCATGCACGTAAATGGTCAGTTAGCATTTACTGCTGGTTCTGGAACAATTGTTGCACACAGAGTAGTTCATGGGCAAACAAGTCATGCAACAGCTTTTGTCCTTAATGCACCTTCAGGAAGCTCAGGCACACTTACTCTTGCTAATATAGAAGGTACATTCTCCAATGGAGAGACTCTAGAACAATGCAGAGAACTCAAATTTGATGCTCAAACAGCTCTGTTCACAACTCTAGGACAGACAATAACTGGAGGTTCTTCTGGTGCTACAGGAACATTGAGGAGAGTTATCCAGGATCCACAAGGAACAGGTACTGAAGGTATTTTATTCCTAACTAACATCACTGGAACATTCCAAGACAATGAGACTCTTACTGGCTCAACTAATGGTTCAGCAACTGCAAATGGTACTTTAACTTCTGAGACTTGGACTGCAACAGCTTCTGGAACAGTTTCTTTTGCTTGCACAATAAATAAGGACTTGGACAATGGCAATGGTCCTCAACCTTACAATGTAGTCATTGACTTAGGTGGAGAAAGAGTAGCTAACCTATATGAGTTTGTAAAAGCAGTAACTAGAAGGACATCTACAATAACATGCTATCCTACTAATGGAACAGACACTGTGTATAAGTACAATGGTGAATTCTATCAGACAGCGAACACAACCTATACTCAAATAAAGAAAGCTTCTCCATATGGTACATTCGCTGGTGGCAAGTTCTTCGGTGCTAGAGGTATCTGGATACAGAATGTCTCTGGTTTAGATGCTATTATGTATTCATTAATTGATGCTAATAATACAACTCAGAATCCACCACTAAGTTCAACTATCAGAGTTGTTGGCTGCATTCCTAGTGTTGATAGAGTCTTAGTTTGTGAGACAACAAGTTCAGGTTCAACTACAATCAAAAGAAATCAATACACTTTAGCTAGTCAAGGCTCTGGTCTAAGCTATGTGGAAGTTACTACTACACCTGCAGATGATTGTCCAAGTACAGGAGTAATCAGAGTTGTCTATGACTATGGCTTAGGAACAGAAGGAGAAGACATCTACACATACACTTCAATAAACAGGACAGAGAAAAGATTCTACATTTCAGGTTCTACTGCAAGAGCTTATGATTCAGGAGATAGAGCTTATGTACCTTACATAGATGGTCTAGCAAATGCAAGTGGAAATGCAGAAGTCACTGTTAAATACTCTGGCTCAACAAAGTATATAGTCTGCAGAGTAAGAAAGAAAGGATATATTCCATTCCAAGTTTCAGGTTCATTTGCTGATGGTACAACAACAATTACAGCTATCAGAACAGTAGACAGCATAGTATCTTAGACCTAAACCTTAAATTCTTCTTTTTATACTATTGTTAAAGGATACTAGAGGCTAATACATGAAAATAATTGACATCAATGGCAAAGAAAGAGAAGTACTCTCAGTAAAGAGAATGACTCAACAGATAACAGATGCTGTTAACGGAGGAGTAGCTACTACTAAAGAGTATGTAGAAGTTGTAATCAAAGGCAAGACTGGTAGAGTGTGGAAAGAGTGGTATCCTATTGAAGACTTTAAACGATATAATCCTAAAGTAGAGGTGAAATAAATGCAAATAAAAGTCAAAGTTACTCTAGAGGTTAATGCTGGTAGACTCTTGTCTGATGATGAGAAAGAAGAAGCACTTAAGCAGTTCTTTGATAATTTGGATGGTAGATTCATCTATTTTGCAAGCTGTAAAACTCCTGCTAAAGTTGTTAAAGTTGAAGTTGAGGATGCTGAATCTTGCCAGAAGTAATAGATTGGACATTTAACTATAATACATCCACTACAGCCACAACTATTGATTGTCCTCGTCCTCAATGCCAAGGAGGAGATTTACTTTTAGCTATTTTATCAACAGATACTGGAACTCAAACATGGTCGTGTTCAGGATGGACACAGTTGTTTAGTGTAACAAATACGTCTAATCTTGCTGTGATGTATAAGATTGCAGGTTCATCTGAACCAGACAACTACACTTTTACATACACAACTGCTGAGACAGCTAATGCAGCTATCCTAAGTATTAGAGACGTAGATACTTCATCTCCAATAGCCAACTATGCTACAGCTAACAGAACTGCAGCAAGACAGAATATGCCTACTACAACAGCTACAAGAAACAATTCTCTCATAATCTACTGTGGATGTCATGGTTCGACAGCAGTGATTCCGTCAATTATTGAAGGTCCTGTTTTTCAACTTTGTGCTAAAGACGGTTCTGCTCATTCTGACCATATATCTTGGGGCTTTCAAGTAAGCTCTGGAAGCACTCCTTCCAACATTGTTTCTAATGTAACTGGGACAACTTATAATGGAGTGTTAGCTACTGTGGTAGTAAATCCACCATCTACTGGAGCAACGAGAATTCCAGCATACACAGCTTCAGACAATTCAATTTTCGTTGACCCAATACATGGAACAACAGCATACAATGGAAACACAGCATTTGCAGGAACAGCTACAACATATTGGACTTCTCCACTTGCTAGTAGAACATTAGCTAACGCTACTGCCTCAGCAAAGACAGACTATGGTATAAACACATACCGTTCTTGTGGTGGAATGACTGGTCCAACAACAGCTAATACCTATCAAGGAGCAACCCTTGTTTTAGCAGATGCTAACAGGGTAAATGTTACTGGGAAGAATGTATTGGTTCATGCTATGCCATTAGTTCCAGCAGACATTCAGACTGTTTACGACACTGCTTTAGGAAAGGGCATAGAGGTTGGGATGGCATCTTCAGCAGACAATGGTATGGTATGGCATGTTCACGGAGCATTCACACCTTGGGGTGTAAAACGAGTTCCTATAATCATAAATGAACAAAACACTTCTGGAGTAATAGATACCAGGGGAACATTTGATAAAACTTTAACTAAAATATTTGGATTCTTCACTTGTGGTTACCTAGTATCTTCAGACTGGACTTGGACAATGATTTGGATTTCCGATACTACTGTCGTAGCTGGAGGTTGCTCTACAAGACCCGTCACGTTAGAAGATATAGTTAAGACTGTAGCTGATGGACATGAGAGAATAAGTGCACTGCTTCAGGGAAAGAACCAAGCATTATTTGTACAACCAATCCAGATAGGAAATGGAGGAACAAATCCAGTTTATTTGAAGTTAGAATCAACTGCTATAGAGTTTCCAGAAATATACAACTTAGCTGCAAGACAGACATACTATTGTTCTGTTCCAAACTATTCTGGGATAACATACTATGCAGGAGCTAATGACACAATAATACATAGAAACTCAGTTATCTCAAGCTCATCAAAATATCACTGGAAAATACACTCTAGTTCTTCGACTAGTGCCACTTATGACTTCTCTGGTCTTGTTATTATTAATGCTGGGACTGTTCAACTAGTTGCTAATATTCCTATCCATGGAGTTACTTTCCAACAGTGTGATGAAATATCTGCTTCTGGAGCCTCAATAGAAAACTGTACTTTTAAATCAGGAACCTCTACTGTTGCTCTGACTGTTAACTCTGTATCTGAAATGAACAATATTAAGAATTGTCAGTTTCAGAACAACACAAGAGCAATCAAGATAACATCTGCAGGAACATATACATTTGACAACTTAAAGTTCTCTGGTAATACTTATGATATAGAGAATGCAAGTTCTGGACTAGTGACTATTAACTGTATTAACGGATCTAATCCTACTACTTACATCAATACAGGCGGAGGAACAACTGTTATCAACAATGCTGTAACTCTAACTGTAAGACATGTTAAGACAGGAAATGAACCTTCAGAGTATGTTAGAGTAGCTATATACAAGAAATCAGATATGACAGAAATAATGAACAAAGATGCTACAGAGACTGATGAACTGAATTCAGGCTACTATAAGGCTTCAACAACTTACAACTATACAGGAGATACAACAGTGATAATTAGAGCTAGAGAGAAAGGATGGTTACCATTTGAAGCTGAAGCTACAATTACCTCAAATGGTTTAGATGTGTCTGCTGTATGGTTGCCAGATCCAAACTACAACCCATGAGGTGAATAATATGCCTATAGAATTTGATCCTGTAAACAAGTGGATTAAACTTCCAGACTTAAGTGGACAAAACTACACTATTACAGCTCAGACTATCTACAACGAAGCCATGGATTGGGCTGACAGTCCAGAGGCTATGGGATACGATGTCCCAATGTCATCTACAGGGTATGCTAACTTGGGAGGAGGAGCCTATACAGACAAGATCTTTATCTTAATCAATGGTTGGAAACTTAAACCTTATCCAGGAACTTATACTCTTTCAGTTGTGGGAACAATTATTGCTCTAGACCAAGAAGGCAATCCTTATCCAAGAACTGTTCCTCCAGACTCTGGAGAAGTTCAGTGGGTATTCCAAGTATCTAGTCAAGGTATAATCTCAGTGACAGGTTCTGGAGTTACTCAACAAGATAAAGAAGACATAGCTAGCCTAGTTGAACAGCAAACAGGACAACCAATTAAACAAGATCTAACTGTTGTCAAGCAACACGATATTCTACATAGAGTAATTGAAGGGGATTATATCCTATACAAGGATGAGACTGGGACTGTTGTTTACAGGTACAAGATGATTAAAGACTCAGATGGTAATGTTATAGAGATTATTCCTGAGGTACCGTAATGTCATTGAGTAAAGGTATGGGAGAACCCTGGGGTAACTACCTAGTAGCAGACCCTTTTAGGATGAAGTTCTGGAAGAAGATAATTAAGAAGATAATTGAAGTAGTTAAGAGATTCATACCTAAAAGAAGAAAGGCAGTACTCTTTCAAGTGCAAGTAGTAGGTTCTCCGTTTACTCCTCTTCAGCTTCCTGTCCATGTGACTGGAAATCCTTTTGAAAGGAAAGAAACTTCAACCCCAGTTAGAGGAGACTTAGTAGTTCCTGTTCAAATTAAAACACCCACAATAGGTACTCCTTTCAAATCAACTGCAGAGAAATACCAGATAACTGGAGATGTAGTTAACAAGATATCTAAGTCTATTCCTATATCTGGAAGTCTAGTTTCTCCTTTCAAACTCTCAGTCGAGTGTGAGGGTAAGAAAGACTTTAAGAAAATGCTCTGGGAGATACTTGAAGATGAGAATGGTGAAGAGTAACTTTAAATATAGAAGAGAGGAACTCTTAGGTAGTGATGCTTTATGGTAGATAACTCTGGTATCTTTGAAGAGTTAAGAGCTGAAAGTGAAGAACTAGAGAAGAGGATTAGAGAAGCAAAGGACATCACTAAAGAAGAAGTAATACTATCTGCAGCTCCATTCTTCTCATTAGAAGAGAAAGAGGGTAAACTGATGATTACTGGGATAGCTCTTGCTGAAGGCATCTGGAAGAATGTATTTTATCCAGCAGATGAGATACAGAAGGCTGCAGACAGATTAGTTGGTAAACCTCTTAAAGTAGAACATGGTCAGGATTCTCTCTTCTTAGCAAGAGATGTAGGTAAAGTAACTAAAGCTTATTATGATAAGACACTTAAGTCTATTGTCTTCCAAGCAGAAGTAACTGACCCTGAAGCTATTAAGTTAGTAAAGAATGGAACGTTTCCTGCTGTCTCCTGTTCTACTTGGATAGACAAGTTTCCAATTAATGAGGAACAGAGTATAGGTTTTAATTTCCTATTCAATGAACTTTCCTTGGTTAGGAATCCAGCATGTGAAAAGTGTTTTATCTTTGCTGTTGAAGAGCTTTCCAAGCAATTAAACCAAGGAAAGAAAGAAGACTTAAATATTGAAAGTTCTCAAGTAACTACAACAGAAGTGAAAGATATGTCAGAAGAAAAGGAAGAGATTATTGCAGAGCTAGAGGAAGAGGAAATAGATCTCTCTGAAATAGAGAAACCAAAGATGTATGCTGTTGTTGAAGCTGATTCACTTGCAGACTTTGATGCTGAGTTGGCTAAGAAGATAGTAAGCTACTACTATGGCTATGGATATCCATATCCTTATGGAAAGAAATATCCATATCCACACTATCCATACTATCCTTATTACCCATACTATGGCAAACCAAAAGGCAAGGTCAAGAAACCAGAGAAGAAGTCTCTCTATGCATTGTTTGAAGTCGAATCTCCTGAAGAGGTTGAGGCTCTAAGAAAGAAAGGGAAGAAGGTTGTAGCAGTTTACTATGGCTATTATGGCTATCCTCATTATGGCTATCCTTACTATGGCAAAGGAAACTATCCTTACTATGGCTACCCATACTATGGTTATCCAGAAAAGAAGAGAACTAAGAAAGGACTAGCAATAACTGAAGAGGGAGAAGAGATAGAGTTCGATACAGAAGATGAGCTGGCTGAACTCAAGAAAGCAAAGAAGATAGTTGCTTACTATTATGGTTACCCTGGCTATGGATATCCTGGTTATGGCTATTATCCATATTACGGTTATCCGTACTCTGAGTACTATCCCTACTATGGTTATCCATATGGCAGATATCCAAAGAAAATGGGAGTAGCTTTAGTCGAGGAAAATGGCCAAGACTTTGCTATGGAAGTAGCTGAGGAAGACCTTGAAGAACTAAAGAAGAAAAAGAAAGTAAAAGGATACTATCCCTATTATGGGTATCCTGAAAAGAAATCAGAGGAGGTTAAGAACTCTACAGAGATTAGTGATACAGAAATAGATGAGCTAGTTGATGCATTGCCTCTTGCTTCAGACTATATAGACTTTATGAAGAAGTGTATGAAAGAAAGCAAGACAATGCCAGTAGTTAAAAGAATGAAAGAATGTGCAGAGGCATATAAGAAACAGAAAGAAGAGAAGGCTAAGAAGAAAGAAGAATGCCCAGCAGGACAAGTATGGGACGAGAAAGAACAGAAGTGCGTCCCTGTTGAAGGAAAAGAAAAGTATCCTGCTCCTGCCTCAGCTGCTTCCGTTACAGCACCAAGTGGTGGACGTGAGTTCACTGACATGAAGCCAGGTGAAAGGATAACTTCTCCTCCAGGTCCAGATGAGCAAGCTAAAGCCTTAGCAGAGAAAGTAAAGATGAGTGCTGAAACAGTTAAAAAGGAGGAACCACAAAGTACAGCTACTGAGGAAAAGAAAATGACTGAGAAACCTTGTGAAGAGTGTCCTAAAGAGGAAAAGAAACCAGCGGAACCTCCAAAAGAGGAAGCTAAGAAAGAGGAACCCAAGAAAGAAGTTCCTCCCAAGACAGAAGTACCAAAAGAGGAAACAAAGCCTACTGAGGTAAAGAAAGAAGAGCCTAAAGTTGAAACACCTAAAGAGCCTCCAAAGGAAGAGAAGAAAGAACCTAGTGAAGAAGAAGTCTATGCCTACTTGAAAGAACACTGGGCAGAAGTCCTTCACAAACTAGCTAAAGAAAAGAAGTTTTAAATTCCTCTTTTCTCTAAATATTCTTACAACTGAGAGGTATTTAAATGTCTGAAGAGAAGGATAAGTCTCTTGAAGAGAAGGTAAAGGAGTTAACTAAAGCAGTTGAAGCTCTAGTTGCTCTTGAGAAGATGAAACTAGAAAGAGAGACTCAACAACAAGCTCCTCCAAAAGAAGAACCTCCTGTGGATAAAGAACTTCTAAAAGAGGAACTTAAAGAAGTACACCTAGGAGAGCTTGTTCGGTATGCTATCTTAAAGGATCTAATTCCACGTACAACTTCAGCTGCTAAAGCAGAGACAGAAGAGTAAGAACACTTAAATATGTTCTATGTACTTCTGTACCTTGAAAGGTGACATGAGAATGAAAAGCCTAGAAGAACTGGGTACTATCAAAGAAGCTGAGATATATGACTTGATACCAAAAGTTATACTTAATGAGGTAGAGGAAGCTGCTCGTGCTAGACGCTTTGGTCGTAACTTGGTCAGAATAAATGAAGACCTTGTAAGGACTAAAGGCAGAGAGATAGTTGTAGGTCGCAGATCTACACTTTCAGCTGGTTCTGTTTCTGAAGGAACTAGCTTAAAAGGCTCTGTTAATGCTGGCACGTTGACATACTCTGCAAGCACAATACACCCAACTAAAGTTGGCACTTGGGCTGTGATTACCCAAGAGGCAATTGAAGGCTGTGAACTGAACTTGATAAGAGATGCAATAACTGAAGCAGGTATTGCATTAGCTGTTAAGGAAGACTCAGACATCATAACTGAATTACTTACAACCACAAATACAGTTAATGCAACTGCAGAAGGAACCTGGTCAGTTAATGCATACAAAGTAATATCAGCTGCAGTTGCAAAGATAAGAGCTGCTAACTGGAGTCCTAAGTTCCTAGTAATCCATCCAAATGACTTGAAGAGTATCTTGACAACTGACATGTTCATAGATGCTTCTAAGTATGGCAGCAATGAACCAATCTTGAATGGAGAGATTGGTAAGATAGCAGGACTTAAAGTTCTTGTAACAACTCAAATACCAGATGGGGACAATGTAGCTCTGGTAGTTGATCCAGATAGAGCAGCTTGGATGGCAATTAGGAGACATCTTGACATGAAGCGTTGGGACAATCCTGATACAGACTCAATAGAGCTGTACTTCTACACTGAATATGGTGTAGAATTGACAGATTCCAATGCATGTGTCAAGATCACTAACATAAGCTAAACTACCCAGTTTGTTTAAAATTATTAGGGCTTCTGTCCCTGTGTGGACTCAAGCCCGAGTTTCTTTTTCTGTATGTTAGAAAGGTTTTATATTTGTAAGTTGACTTAATGTAAGTAGGTGGAGACTTGTGTATACAACTGAGCAAGATGTCAGAGATCTTCTAGGACTGTCAATTGATGAAGCTCCAGATGACGTTCTAGAAGAGTTCATTACTAAAGCTCAACAGGTTATTCTTCATTATATCCAAATACCAGTGGATGAAGAAGTAGTAAGTCTAGATTCAAGTGGTAAGACAATTGTTCTTTCACACAAGTACTTAGCTGATACTAACTTTGATAAACAAATTACTGCTTCAGATGTAACTGTTTATGGCTATCATGATGAAAGTATGGAAACAAGAAGTACACTTCAAGTATCAACTATATGGCCTGAAAATGGAGTAATCAAATTAGCCTCAAGTGCTTCTTCTTACCAGACAGTTACTGTATCTTATTCCTATTACACTTGTGCTATAGACTGGAACTTAGTTTCTCTAGCAACTGCTTACTATGCTGGCATGCTTTGGGTTGCAAGAGAAGAGTTTCTTGTTCCAGACCAACTAGCGATTGGTAACATACGAGTCAGACAAACCCAACCATGGGATAGATTACGGAATGAGTTCCTGAGGATAGTATTTCACCTTACAAGTGTTCCTATGGATATAGTTAACTATAGAAAGATAATGGTACCTTCAAGAAGTACAGTACACTATAGAGGTCCTGGTACTGTCCTGAGTGAAGAAGATACAGAAGTAGGAACATATGAAAGAGACCCTGAAGCTCAATAAGAGGCTTTAACATGTTGAAAGTTCCTCCTAGAAAGAAACTTTCCAAGATATTCAATAAGACAGTTACTCTTGAAAAGTATACCTATACTAATGGTAGTGATGAGTATGGACAGTCAGCAGGAACTTTAGTGGATACTTATACTATAAATGCAGAGATACAAGAGATAACATCTGAAGACTTAGCATTCTTAGTTCCAGGGACAGCTGAAGTAGGAGATGCTTGGGGTTACTTCTATCCAGATTATACTGTAAAAGGACAAACTATCAAGATAGCTCCTGAGGATATAGTCAAGTGGAATAACAAGACTTGGAGAATAGATAAGATAGAAGACTATTCTCTAGGCAACAGTATCTTCTATAAGAGAGCTTTACTCAAGAGAGTGATTTAAAATGCCAGAGTTCAAGTTCAAGACTGTAAGAACTGAACTTAGGTACCCTAGGAATTTAAGTAAGAAAACAAGAAGAATGATGTATGCAGCATTTTCAGATTGGCAACGCTTTATGTATCCTCAAGTCATCAGTGAATGTCCTGTACACAAAGTTCCTGATCCAAGAAGAAGCCCAGGATTTGTTAGGAGTCACATCAAGCTAGTTACTCACAGGATAAAAGAAGGATCTTATCAAGCAATAGGAGTACCAGGGGCAAGCGTTCAAGGATCTCCAGCTTGGAGAGCTTATTCTGCAATCTTAGCTTTACATGGCACAGGAGCGAGGAGAACTAAACCTCTTCTCATTCAACCTATAAGAAAGCAAGCATTGGCTTTTCCTCTCTCTTCTAAAACTATCTACTCAAGAAAAGCTAGCCCTGTGTCAAGAGAAAAGATAAGGACTAGAGGACCAAAGAACTGGGTAGTAGTAAAATGGGTATTCCAGCCTCCTGATGCTTGGCGTGTTTATAATCCTTTTATTTGGAGAGTATTTGAAAGGAATAAGCCCGTCTTGCTTAAGCTCTTGCATCAGCATGCAATAAAAGCAAGCAGAGAGAGAGGTGGTAAAATTGTCATTGGTTGAGTTAACTACTATATTAGTTGACCTTTTGAGGAATAGTTTACCTAATCCACATCCTTCAGGTGAGTGGGTATATGCAGATTATCCTAGAATGGATGCAACATTTCCCAGAATCTCTGTTACACAAACATCAGGCAACTTAGATGAAGTAGGAATAGGTGAGTGGGGTAACCAAATGAAAGGACATTTCTACTCTATAACATATGATATTGATATCTGGGTGAAGGTAAATGATAGAGCAACAATAAACTCAGAGACTTATGTAGGTACAAAACTAAGAGACAAGTATGCAGATCTAGTTCTTCAAACTCTTACTGATAATAAAGATACACTACGTTCAAATAAGATAGTTGATGTAGAGATAACAGGAATAACTACGAGTCCTATAGATGAAGAGAATATGCTACATAGAAAGACTATAACTATACGAGTAACACAAGAAAGGGAGGTAAGCTAATGACAGTATACAAAGGCTGGAATGCTCAGTTGTTAATTGATGGAAGTGTAGTAGGCTATGTTAAAGAAGTAACAATTGACATAGATCATTCTCTTGACTATTATTTTCCTGCAGGCAATAGACAAGCTGCTTTAACTATTGAAGGACCAGTCAATATTACAGGTAGTTTTTCAAGAGCTTGGATCAATACAACCTACTTGTCTTTACTTAATAACACAGGAACTCTTTCGGAGTTCTCTCTCAAAGTTCAAGTAGGCTCAATGTACATTACCCTCAATAACTGTAAACTAAAGAAAGGAACTTTAACTATCCCTCAGGATGGAATATTAACAGAAGATTATGACTTCTCTGCTCTTTCCTTCTCACTGAGCTAACCTTAAATATTTCATGTAGGGATATAGAGGTAGGTGAAACATGAATGACAGTCTATAAAGGTTGGAATGCAAAAATCTATAGAAATGATGTCCAAATAGGCTATGCTGACTCTGCATCAGTTGAGATAGCAACTAACTTAGAAGCTTTCTACCAATTAGGTTCAAGGAGACCAGTAGACCTTACTACAGGAAATGAAGAGGTCACAGGTTCATTCTCTAAAGCTTGGATAGATACTAACTATCTTCAACTAGTTGCTCCAGGAGAAAATTCACTGACTACTTTCACTCTTGCATTTGAAGTAGGCACAATGAAAATATATTGCTATGACTGTGCTTTTGAAACAGGATCACTGGACATTCCTCAAGATGGTGTCTTGAAGGAAGACTATGACTTCAGAGCTAAGTCAATAGCTGTAGTGTAACCATAAGGAAGTATATCATACCCAAGTAAGGGTTTGACTTCCAAGAAAGGAAGGTGAATAAATATGTCGACAGCTGAAGGTACAGAATTAGCTGAAGTAGCAGACTTGCTAGCTCCTGCAGAAGGAGAAAAGATAGTTACTATTGAAGGTAAGTCTGTAAAGATCAAAAAGATAACAGTAGGTGAACTAGCTGATATCCTTAAAGTAGCAAAGGACTCTCAACTAGAACAGAACATTTGGCTTGTCTACAAATGCCTTGTAAGTCCTAAGTTGACAGTAGAGCAGATAAGAAAGATGTCACACAAGACACTCTTGCAACTTGTCTGGGAGATCTCTAAGTTCTCAGAACTTGACAGAGAGTCACTAGCTAAACTAGAAAATTTTTTCAGAACAAAGTCTTAAAGACAGTCTTTCAAGTGATGTATCATATGCACTGGACTCTTGATGATGTACGCAAGTTAACCTTACCACAATTCAATTGGATAGTAAGGGAACTAGAGGAACAGAAAGAAAGAGAAAGGAGAGCTGCTTCTAAAAGGTAACACACTATGAAAACTGTCTTCCAATTCCCTTGTTTCTTTTGTCTTTCAATTATAGTAACTAGAGGTGGATGAGAGTGTCTGCTCTCTTCCCAATAGACCTACTGTTTACAGTCAAAGGCTCTGTTGAACCTATTTCTGAAGTAGACAGAATGATACAGAAGTTAGGTCTAAGTCTGAGACTTACTGGCCGTGACTTGATGCGTTTAGGAGGTACTATTGATAGAGCTATAACTCCTTTCTTAACTGGAGTTAATCGAGCACTCTCTGGTTCACTAGATTGGGAAGCTGGTCTTGAAGACATCAGCTGGGCTTTAGAAGATGTAGGTTCAGTTATAGGTGATATACTAGCACCATTTATAGATGAAGTAGTAGGTCTTATAGAAGACTTTGCAAATGCTCTAGAACAAAGTCCTGTCTTGCAATTCCTTGTTCTGTTAGGAATTGGTATACTGCTTTTCACTAAGTTAATTTCTAAAGTTTTGACAGCAGTTGGAGCTTTCACTTTGTATTCAGGTACACTAATGATAGCTGGGAAAGCTCACTTAGGTCTTGGAGCCTCTCTCAGAGCCTTAGTGATAGGGTTTACTGAAGGTAAGGAGGCTATGTTAGCATATATAGCCTCAGTGAAAGGAATTGGAACAGAGGCAGACATCACCAAGAACAAGCTGCTAGGAACATTATCTTCTTTAAAAACTCAGAAAGCAACTCTACTTGCTAACAAGAAAACATTAGAAGAGAATGCAGCTTCCTGGGCAGCTTATGCTCAAGGTCTACCTGACTATCAAGAAAAACTTAAGCTCTATGAAGCAGAGATAGCTAGAACAAACCGTGCTCTTTTAAAGAATGAGATTCAAACTGAAACAGTTACTGACCAACTAGAAAATATGGGAGTAAGTACTACCGAAGGAGCTTCAGGGTTCAAGAAAGAAGCAAAAACAGGCAGAGGTTTAACAGAAACTCTCAAGGGAGGAACTAAAGCAGCAGCTAAATTTGCTTTAGGTGGACTCCTCTTAGGTGGAGTAGTTTCTTTTCTAATAGCTAACTTTGAACCCTTGCAAGATCTATTTCAAACAATAGGAGACTTGCTTATAGATCTATTTGAACCACTAGGTCCTGTAATTGAGTCCTTTGTAGATTGGATGGAAGCAAATCCTGAATTAGCTAAGACTCTAATAGCTGTAGCTTTAGCTATAGGAGCAGTACTCCTTGTTGGACCAAAACTCTTTGATATCTTCTCAAATGTTGGTTCCTTTGTAGCTAAAGCAGTTGGCAAGTTGTTTGATTTTGTGCAAGCAGGTGATGCTGTAAGTGCAGTCTCATGGAAGATGACTTTAGCAAATGCAGCACTAGTCGCTGCAACAGCTGCTCTGGTAGCAGCAATAGCTTACTTATTCAGTGTATTTGGTAGTCTAGGAGTGAATGTTTGGGAAGGTGTAGCAGCAGTAGCTGCCTTGTTTGGAGCTATCTTAGGTTTCTTAGCTGGACTATCTCTTCTTTCAGAACTTCTAGGAAGTACATCAGAAAATATATTCTTAGGTGTAGCAGCCTTTGCTGCTTTACTGGGTGTAGTTTCTCTATTCTTGATAATCTTAACTCAAATTCTTCCTCCTTTGCTACAAGTAACAGGAGGAGTGGAAGGACTTACAGAGACTCTACTTGGTCTGGCAACGGCAATGGGAGCTTTTGCCTTGATTGTTGTTCTTCTTGGCTCACTCTTTGATCTTGCAGTATTAGGTGCTATTGCTATGTTCCTTATTGCTGCAGGGGTAGCTGCATTCGGAGCTGCTTTAATTGTAGCAGGAATAGGTCTACAGACAGTTGCCAAAGGTTTAAACGACATGATGCCAGCTCTTCAGTTCTTAGTTGCAGCAGCTCCTGGCCTCTTAGCTGCAAGTGTTGCTCTTGGAGCACTAGCTGTTTCAGCAGGCCTTGCAGCTATTAGCTTTGGAGCTTTAGCCTTGTCAGTAGGAGCATTAGCTCTTGCTTTAGGAGCATTAGCAATACCTCTTGGAGTAATTGCAGCTATAGGTGGACCTGGTGCAGTAACTGAAGCACTTAGACATTTACCAACATTTGAAGAAGGTGGAGTAGTTACTAAGACAGGACTTGCTGTAGTTCATGCTGGAGAAGAAATAGTTCCTGCTAGAGGCACTCCAGGTACTAGAGAAGTGTACAATACATTCTATATCACAGCAACTATAAGGGAAGAGGCAGACATCACTAAGCTAGCTCAAGAAATAAACAGGTTGCAAGGTACTGAAATAGGGAGGACAAGATAATGACAGTTAAACTAAATGAGTATCATTTTCAAAATGGGAGTTATGTTTCTACAGGAGTATCATTCACATTCAATCCTGAACCATCCTCTATAAAGAAGACTGCTAATGTAACCTGGAGAGTTAGACATGCTGGAATAAAAGAACTGAAGAAAGCAAAATGGCGTTATAGGAGAGCAGAAACAATTACCTTAGACGGTATTCTTCAGAATGAAACAGACAGACTAAAGTTAGAAGCACTTGCAACACGAAACTCTAAATTTACTCTTGATTTAGGTACTAGATTTCAGAGTCCTGCTAATCAGTCTATAGATGATGGTTCTTCTTATCCTCCAAGTGCAACTACAAGCTACTTTGTTATTACTGATTTTTCTTGCAATCAAGTTCCAGGAAAGACAATCTTTGAATACACTCTAAAGCTAGAGAGGGTGGAACTCTAAATGGGAGACTACCAAGTTATCCATAAGCATGGTTCTAATACATATGACTTAACTACTTTAGTTGACAGTTTTGAAGTTACAAAGCAGAAAGGTAAATCTCAAACTGCAACAGTCTCTGTCCTCTTAGAAGAACTAGCCCAACCTATAACTGAAGGAGATACACTAGAGATATATGGTTCTTCTCTGAAGATATTTTCAGGTTCTGTGAAATCATACAAAAGAAAATCATCTGAAGGACAACCTGTCTTAGAAGCTACTGCAGAGGATATCTCTTCTACTCTAGAACTTAGAACAGTAACAAAACGATACACAGAGACTCCAGCAAGTACTATCTTAGTAGATTTATTGCAACCTCTTTCTGGTCAGATAACTACTAACCATGTTCAATCAAATACTGTTCCTCTCACATTAACTCTTGTGAATAAGACAATACTAGAGGGAGTTGAGGAGATATGTGCTAGAACTGGTTGGATGTGGTACATTGATGCAAACAAAGACTTTCATTTCTTTGAGTCTGGAACCGATAGAGGAACACTAACTGAAGAAGACCTTGATTCTCATTCGTACAAGAAAGATACATCTAATATAATCAATAGAGTAGCTGTTCTTGGTAAACAGTATCTCTTCCCAACTTCAGGAGACTTATGTGAAGAACTATCTGGAACAAATGGCACATGGACAGCCTCTGGAACTCTCTCACTAGCAGATAAGGATGCTGTTCTTCCTCCTCGAGCTGGATCATACTCAATTAGGTCTTCAGCAGCAGGGATCAACTCACAGTATTTGCAATTCACATTTGCTACTCCTCTTGACTTTTCACAAAAATGGTCTCCTAAGAAAATAAATGTAAGTATAGGCAATGCTATGTCTAGTGGTTATCTAACTGATGTCTCTATATACCTCTACAAAGACACTTCAAACTACTTCTCTAGTGGGAACTTAGTAAATAATTTTGATAAGTATGCTACTTCTTGGAAGGAAATATCTCTAGAAGTTGGTCCTGATACTAGCTGGTCTTCGACTGGTTCTCCAACATGGGACAGTATCTCGAAGGTTCGTATTCAAGTACAATACTCTACTTACATTAGTGCATCACTGTTTGTAGATAAACTCTTCTTCTCTGAAGGGAGAATATATGCTACAGCAGAGGATACCAATTCTCAAAATACATATGGTCTACATGAATGCCCTGCAATCATAAAAGACTCTCTACGTACTACAGAAGAGTGTCAAGAGATAGCTAATTCTATAATACAAGAGAATAAAGATCCTAAGGATATCTTAGAGAATATAGTCACAATAGATCTCAAGGAAGCTTATGAGCTAGGAGACTTAATAACTATCAGTGTATCTGAAGGAACAATTTCTAATGTAAAGATAGTAGGCTTAACACATCACTTAGATGAGGGAGACCTCTATACTGAACTAGAAATATCTTCTTTGACAAAGACTGCAGCAGAGATAGTCCAGGAACATGAACAACGTTTAGGTGAAGATGAATCTGAGAACCTAGAACCAAGTGTAACTGTATCTGGTCCTTCAGCCACTCCTCAAGAACCTACTGTTGTATTAGACTATCCACCTGGTCCTCCTGTAACTCCTGTAAATCTACAACTAACTCCTAAACCCCTTTCTATTCTCTTGGCCTGGGATGCTAACACAGAAGCAGATTTGGACAGGTATATTATCCTTAGAGGAACAATATCTGGTGGAGAGGGAACTTTTGCTGCAGTAGATACTAACATGTTCACAGATACTTCAACTACTTTAGGTGTTACTTATTACTATAAAGTAAAGGCTGTGGATAGAGTAGGGAATGAGTCAGGACCAAGTACTGAAGTTTATGGTTCACCACTGAAGGTAGATGCGCAAGATCAAGTTTTTCAAAATACACTCTCAGTCTCATCATTCACTGTTTCTGCCTATAATCAAGTAATAGATACAGTCTCTGACTTTAAAGTCTGGTTAAACGTTACTATTACCAGAGTAGAAGGTGCTGGAGGATATTTTGTCTCTTACAGAAAGTATGGTACTAGTGATTGGCATCCTATATTTGTTCAACAACCTTCTTCTGGTAATCCTTCAGTCAACACAACATTTCTAGAAGGCAACACAACTTATGAAGTTGAGGTTTGTGCAGTAACTAAGTTAGGTGAAGCAGGTCCTTGGAACAACACCTTCACATTTATTGACAAAAATAATACTCCTCATTACAATGTGACAACTGCGACTACTGCCCCTAATCAAGTAGCACCTAGTGCACCAGCAAGTGCTTCAGCTACTCCAGCAATTGATGGACTTATTATTGAATGTGGTGCAGTCTTTGCAACAGACTTTAGTCATTATGTATTTTATGTAGGAACAACTTATCCTCCTTCCACTCCTGTAGGAACATCTACAAGGCCAATATTCTTTTGGAAAGCTTCCGACTATTCAGCCTACTATGTAGGAGCAGCAGCAGTTGACACTGCTCTGAATGCAAGCAGTGTAACTTCTAGTTCAAGCACTTATACTCCTCTTAAAGTCACTCCTCTTGATTTATCAATTGAGAGTCGTCCTTGGACATCTAATCTTAAAATATTTGAGAACTGTGTTTCAAGAGGCACATTTTACTATGGTAGTTCTGGAGCTGTTGAGTCTTGGAAACGTTATGTTAGAACAGATACAGTAACAGTTGGTTCAAATACTTATTACAACTTTGGACTTGTCAACAGTGATACCAGCACTTATGTTGAGGACATAACAGGAGATACAGAAACTTACTATCCTGTTTACTGTGGCATCAGGATTTTCAAAGTTGCCTCTGATGGCACTGAAACAGAACTGACAGCTGGTACCCCTGTTGCTATTGTTTACAGGTCTTCAAATGGTTCTGGAATTCAGACAGCAGATTATTCTTTTGGAGGTGCAACATTTGCAACAACGGATAGGCTGTGTATAAAATTTTACATAGACAGTGGTTCTGGGTATCAAGAAAAAATAAAAGCTGTAACTGAACAGCTTAACGTCACTTCTCTACCAGCTGGTACATGGAGGGTCTCATATTATTCATACAGAAGCACTTCATATTTTGGTGGCATCTACACTACAAGAGGAAGAATATATTTTGGTGCTGGTTATGATACTAGTATAGTGACTACGAAAGATGCAACGATTAAATTTGCTGATGGAACAACTAAAACAATTGCTGGTGATCTTTCTGGAACAAAACTATCAAGTTCAGTAGTTGGCAATCATTTCGTTTATTGGCAAGATACTGACAGTAATTTGCATATCACTACTGACTATAGCAGTGCTGTAGGAACAGGAAAAGGATTAGTTACTGTGATTGACAGAAAGACAGATGCACCATCCACTATTTTGATGTTTGACAGCTATACTCCAACAATTGGTGCTGGTTGTATAGCAGCTAAGAGTATCTTGGCAGACCATATCAAAGCAGGACAGATAAATACCACTCATATTACATCAGACTCTTCCTTAGCTATAAAGGCTAGTCAGATATTATTGGATGGTACAACATACTTTGTGAATAGTTGGCAAAAAGCTGGAGATGTAACTAAGATTGATGGTGGGCAAATCAGTGCTCAAACAGTTACTGCAACACAAATAGCAGCAAATGCTATAACAACTGACCAACTACAGCTTTCTAGGCTCGATACAAATGAACCTACTAAAGAAGGAGCCTTATACTACTGGACTCCTGATGATACGCTAAGGTTCATTGGACAGACAGGAGAAAAAGGATACATTCCTCGATATCCTTTAACTAAATACAATGCGCCTCCTGAAACTATCTTGCCAAATCCATGTTTTGAAGAAGATGTTGATGGGGATGATATTCCAGACTATTGGACACCACCTTCTGGAACAAAAGGTACAGACTATGGTTCTTCAAGCTCTGCCTATAAAGGCAAGAGATGTATTTGGAGTAAGATTTCAACAAGTGGAACATACAAAGAATGGCAATCAGTCAGCATACCAGTGAGACCTGGACAAAAACTGTATGCAAGATGTTATGCAAAAGCTGACAATTCTTATACACCAGCTGGAGGAATCATACACATTGCTTGGTATGCTCCTGATGGTTCTTCATATCTTAATGAAGTACAATCCTCAGTTAAGACTCTAGGCACATCTTGGGATTATCACGAAGTAACTGCTACAGTGCCCACTGATGGCACATATCAAGCAAATGTTAGATATGCTAGAATACATTTGTATGCTGGAACATCAGCTACTTACACTACATATTATGATGATGTCGTTTTTAGTGAAATAAGAGCGGCAGTGCCAACAACTGGAATAGTTAACGCCCGTGCTAAGACTACAGGAACAGCCGAAGCAATAAGAGCAGGAACTTGGAACAAAATGTATTGTGCAATAACGGTTCCAAATGAAGATTTCGAAGTGTTAATTTGCCACATTCATTTGACAACTGGTCTTTGGATTGGTTCGGACGGATACGCAAATGAATTTGCAGTAGCAGTTAAAAATGAGTCAACAGGTGAATTCTATCCATCCAGCGACCCCGAACAATGCCCTCCTGGATGGATAAATGCATGGAATGAAGTGAAAAGCACAGCTCTTTACAATTATTGGACATTTGTTATAACAATCCCAAAGAATATAAAAGGTAATACAATTGATGTTTATGTGTACAATTTCGGTATCTATGATCCAATGAACGGCATGGTTAATTGGGTTATTTGGGGTCATTCACCACATACTCATAGGTAAGCGCTTACTCAGAAGTCAGATTGCCCACAATTTTTTTTTCCCCCTAATATGAACTTCACTTCTGACATGCCTTGAGTAGCAATTATTTAATGTTTCAGACTTCTAAACGTTCTCGAAGTCATAGTCCATCTGGACCGACCTCGACAGCCTCTTCAACCACTTTAAATATTCAAGCGTTACCTTTCGTTCTGAAGTAATGTGAAAGGCATTTCTTTAGCATGTGTTGCTCTTGTCTCAACATTCCTACAAGAGTTATTTGTTAACAATTAGTCTTAGATAAGCTTTAGATAAGTGTAAATCTCAATTTCATTTGGTGATATCTATGAACACTTCTGAAAGAAATGAGATACGAGAACTCAGAGACCGTATAATTAAACTTGAGACTCTGGTTGAAACAGACTTCAAACACTTGAATGAAGACTTAAAGATAATAACTGAATCTCTTCGTAAATTAAATGAAGAGTATGGAAATCTTATCCAAAAACAACACGAACTGGAAACTAAATCAAAAGAAAGTATTATGGTTTGGAAGATACTTGCAGTTGTTGTCAGTCCTTCAGTAACTGCAGTTCTTCTTTGGTTGGTAAGGACTATTCTTAATCTCTAAACTACTCTTTCTTCAGATAGAAAGTCCAAGCCATTGCAGTTAAAGGAAATGTGAATTTAAGTGCTTCTACTGATGTGTTGGTCATTTCTTGATTATGCAGGAAAGCTCCAATAACAGCAAAAGCAAGTGAAACTATAGTAATGCCTGCTGAAATAAGAGCAAGAACAAATGGCTTGTCTCTTTCAGATACAACCTCTTTATCTTCTGACACATTTATCACCTCTTTATAATCTTACACCTTCTAATTTAAAGTTTATGGGTTTAGATAGAAAAATCTTCCCTCTCTATGAAACAACCAAGCAAAGAAGTTCAAGAATTTAGCAATAGCATTTCCTAGCTTGCATGGACTTGGAACTGGGTTTATAGGTCCATCAGGTATAATCTCATACATTATTTGGTCTATCTCACTATCACCATAAGCTACCCAAGCATAACCTTCCATACCCCAAGAAGTGCCCCAGGAGTTTCTGACCAACCAAGCTTGCAAATCATCACTATAGCCAACAATTGCAATAGCATGTCCACCTAATATAGGATCTGTGTCTCCAAGACTGTGATAAACTCCTTCTTTATAGTTAATAAATGATTGGTGGACTGTCATTACTCCTACAAGAGCTTCTTTGTTTAACAACTGTTTCATTTCTTCTCTTTCAGTTACTTCTCTGTAGGACCTTAGTCTCTTCCCTGTCTTAGTCCAGTCAGGGCAACGACCTTCTCCACAGAGATGATCTAGTCCATCATAAGGGCAACAACTTTCTAAAGCCACTCCACTCAAGGCTTTGTTGAGTACATTCTCCATTGTATTGCCAAGTGCACAATATCCTCCTGAACAAACAAACAAGTCTCTCTCACTCAAGTCTATTGGATCATTTGGATTGTTTTCTGCTATTCTTATGCAAGTCTCCCAGGCCCCAATTGTTCCAAAGGCAGTGCAGGAACCACATGAACCCTGATCACGAATAGGAGAACAGAACGGTCTCCAATCACTGTTTCCCATGTCTAACACCACTTGAAATCCTATGCTGTGTTTCAGGGTCTAAATGGGAAGGAGCAGTGTCTCCTAACTTATAGTCTGCTTTCCATTCAACAACATCAACTGGAACTCCTTCTACTTCATCTGGAAGTCTAGCATTTATAGGTAAGGCTGACAGTGGTTTCTTCTGAGAAACAAAGACAACAATTGCTTTCCTTCCAGTCCTCTTTCCTTTAGTTATTTCTTCTCCTACATTAGCATTCAGCACATTAGGATATTTTCTAAGTTCACTGAAGTGCTTCTTTAAAATTTCAAACACTTTATCCATGCTTATCACCTCTTACCTGTTCTCTGCTCTATATTTATGTGTTTTCTTGAAATCTTCTTGGAGTGCAAGTCTTCAACCAACTGGAATTTATGAAGCATTCTAACTACAAAGGATGCCTGACTTTCCTTCTCCTCTTGTTCAAATCCATCCTCATTCAGGACATACAACTTGCCATCCTTTTTATTGATAAACACAAATGGCTTGCCAGGATACTGTATTAGAAAGAAGTTGGGGCACTCCAGAACAGTGACTGCCTTTGCATTTTGTAGCTCATACACTCTCTTTATAAGAGATGCATCCAAGCTTTCTACTTTAATTCTTTTGTAGCTAAATACTTGAAGGATAGAACCATGGAATTGTACAGGAGTAACAAGATTTAGACTAACCTTTAAGAAACTAGTATCTTGAAATGGTAGACCTGATAGTCTACAGGACCTATAGTTATTACCTGTATTTAGAGTAGAATCTAGAGAATTAGTGTTCTTAGAATACAAACCAGATAGTTTGTAGGACCTATAGTCCTTATTCATTAACTTCCCTCCTGTTCAGAAGAGATTGCCCTATAGACATATCCCTTCAGATATTCTTTGGTAGGTACTATTCCCAACTCCACCTTGCTCCATTGCTTCTGTACCATTCAATAGTTTTCTTGAGTCCTTCTTTGAAGTCTGTGAATTCTAGACCACCAGTTAGTTGATTAAAGAAGGAATTATTGCAGAGAAGCTCATCTACATCATAAGGTCTTAACCTATTGCTATCTATTTGTATGCCCCAATTAGTTGTACTAAGCACTTCTGCAATGTTCTGTGCTATTTCCTTTACAGACCAGTTTAGTCCTCTTCCTAAGTTTACTACTGTTCCCTCAATATCAGGAACTTGCATTAGTTTAACAGCACCTAGAGAAGCATCATCTACAAAAGTAAAGTCTCGTCTTGCATCTATATTGCCTAGAGTGAGGATAGGTCCTTTGTGGATAAATTGAGAGATAATCTCTGGAATAATGTAAGGTTGACACTCTCTTGGGCCAAAGCAATTAAATTGTCTTAAGATTACAACAGGAACTCCCTTTTCCTTCCAGAGAATAAAAGCTGACCTGTCTGCTGCTAGCTTAGATACAGCATAGATACTATGAGGCAACAAGGGATGATTTTCATCCATTGGAAGATACTTTGCTGTGCCATATACCTCTGAAGTGGAGTAGTGCAGAATTCTTTTTACTCCCGCTTTCTTACTTTCAAGAAGAACTTTCATTGTCCCTAGTGTATTCACTTCAAACATAACATTAGGGTTCTGATATCCTTTAGGTATGTAAGGTTCAGCAGCCAAGTGAAATACATATTCTATACTATTCTTGTTAAGGATGTAAGTCAACAGTTCTTGGTTTCTTATGTCTCCTTCTATTAGTTCAGCCTTTGTTCCTTCTAAGTTTTCTTTTCTTCCTGCAATAAGATTATCTAGTACTATAATATGACAATTCAACTTCTCTAGTTGTCTAACTAATGAAGATCCTATGAAACCTGCTCCACCAGTCACTAGCACATTACTACCTTTCAGATCACTCATTCTTGATCAGTCTCCTTACTACTTGAGCTATTTCCTTCACATCTTCTTCAGACAGATTGTTATGTATAGGAAGTGTTAATCCATGGTTAGCTACCTCTTCTGCATTTTCAAGATGTGCATTCCTGTCAAATGGAGGTTGTTTGTGAAGAGGTATCCACATCGTCTTAGTTTCTATTCCTTCTTTCTTAAGTTCCTGACAAAGTTTCACATTGTTCTTAACTAGTATAATAAACAAGAAGTAGTTGTGTGTTGCCCATTTAGGCACATGCTGATACTCTACTAAGTCTCCAAGGATGTCTTTATATGTCTTAGCCTTCTCATTTCGTTCTCTAACGAACCTGTCTAGTTTCTTTAACTGGACTAGACCTAGTGCTGCTTGAAGTTCAGGCATTCTATAATTGAAACCTATTCTTTCATGCCTATATTCATACCACTCTTTCTTTCCATATCCTTGATTAGCAATAGACTTCATCATCTCATAAAGTTCTTTGTTATTAGTAGTTATTGCTCCTCCTTCTCCAGTAGTTATTACTTTAGCAGAGTGGAAACTGAATGTGTGAATGTCTGCTTGCTTTCCTACATATTCTCCTTTGTATTTAGATCCTAATGCTTCAGCAGAGTCAGCTAGCATTATCTTCTCATTCTTTCTTAGTTCATCATAGTCTACAGGAAGTCCACCTACATCAACTGGAACTACTATTGGTACTCCTCTGTAGAAGCTTAAGTCTGTTAGTATATTGAATGTCTTCCTATCACAGTCTATAAGATAAGACAGTCCTTTCTCACTCATCTCATGTACAGTAGCTCCAGTAGCAAAGAAGGTTAGTGTAGGAACTAGAAATCTCATTGGATACTTAGCTTCTCTCAATGCTTGCATAGCACATAGCAAAGCAGATGTACCATTATTGACTGCAATTGCATACTTAACTCCAAGAAGAGAACTTAGTTCTTTTTCAAATTGCCTAACTAGAGGTCCATTTCCTCCTATCCAAGTAGACTTAACTGCTTCCTTGACAGCTTCTATTTCTTCTTCCTCTATTCTAGGTTCAGCCCAGTGTATTTGTTTCTTCATTTCTAATCCCTTCTAGTTTCTTATTTACTTGCCTCCAAATCTTTAGCTAATTCAACCATCTGTCTACTTCTTTCTTTTTTCCTTATGACCGGGATTCCTATATAGATACCCCATGGGTCTAGACTTTTAGTTACAAGAGAGCATGCCCCTACTGCAGTACCTTCTCCTATAGTCACGTTTGGAAGTACAGTTACATTGGCTCCTAGTTGTACATACTTCTCAAGTATTATCCTACCATTAGTCACTTTCCTATACTTTATCGGTATAGTTGGGTTAGCAAGATATTCTCCAGAGAAGTCATCTGTACCACATATTAAGGAGCATCTTTCAGAAATGCCAGCATAATCACTTATTTTACAGTAACTATCTCTAGAACCAGAGATGCTTGTGAATCTTGTTATATGTACATAATTACCTATATCAACTGTTGTTAGAATAACAACAAAGTCATCTATTGCTACATGGTTTCCAATTGAGACTATGGAAGGGTCTCGAATAATAGCCCTAGTTCCTACTCGTACATCTTTTCCTACTGACTTGAAGCCCATCTTTCTAAGTTCATCTTCTGTGTAGTATTTCATTCCTAGTTTGTTCATCACATATAACACCCGCCATTTACATTGATTACTTGTCCTGTTATGTAACTAGCTTCCTTTGAACATAGAAATAGCACAATCCCAGTAACTTCATCTTTAGTAGCAAATCTTCCTAAAGGAATATTCTTCTCATAAGCTTTCCTTAACTCTTCATCTATTCTCATACTCATTCCTGTCTGAACATATCCTAATGCAATGCAGTTCACCGTTATATTCTTATTTGCTACTTCTTTAGCTACTGTCTTAGTAAATCCTATAAGTCCTGCTTTTGTTGCTGAATAAGCACATGTTCCAAAGACTCCCATTTGTCCAACAACAGAAGAGATATTGATTATCCTTCCAAAGCAAGCTTGTCTCATGTGTGGCAATACGTGTTTGGTACATAAGAATGCTCCTGTGAGATTAGTATTTATGACTTCATCCCAATCTTTCTTCTCCATTTTCCAAGTAACAGCATCCTTGTTTACACCAGCATTGTTTATCAGCACATCTATCTTTCCATAAGTCTTTATAATTACATCTACCATCTTCTCTACTTCATCTTCGTTTCTTATGTCTGCTTTGTATAACATTATTTCTGCATTACTCATCTGTCTTAATTCTTCCTCAGTCTGGAGTGCTGTGCCATAGTCTGATTTATAGTTCAGCACTAAGACAACTTCTGATAAAGATTTAGCAAAATCCTCTGCTATCCACTTTCCAACTCCTTTCGTTCCACCAGTTATCAAGACTACTGTTTTCATTTTCTCACTTCCATATGATTCCAACAAGTGCAAAGTCTCTCCACACTTCTGCTTTAGATTGATAACCAAACATGTTAAGAAACTGCTGGAAGACTTTAGGTGTCCAGCAATACTTATGTTCAGGATCAGCTTCCATATCGTGTTGTGTAAAATCAGTCCAAAGGATAACGGCTATTCTTGCTGTTCTTAGCATTTCTCTCACTGCTATAGCAGGATTCTCTAAATGCTCTATTACAGATATGCCTATGACATAATCAAAACTATTAGATTTAAAAGGAAGAAAGTGAGCATCAGCTTTCACATCTGGTTTACCTCTAATGTCCAAACTAACTGTGTTAATAAATACATTCCTAACAAAATCTTCTCCTGCACCTACATCTAACAAACTGCAATTACTATCTTGTATTTTTTCTTGTAAGAACTGAAGGATCTGCTCCTTAGGTCTCATTTTTTTCCCTCCTTTCTCTTGTCCAAACTACCACGTCTCCAGAACAAGTTTTCCTCCTTTCTTCACATATCCGACCTTGTATAGTTCCTCAAAGGGTATCATATCGTGTTGTGCATACCATTCTAATGAGTAGTGTGGTGACTCTTCTTGAGTCACATCTGCATGGTATATTTTAAGATATGGGAGAGCCCACACTTTATATCCTGCTTTCCTAGCATTCTTACAGAATTGTAAGTGTGGAGCTGGATTATCCCAATCAACTTTCTTGAACACTTCTCCTTTGATCAAGAGAAATGTTCCTACTGAATCTAATTCAACAGGTTGCTTTTCATTAGCAAATACTGGTTTTTCATAGCCATATACAACTCCTTTACATTCTACATGTTCAAACTTCCAACCATGCCAACGAAAGACATAGGTGTCATAGAAGAACTCCTCTCCATCTGAAGTTCTTCTGTACACATAAGGAGCTACTATGTCCTTATCTACTCTTATCAGTTCTTTTAGTGTCTCAGGAGGCATTTCTACTATATCAGAGTCAGCAAAGAGAACATACTCTTCTCCTTGATACATCTTCTTAAATTCATTACAGAGTCTAGCAACATAAAGGGCATTTGGTAGTAGTCTCTCAAAGACAGGTTCTTCATAGACTTCATACTTATAAGGTTCTTTCTTATGAAACTCAAGAATGATGTCCAGGGTGTCATCAACAGACTTACCATATATCCATATCCATCTAAGTTTGTCTTTTGGATAGTCTAAGTTCTTCATTGCATTCAGAAATTGAGGAAGATGCTTGGCATCATTCTTAACTAGTAGACATATCATTACTCTAGGTGTTTCCTGCAATCTTTCTAGCCTCCTTTCTACTTGTTAGAGAAGGAATTTCTTCTCCTATTCTCTCTAGAAGAGGCATCATGTACTTGTCAATAGCTATATCCCATGTCTGTTGTCTAGCATATTCAAGTGATCTCTTTGCATACAACTTTCTCTTAGATTCATTATTGTATGCTTCTTCAAGAGCCTTCGCCCCTCCGTAAGGATCAGGAATAGAAGTAATTGCATTCAGTGGAGAATAGACTAGTGCACTCGGTTTTACTAGCCACCCTACTCTACCATAGTCATTTCTTTCAGAGAGTGCAGAGAAGTCATTAAGTATGCAAGGTACTCCACATGCTTGTGCTTCAAGTGCAGGAATGCAGAATCCTTCTCTCCTAGATAACAAGAGAAACACATCAAAACAGTTGTATAGCTTACACATTACTGAAGAAGGAAATGTCAAAAGAGAAGCAAAGTAGCGGTCATTCCAAATAACTTGTTCTCCTATTCCTACTTGATCAACTAGTTCATAGAGGTTTCTCCCTCTTTCATTAGTAGGGTCTGTATGTATCACTACTTTTACATCTTTCTTAGCATCTGGATTGTTATCAAGGAAGTACTTAACTGCCAAGAAATTAGCATCCCAAGCTTTTCTGGTCTCCTCATCGTTGTTAGCTGCAACTATTCCAATTATGAAGTCTTCTGGATTTAGTGAGAATGCTTGCCTGCTTGTCTTTTTATCTAGTGGATGATATTCTTTTATATCTACACCATGAGGAACAAAGGTTGCTTCTATCCCTGATTTCTTTAGTTCCTTCTCAGCATGTCGTGAAGGAACAGCTACCCACTTGTAAGTCCTTAAGATTTCTAACCATTTATCAGGATACTGTTCATGATCTATAGGGGAGTAACAGAGAGTATAAGGTATCTTCTTAGCAAACTGATATGATACCCAAAAGTCAGCATGAAAAACTCCCAGGTCACACTTGAATCTTTTGTAGTGTTCAATAGCAGATTCAAATCCTAGTTGATCTGAAGAAGTCTTTTGAACTGGTAGGACATATAGTCCATGCCAATTTAACATTCCTCCTGGTTGTATTCCATAATATGCTGATATGAAGCCTACAAAGCCTTTATTCAAAAGTCTTGTCATAAACTCACGAGTAACAGTGCCATAGCCAGAATTGATATAAGGTGCTACTGAATGCCATAGTATTCTCATGTCTCTCCAAGTACGATTCTCTTTTATATCTTGAGCTATAGTTTGTTCTATTACCTTAGCTTCTGTTGGTTTACTCATCTTCTTTTCTCACTTTCCTTTCGATGCTTACTTTCTCTTTCTTAGCTAGTTCATATGTTGCTATTTCAGTGTAGTAGTTACCCTCTATTTTCTTTACTAGGACTTCAGTAGGGAACTCTTCATTTAATGAGAACAGTGGCTGTATCTCAAACTGTACATGTCTCTCCCAACATGTCTCTGCTTCTTCTTTAGTAGAATATATTTCTCCACAGAACTCACAACGCCAACCTTGCACATATCTTACTTTGTCTTCTTTCTTTTCTTCCAATTTCATTCCTCCTTTTTATCTATAGAAGTCATACGCAGAGATTCAAAGGCTATTCCTTCACTGTCATAAGAAAGTCCATAACCTTGTCCTTTTATCTCTACATTACAGTGAAGACATCTAAGTTTAACTATTATTGTAGGTGTAGCTGTCCTTAAATGCCACAAGAAATGTTTCTTTCCTAAGCCCGGAGCAAGTTCATACTCTATTGTGCAATCAGTTAATTTCAATGGCTCACCACAAAGAGGACAGAATGGCTGATAGTAACCTGAGCCAAGGATTCTTTGCCACATTTCTTCTAAGTTGAGACTGTTCTTCTTTTTTCTTAACCTAGCATCTAGATGTTTTACTCCTTTCAAATTAATACCTTCTAAGTTCATGACTCTAATACCTCTGTTAGTTTCTTTACAGCATTTTCCCAAGTCCAGTTCTGAGCATTAGCTAGAGCTTTACTTGCTGTCTTCTCATAAGCTTCTTTTACTTGAATAAGGAATCTCATCTTCCTATATAGATCAGAGACAGATATCAGACCTATCTTTCCTATACTTGTCTCTAAGAGATCAGCTACTCCACAGTACACTGCTCCATTGCCTAAGACTTCTTTAGATGCTCCATGTTCAAGAGCTATAACTGGGATGCCACAAGCTTGTGCTTCTAATGCAGGTAAGCCAAATGATTCTGATGCAGGTGAAATGTATACATCTAGAGATTGCAAGAAGTCTCTAACTGCTTCTCTATTGAGAGTTAGACCATTCAACTTAGCTTCTACAAATATAGGAGATATATTGTATTGCTTAGCTAGGTTAGGCAAGTCATAATGTCCTTCTTTCTCTGCTGCAATTACAAGAGTCCCTTGTCCAAGTCTGGCATATGCTTCCATTACTCTTGGTACCTGTTTCCTAATGTCATTTAGTCCTAGATATCCAAATCTAAACTCATGCCATACTTTAGGTTTAGGTGTGAAGAATGCAGTATCTACTCCATGAGGAACTACACTTGCATTTATTCCTGATTTCTTTAAAACTTTCCTGGAGTATTCAGAAGGTGTTGCTATAGTGTCAAAATAGAAGAAGTGTTTTCTATATTCAAAAGGAACCTCTTCTCCCTCTACTGGTATGTATAGGATCTTCTTACCTGTCATTGCTTCCATTTCATTTGCAATTGAGTTAAGTAACCAGAATGAATGAAATACTACAGTTGTATCTGGTTTAAACTTAGAGTAGTAATACCTTAACTGATAGGCCTTCTTCAATTCAAATATTCTTATGTTATCTGTTAGTTTAAGAGGCATACCTTCATATCCTAGACTAAGCACTTCAAAGTAGTAATCCTTAGGCATCCTTGTAAGCAATTCATAAGTTACATTACCAAAAGAACTGCCTCTGAGAGGAAAATCAGATATCCAACAGACTTTAGTCATTGAATCTCCACTTCTTGATTATCTTGCTCATTTGACCACTTTTAAGATTCCTAAAGCCTGGGAACGTGAATTTGCCCTCTATATTAGTTATTACATCTGCTCCTGGCTCTTTCTTCTTTGCTAGTCCTTCTATTGAATCTACTTCTTCTCTTACAAATAATAGGTATCTCTCTCCATCCCATATAAGCACAGACTCTTTTCCTTCTCTTAGCTTTCTCTCTGCTAGCTTCTCTAAAGTTTCTTGCTTTCCTGTATAGATGACTTTGTCTAGCACTACACTCTCTTTGACTGGTTCTAAGTTTATCCAAGTAGAGAATGCATAGAACCCTACCTCACAACTCTTCCCTGCCTCATTAGCTTCATTAAGTCTCATTATTAATTCTTCTCTAGAGAAAACAACTCTGTTCTCTCTAAATGCTCTACAAGGAAAACTAAGCACTTTCCTTTCCTCCAAAGAAGAGGTCAAGAGTAGTCTTTGGTTCTTCTCTCTTCTTCTTTCTCTTTTCTTTTTCTTGCAATTCTGGTTTCAAGTTCTGTTTAACTTCTTCCCATGTTATATCTAGTGATTCTAGGAATTTCTCTATCTTAGGTTTCACAGTCAGCTTTAGCATTCTGGGATAGTCTACTCTAATCCACTCTGGTAGGGTAATTGAAGAATCAAAAGCTATCACATTTAGATTCTTTAACTCCTTCTCCAGTTCTTTTCTCTCAACCTCTGTTTTCTTGTGACTTCTAGGATACACTTCTTCTAGACTAGGAACTTGTATGTATAACCTAAGAGGCTTGGAACCATACTCATAGTGAGTTCCCAAATATTTGTTAGCATTCTCAGCTGCTCTCTTCTGTATAGGATTCTTCTTGTATCCTCCTCTCAGTGGTTTAGAGATTGCTGAAGGTACAGCTATCTTTTCAAACGGGAGTTTGTCAATGGTGTTTAACTCATTAGCTATCTCCTCAATAAGTTCCTCTTTAGATTTCTCTGTTAGTACTGTCTCAATTAACTTCTGTTGAAGTGTACTAGCAAACTCTGAAGTATCACTTCTCTTGATATCAAATCCTTTCACATCTAACTTTGTCTTCCCATCTTTAAGGATTATTTGTCCACAGTATCTCTTCTTAGCAGCTTTTCCTGTAGCTCCTTTTGCCATAAAGAACTTACTGTATATCTTCTCTAGCTTAATCTCAAAGATGTTCTTCTCATCTACATTAAACTGATAAGTGAACTTAGGTATCCTTCTCATGATTTCATCTTGTAGTCTAATCCCTTCATTGTATGCTTCTCCATAGTTGTTCTTTCCTGTACATACAAAGATACTATCTGTATCACCATAGATTACTTGCATTCCTAATTCAGTAGCTATATCTGCTGCTAGTCTAATCATCCTCTGTCCAAATGCAGTAATTGCTTCTGCTACTTCTAAATTATGCTTCCTAGACCTGTATCCAAAAGCTCCATACACTGCATTTGAAAGTACTTTGATTACTTCTTGTTTGATATCTAGCAACTTCTTCTTTTCAGGATCTTTCTCTATTTCTATCTGCTTTCTTAAACTATCTCTCAAAGCAGTGAAGTCATCAAGCATCTCTGGGAACAAACCTCTAGGCTTCTTGAGGAAGATCCACGACTTAGTGTTTTCAAGATTGCTAAACTTGTATACTTCAGCTTTCTTAGGAATAAACTTGGAATCAACCACATAGGTGTCAGTGTCTATATTGAATGTTCTAATGATAGATGGGTATAGAGACTTGTAGTCTAGGCAGATTACCCATTTGTGTAGACCAATCACTGGATTAACTACAATAGCACCTTTGTAGCTTTGTTTCTCATCTTTCTTGTTAGAGAACTTAGAGGGAAGAGGAAATGTCCTTCTTCTCAATGCTTCTGTATCTATCATCCTCTGAGTAGAGAAAGCATCTTCTAACCTTACACCTACAGTCTTCCTCAACTGGTCTAAGAAGCCTATCAAGTCATTCTTCCCATCTAGTTTCACTACTAGTTCCACATCATGTTTATTATATTCAAGAACTACTTGTGGTGCTTCTTCCCACACTTTGACTATATTAGGAGCTATAGGCTTTCCTTGATAGGTTACCTTCTTTTCTTCCTTTCCTAAGAAAACTTCAACCACATAGTCAAGAGTATAGCTCCTCAATTGTGTTCTTGCTACCATTCTTATACAGTCTAGAATGTCTATCACTTCTCTACCATCTAGCAACAGTCCTTCCCTAGACCAGTCCACTCCACGTATTCTGTGTTTCTTAGTTACTACCTTTCCCACAGAGTAACCCAAATCGGATAAAGCAGACAAGTAATTGAACTCTGTGTGTAATCCTCTTCTGAGTGCTTCCTGTCTTATATTCAATAGGTCAAAGTCTACATTATATCCAGTAATTACATCAGGATCTCTCTCTTTGACATAGTTAAGAAATCCCTTCATCATCTCTTCTACTGTTCTACACCAGATTATCTTCCAAGAGTCTGTCTCTTGTACTTTCAAATCATATTCGTTGAGATACCAAGTATAATATATCTTCTCATAAGAGTCATAAGCAGTTAAGCATTTAATAAATTCATTAGCTCTCATCCTTCCTGGCTTAACTTGTCTTTTAGACCATACTTCTGTGTCTATGTATATTTTCCTTAGAGGAATATTCAAATCCTCTTCTAATGGTACTGGATTGCTTTCATCATACCAGTCAATTGCTCCTCTTATCCCCATGTCTATTAAAAATCTAAGTTCAAAGAGCACATCTGCTTCTCTCACTGCTGCTTGAGCAAACTGAGCTTGTATAGTTCTCTTTATCTTAGGTACAAAACCAGGTATGTATGTGTAGATCCTGTATAGCTTTCTATTTCCAAACTCTACTAGCTCATACTTCTCTATCTCTGGCATCTGAAAGATATAGTTTGCATCAGACTTAACTGCAGGAATAGTATAGAAGTATGGCTTGAATCCTTTGATAGCTAACCTGTGTCTCTTTAAGTCTGTGTCTCTAACCCATAGATAGATTGTAGGTCTATACTTCTTAGGATCTGTCTCAGAAAGACTAGGATCTACTACTTCATCTTTATACTTAATTGCAGTCCAGACACCTTTAGTGTTTCTCTTCATCTTCTTTTCCGCCTGGTCCTAACTTCAAAGTTGTAGGGATATTGTCAGGGAACCCATAGTCTACTAGAGAAGTTTGTTTATGCTTCTTTCTCTTCTTCTTTGTTTTCTCTTCCATTGAGTATCCACCTGAGCATCTCTAGTCTCTTAGGTCCTAGACCAGGACATAGCTTCTTTAGTTCTTCATCAGGCATCTTACAAACTTCCTCAATAGAATTTACTTTACTAGCTATTAAGTCTGCTTTCTGCCTACCAAATCCAGGAATCATACTTAATACATCAGAGAGTATAGCTTTCTTAGTTTTCTCTTTACTCTTCTCTGGTATAGGTCTCATTGACAATGCTTTCTTATCAGATGAATAGAAGAGATATGCTAGTTGGTCTACAAAGGGTTTAATGTTATGTCCTTTTCCTGGTATCACTAACACAGAAATACCCATCAAGACTATACTAGCTATAGCTCCTCTAATTGTTCTCTCCACAGCAGGAGAAGATAAGAAACTATCATCCCATCTCTCTATTATGAGTATAGGTCTCTCAAATGCGTGTTTTAAGTTAAACATCTGTTTCCAGATATGCTTGTCTCCATGTACTATAGAGTTATAGAAGTCATTCAATGTCTTCCTCTCTATTCCTATATTAGAGAAGCAATAATCTGATACAGGTAAAGACTTGACTATCACATAGATTCCTTTCTCTCGTTGCAGCCTCTCAGGAATCTCTGGAGGCTCATGTACATCTACATATAAGATAGTAAGTCCTTCCTTGTTAGGTTGTATCTTGCTAAGTCCATTATTAGTTGGAGTAACTTTAACTCCTGAATTATTCTGTTTAGTTTCCTTCTCTGGAAAGAGACTCTTGTCAAGTTTAATTTGAGACATATTTAACACCTCAAAGAAAAGAAAGGGAGTGGTTATCTGAGTTTCTTCCTGTTCAGAGGGAGTTCAGTACAGTTCTCACAGAACATCACTAGACTCTCAGGCTTGAGCTTGTACTTGGTTCTTATTGGACACACCACTTTCTCATTGCCTTCCCAGATACAGTAATAGACTTGAGGGCTTTCATCTTCCTTTGGCATTTCTATGCAGCCTCCTCTCCACCTTCTTCAGTGGCTGGCTTAGGTCCTTTTGGTGGTAAGTCTACATAGCCTTTGTCTTTCTCTAGTTTTACTACAGCCATAGCTGCATCTAATCCAGGATATCTATACCTAGAGAATCTCCTAACTCTCTGTCCATCTGGTGCATATGCTTTCACTTGATCTGCTAGTGGCTTGTACAATCCAAAGATGTGTTTAATATAGTAGAGGATATTCCTTCCTCCCCAAGGATCTCCTGTTCCAAACTGATATGTAGGAGACATAGGGTTGCTAGTGATGTGGTCTGTTATTAGAATAGCTATGTCTGCTCTCCTTGCAATTGGATAACAAGCACCTAGTATTGCAGATACTATGCTTGTCCTTGCAGGAAAGTTCTGGGTTGCTGCAGCTATCTCACTCTTGATTGGTATAGTTATAGAGTCTATTATTAGTAAACCAAATTCTCCTGTCTTCACTTTCTGGTAAATAGGAGCCTTCTCCAACCAATCTTTGTCTTTGCTTGTTGTTGTGTCTACTTTACTTTTTCCTTTTCCTTGTGCTATCTTCTTTTGTGCTTCTGTAGGATACTTAGTTATCACTGAGACTCTAGACTCTTCTATATGTATATCCAATTGCATACCAAAGAGTTCTCCAAGGTCAAAGATACTAGGTACATGTATTATCTCTATCTTCTTCGGATCACAGTCAGGCCATCTCTTCTTGAAATATCCTGCAAACCTGTCAACAGTGTCTTCAGTAAAGAAGAATCCTTCTGTATCTAAGTAGAGAGCTTTCTTCCCTAGTCCTCCTGATTTAACTGGTCTAGTGCACATGCATGCAAGTTGGTAGCATAACCAAGTCTTACCTAAGTTTGGTATTCCAAAGACTAGAGTAGTAACTGAAGTCTTTAAGCCACCTACTAGAACTTCATCCAATGCTTTGCATCCTGAAGAAATTACTGCCATCTTTTAAACCTCCTTAGTGAGGATGGGATTACTCCCAGAGATCCCATCCTTCCTCTTCACTAGTTTCTGTTTCTCTAGCTGGTTTACTTGCTTCTACTGGTGCTTCTACTGTCTCTCCTGGTATTGGATAAACACTTATTCCATTGATAGAGTAGTGTTCTTCAGTATCGTCATCTCTCTTCCAAGATCTAGGTCTACCAAAGACAATTACCTTTGAATATTCTCTGAATGCTAGTGGGAAGTCTTTAGGTATGAAAACTCTTACTGTGTCTGTCATTCCTGAGTCTACATCTACTATTGTGATATTTCTAGAACCTGTCTTTGGGTTAATCTCCGGGTCTATGAAGTCCACAATTCCTGTGACCATTATCCAAGGATCTTTAGCATTCTTAGTATCTGCAACTGCTTTCTCTAGTTTATCTAGTGTGTATTCTCTAGAACCTAACGCTTCTCTTATCCACTGTTCATAGTTTATATCCATAGTTATACTCTTGAATCCTTTCTCTCCTTTCTGTACTCTAGGTGGGTTGAGAATGTAGTGGCTTCCCTCTGCTTTGATAGTAGCTTTGAACTCTACTGGAGTAAAAGGTCTATAAGTGAACTTAGAAGCAAATCCTCCCCACAGAGTCATTTGGAACAGCTTTGCTTTCTCATCTCCTTCCTTCTTAACTATACCAAAGATATCTCTGACATATCTATGTCCTATAATTGGCTTATGGAAATCAGGGTTCTCTACTTCTTCTCCCCGTCTGTTTCTAATTGTAGGTCTCCAGTCAAGCGGAGTTCCATTTTCATCCACATAACCTTCTATCCTTGCATTCTCTCCTTCTTCATCAAAGTATCTCAGTGCTTTCCTTCTCATCTGTTCTTTGATGTCTCTAATTGCATCTGCACCTAACAGGAATCCTCTGAAAACTACAGGTTCTTTTCTTGCTACTGGCTTCCCTGTTCTCTCTGCAAAAAGTAGAGCACTTACTTTCCTTCTGAATCTACCTTTGATTATATTGTCATTGTCTGCAGAGCCTAGTTCTTTTGCTTCTTGTTTAGCTTTCTCAAGCAGTGGTCTCAACTGAGCAACTGTTTTACCAGTAGACTTAGAAAAAGCCTTTAACAGAGCTTCTTCCTCTTTCTTGTCCATCTTTCCTATTCCTCCATTTTATTTTATTTCTTTGTCTGGGCTATTTAAATCTTTAGATTTGCAAGACAGTGGTACACATCCTCCCAAGTCTGGTCAGGTTTAAGTTTTAAACCTCCAAACCCTGGATGTCCACTTGCCTTGAAACCATGAGCAGTCAAATGCTCATACACTAAAGTAGCTAATGTACCTCTTATGCTACCTCTTCCAGTAGCAGAGTTTATAGCTACAATAGTGCGTTTGTCAGTATCCCACATTTCCCAAGCTAGAGTTCTCTCTATCTTGGTCTCAGACTGGAACGCCCAGACTCTTATTCCATTTCTGAGTTGTATGGGACTTGTCTCCCTGTAGATCCTTTCTCTTTCACTCTCAACAAGTTCTTTAGCAGACTTAAGAGAGGAATCATTGATTAGATCCCAAGGTGACTTTGCATTGCGTAATATAGCATATCCTACGTACCATTTCTCAGGTATCTTACATACTGCATTGATGCCTGAACTTAATCTTAAATACAGAGGATAATTAGAAGTCTCTAGCTTTCCATATCTCTCTCTTGGAGTAACAGACTCTTCCAGTAAGATAGGAAATTCTCTCCATATCTCTGGAGGTATAAGTTCTGGTTGTCCGTCTCCAACGCAATTGTGGGAAAGAATTCCATTAGCTAAGAAGAAATTGTTGGTAGAGGCCCAGTGTATGTCAAATACTTCTTCTCTGCCCTCATAGTCTATGCTTTCAATCCTTTCCAAACCAATTTGTGAACTTTTAAATGACAACTTGGGCAGAGTATAAGCAAATTCTCTGGCCTTCCATCCATCTTGTCTCTGTTTATGTGATGAATGTTGAGTTTGCCTTTGTTGCCACAAAGTTGACATTTGTACCCGACCTTCTGATACAAAAGGTTTCTCCATTCTTTTTTCTTCATTTCCCAATGATATGGCTTGGCTGAAGTTCCACCTTTCCAATTTGGGTTTTCTCGCCCACTGTGTGAACCTGTATATTTGCCAAGGTTCTTCAAGTTTGCTTTGCCTGAGCATCTCATTGAGCAATATTTCTTTCTTGAAGATTTCTTTACCGTAAACTCTTTCCCACATATTGGGCACATTCTCGTCTCTCGATGACTGAGATTGTGAAGAAGAATTCGTTCTCTTGTTCCATTCTTCATAGCTGCTTCTCTGAGCTTCTGTCTTTTCTCTTCTGTAATTGATGCTTTCACTCTCCCAAGCCACCAGCTCTTCCAGCTGGGATTTCCGCTTAATAGTTTTAAGACTTGGCGTGCTTTCTCTAAATTCTTCCTGTTTGCTTCTAACTTTCTTTGAGAAGTCATCTAAACTCCTCAAGTATACCACCAAGTAGTCTCCAATATTTAAGTCCTTTGCTTCAACAAGACCTCTTTGTGTAAACAGCCTATGCTCAGGAGTTACTAATATCTCTCTCTTTCTGGTAGTGATTCGCAGCAGTTCTTTCCGTCCTTTAGGTATTGTAAACAGTAAATTTTTACAAAGCTTTCCATGTTCATCTAGACCTATTCCAGAATCCAAAGTATTAAGATCTTTGATTTCAATTTGCCCACTTGGAGTAAGTATTTCCGTGTCCTTGGACAGGCAGCCAACTACTACTTTCCATCTATGTTCTTGTGGAATTAATTCTTTAAAGAGAGTATAGACAATAACAGAAGCAGGTGCTTCTCCATAGATAAGCTGGTAACTTCTCTTTCCTTCAGGAGGGTGATTTGGATGGTGGTCTATTGCTAAACCAACCCATTCAGGATTAGCTGGTACCATATCCACACAAACATCTGGTGGAAGCTCTAGTTGTTCTTGCCCTTGAACTTTATAAGGAGCAACAGGCCACTCTCCAAAGTCATCTGGAGCCCATACTTTGTTTATCTTAAACACATAAGACATAAGTACTGCAGAAGTTACACCATCTGCATCGTCATGCAGAGCTAGTTTCTTTATAGGTTCTATTTTCTTCTTTAATTCCATAATCTCTTTCTTGCTTAATACCTGCAAAGCTTCCATCCTCTAATACTTATCTTTTCTTCTAGTCTTCCCTCTTCCTTTGTATTTGGTCTTGTTTCGGAGATATAAGCCTTCTTGTAAACTGTGAGAAAAGTTTCTGCATGCTAGGCTCTGAGGACATTCTTTGCAATCTAATCTAGTACCATATTCTCCAAAGCACTCAAAGTTGTTCTTGCATAGCTTCTTTTCTTTTTCTGATAATGTATCTTCTGACTCCATTACTTCCTTCTTCCTTGTAGATTCTATCTACTTCCTTAGAGCATTCTTTACAGTAACCACCATTCTCAAGATACTCTGATATGTCTATAAATTTGAGACAAGCATTACATTGAGGTTTCATATCAGACACTGTTTGCATCTTTGATGACCATACATCTTCTCAATTAATGTTGAAATTTCGTTGTTGTCTTTTTCTAGCCAAGGTATATATCCTAGAAAAGAAAGCATCTTGAAGGCATCATTGCTACACAATGCATAACGTGCACAGCCTTCACAGACTTTATCTTTAGGATTGAATTTATTCTTTAGAAAGAAACAGAACACACGAATAGTCTCTTCATCCATATATCTCTCAACTAGATGATCCATGTTGGTCCCTTTGCAGCTCTTACTGTAGGCTTCTCTTCTATTTAAATCCTCTTGTGATTGTGGAGATATGGTCTTGTTTCATTTTCTTGCATTATCTTTCTAAGTATGTCTTCAATTGGAATATCTAAATCATGTATAATATGAAATAGCCTCACAAGAGCATCTCCTAGTTCTTCAAAGGCTTTCTCCTTGTTGTCATCTCTCCACCCAGATTCAAAGGAGTCTGTCAGTTCATCTATAGTTGCTAAAAGATATGGAGGATACATGTCCCAGGTAACTAGCCACCCTTTCTTGTTGGCAGCCTCTCCACATTTTTTTATATATTCTTGCAGATCCATGCTATTCCTTCCTTTCAGATGGGAGTGGTTCTCCTTCAAAGTACTTCTGTTCAGCTACAAAGCCACAGTTCTTACATTTCTTTAATCCTTTCCTACAAGTAGGGCATTGGTCTATGTCTGTTGACATGCACTTGGGGCATCTCATTCCTTGGATCTCCTCCTAAGTAAAATTATACACAAGAGAGAATAGTTAGCTAAGTCTATAAGAGTATCCTCTAGATTCTCTAGTTTGATTGCATCCTGATATTCTGGGTCTTCTAGTTTAGAAGCCAAATTGCACAGTCTACTCCACTTGTCTGAGAGCCTAACCAAGCAACCTTTCCAAGCTTCCACTCCAAAGCGTTCTGATTCTAGAAAATTACCAAGAGGGTCTCCTAAACCATATCCTTTATTCTTTATGTTGTGTATTTCTGCCATCTTAATTAGTAGAGTGTAGAAGTCAGGATGTCCACTCTTGAAATGCTTTCTCAATTCAGCAGCTAGTTCTTCTATTTCAGTATTCTCAACCATGCATATTCCTCCTGAGAGTGATATATGATTATCTTGTGGAACCATAATCTCCTTTGCCCATTTCGGTCTATCCAGATCCGTTCCTTTAAACGTCTTTCCACTCTAGGAACGTCTTCTGAAGAAATTACTAGAGTATCTCCTGTAAAGAAATATGGATACTTCAGCACTCCTTTTATGTTCTCTTTAATCCAATTCAATTCTTCACTTAGGTGGTCTATCACAGTAGCATCCCTACAATAAACCCTATCAGAATTCCTGTTATGAAGAAGACCAGGCAAGCTCTTGAATAGTATCTGTGCCACTGCTCTCTAATGTCTTCATTCTCTCGCCTAAGGTGATTAAGGTAAAGCCTCAATTCTTCTAATTTCTCTCTCTCCACAGACTCTTCTTTAGTCACTTTAAAAGACGGATTCTTTAGACTTTCAGGTTCAGTCTTGCTCTTCTCTTGACTCATTCATAATCCCTCTTGCTTCAAGTAGCTCTTTATATGTATTAATTGTTATCCACTTTCCTTTCAAGATATGTGCATATAGGAGATTATTCTTCGCTAAGGCTTTGAGGAGAGTCATTTCCAAGTCTCCCTCATCTGGCAAATAAGGTTCTATCTGTTTTCTATTGAAAGCATAGTGACCACAAGATACAAACTTATCAATAAGAGGTTTCTCTATGAAGTCTATTACCTTCATATCTTCCCCTACCTGCACTGCTCCAAATGGTAGTTTAGCTTGTTGGATTAAGATAGCATTTAATCCTTTCTGTGCATTAAACAACTCAGTGGGGTCAAAGAAACACACATCATCTAAATTCATACAATAGAAATCAGGCTCTTCAACTAAGTCTAAAGCTTTCTTGAGTCCTCCTCCTGTACCCAGTTGTTCTTCTTCTATAGAAGTATCCAACCAAGGTATATTCAAGAGTTTAGCATAGTTTACTCTCATGAACTTGAAGTTCTCTCTTGAAATAGCTACAATGACATGTTCAAAGTCATATGCAGTTAACCACTTCAACTGTGCTTCTAAAAGTGTCTCTCCAGTTTCTGGATGCACTATCAAGAAAGGCTTAGGTACATCTATCTGTCCTTTAAGTCTTAAGCCTTTACCACCAGCAAGAACAATAGCTTCTTTCATTTTGAATGCCTCAAACTTGGATTAAACTTTAGAGGTTGATCTAGGACAGTTTCATACTCAATGAGAAGCGGTTCTACTCTTATCCATGTTAGACCTTGTTCTTTTAGAACAATCTCTTGCAGTTTATTTGCTATCTCTTCCTTAGTCCAGTCCTTAATATCAATTGCATGTTTAATTCTAGACAACATTATCTAAGCATCTCCTTAACTTCCTTGTCCCAATTATTGAAGAGATCTCTCAATGCTTGTGATAGCAGTATGTAAGCTGGTTTGTTCTTACATGCTCTTGTCTTATTCAGATATTTAGAAGCATTAGCATAGTTACTTATTGTCTTTTCTACTATCATCAAGTCTGGTAGATCTTCGTTCCTAGCTCTCTTGCGTAGCCTGTAACAAAGTTCTTCGAGGGCAAGCATGCCATGAGATCTAACCAACTCCTCTACTATAAACAACTCCTTCTTCTTCATATCTGCTATTGTTAATAGTCTAGAGAATAGCTTGTTGATTACTTCATAATCCTCTGGTATAACCTGATCTCTACTGTTAAGTCTAGCATGTCCTTCAGCAAGAGAATCTATCATTAGGAGAACATTCTCAGGAAAGCGTTTGAAGGCAGAGAGCTTCTCATACAGTAATAGCCTGTGAGAACCATGTTCTGGGAGTTTCATTGGACCATAGTAAGTCTGAACATCCACACTTCTTATCATATCTTTCCAGCTTAGGATAATCTGCCAGTCTTCCTTCAGCAGTTTCTGTTGCTTTGCTAGCTGCTCTCTTGCTTGCCACTCTCTAGGTGACATGAGAGAGATTCCAGTTAATGATCTCCTGTCTATGAATTCATTGTATAGTGAAGTAGATGCTATCTCTTCCCAGTCTGAAGGAGTTCCAGCTACCATGCTCTTCTTTGGTTCAGGTCCTAAGTCTCCTCCAAATGTTCCTCCTTCAGAAGTGAGGTCATCTAAAGATGTAGTCTTAGTTAAACCTGCTAAGAACTGTAGAGATGCTAGTTTCAAGTAGTGAGTAGTGCACCTGCTAAGGTCTTCTACAAATATCAGTTTAGCTTGTCTGAACCTTTCCAAGTTATTCTTAGCCTCTGGACTCTTCTCTGCTTTCTTCATTACCTTAGCCATCCCTGCAGGAGTTAGTCTTCCTGAGATAACTAGTGGGTTTAATCTACTACCAAAACACTCTATTGCTACTCTATCACTTATTGTCTTTCCTACACCTGAGGAACCAAACTTCATTAACAACCACTTGTCATTGGTAACTACAAAACAAGAAGAGAATAGAGTTAGAGTTGCCCAGAACAATCCTGGTTCTCTGTAAGTATCATATGCTTGTTTAAAGAACTTAACTGTGAATGGGGACTTGTTTAGTTTCATTCTTCCTTCCTTTCCTTCTCCTGTTCTTTTTCTCTATTGGAATAGGAGTAGAGATTTTAACCTCATAGTTTACAGGATCCTCTTCTACTAGGTGGAAGCTCCAAGTGTTGTCATTCCAAGTTGTTGGATACCAAGGGAACCAAGGAATGACTTCCTTATCTCTTTGAGAGAGTGCTTTTGTTATTCTTTTTAGGATTACTGATTGAAGTATTCTCCAGAACTCCTTTGAGACATACATATCAATTGGTCTATCTATCTGCTCTTCATTGTATATCTTAGGTTCAAATTTTTGAGAGATTATCTTTGGATTTCGTAGACAAATAGAGCACTCTTCACTGTTGCTTGGTGAGTCTCCTATTGCAAATGCACAGTTACGACACATTCTGTTTTCCTTCCTCTTTCTGTTCTTGTTCTTGCTTTTGCTTTAGTTCCTCTTCTTGTTTCTTCCTAGCTTCTTCTGCCTCCTTCTTCTCTGCAAAAGAGATACCATCCACATCATAGTCATTTAAGTCTATTATCTTTCCTTCCCACTGGAAGGTGTGATATCCTAAGTATTTTTCTTTCTTAAGTCTCCTAATTAACTTCCTAAGAGCTATTTCTTTCCTCTCTTCCTTCAACTGATAATTTCTAATGTCTAGAGAATCTTTTGGTACAGCTTGTTTAAAGATACCATTGCTAAACAGTTTCCCTTTACATTTAGGACACTTGAAATACTCATCTCTTCCTTTCTTTCCTTTCCTCTTCATTTCTACCTTACAGATAGGACACTGTATTTTCACTCTTCTTTTCCTTTTCCTCATCTGCCTAAGAATTTCATATTTGGGTACTCTTTTCTGCTCAGACATTTCAACTTCTCCTCTTTATCTTTCTCACTCTTTGCCTTTTTCTAAGTTCTGCTTTCAAATCTTCAGTAGAGATCTCCTCTAATACCTTCCTAGCTACATCCTTGCTTCTCTCTTTCCAACTGTTCCAATAGTCTCTTGATTCTTCTAGCATTACCTGTTGCACTTTCAGAGACTTATAATTGACATATGTTCTATAGATAGCAAAACTACCTATGAATCCTACATTTATTAGATTGAACACAAGTTCTAAAGGTTCCATGTCTACACTTCCTAGCCTCGTTTTACTCTTGCTATTAAGTACTTGTTCTTTCTATCCCATACGGTTTCTATTTCTTGAGAGGAGATCTTGTAGGTTCTTAGGAACTGTGTGCAGAAGATTCTCCATCTTGTAATAGGATAATCACCTAAGTCATTAGATGGTTGCAAGGCTAGAAGATTCTGTTCTGGATCAAATAAGATCTTCACATTCTTAGAGAATTCGTGCCTATAAAGGATAGGTATCTTGATATATCCTTCAGATCTGATTACTAGCTTTCCTGCTCCTCGTTTAATTTCTCTGAAGGGCATAACTTCACCTCATTCCATCTCTTCTTGACTACTTCTGTCCCACCAAATCCTGCTCTCTCTTCATATTTTGACAAGTCAAGTCCAGCTAGACCTAAGTCCTCTAATCTTGCTTCACTTCCTGTTCCTACACTATAGGTTATCCTTGGGTCATCTATTATCTCTATTGCTTCTCTGTTAGCATAGAACCTTACAAATGGAGCTCCTATCTTAGTTACTGGCATAGACTTGGCTTCAGCATATCCTAGATTCTTTACAAAGCATCCTGTAGTGAGCCAATACTGTTCATGAACTGAAATATAGTATTTGCCTCCTGCCTCTCTTACCCCATAATATGTTCTATGATCTTTAAAGATCTGGTGGTTATGTCCATGTACTGCTAGTGAAGTGTGAATGTTGCTAAACATCTTACCAAGTTGTGAAGCTTTGTAGACTGTTGCTCCTGTAGAACCATGTATTGCATAGACAGAATAAACTTGCTTACCTATTTTAATCATAAAGAGTTGTCCTCTCTCTGGTCCAGGTAGTAATGGTTTAATCTTCAAAGCATCTGCTATTGACCTTGTAATTGAGTCAGTTCCCTTAGTAGCTCTCCAGAATCGTTCTTCATGGTTACCTTCTAGCATTACAATTATTCTATCCTTTATTGGCTCTAAGAGTCTGACAACATCTAGTAACTGCACCGAACCTACTTTCTCCTCTGAAGCTCCATAAGGACTTAAGCTTCCCATCTCTATCAAATCACCCATCAAGACTACTTTAATCTCTGGGTGCTTAGAAAGAAACTTGACATATTCTATGTATTGTCCAAGAGAGAAATTGCCACTACCAAGATGCCAGTCTCCCATGAAACAAATCTCACCATAGGTTTTTCCTTTCTTAGGTTTAATTTCTATGACAGGAATCTCTGACTCTTTTGTATCTAAAACAACTCCTGAATTTATTTGCATTTCCATCCTCACTCCTTTTATCTTACTAGGAAATATAAACTTTACACAATCTTGGTTATTATCTCATACTTGAGTGCTTCTTCAGCACTTAGCCACCACTCTCGTTTCTTTGTCTTGTTCTTCAAGAGAGTAGCATTAATTTTAGTCCTCTCTATTATTATCTCATCTAGCATAGCATTCAAGCGTTCCAGTTCCTCTACTCCTTCTTTCATCTCAGATACTTTACCATATGTGAATGAAGAAGTCTCATGAAGCAAGAATCTGGTATACTTGCTTGCAGTCCTAGTGCTTCCTCCCATAAGAATGAGGACACCCATGCTAGCACATAAACCTCTAGCTTCTATATCTATTTGAATGCCTTTCTTCTTTAGGTCTTCTAGTGTATTGAAAAGCAATAGACCATGGTACACTTCTCCACCAACTGAATTGAGAATTATCTTTATCTCTTTAGCTCCAGAGAAGGCTAGGTAGAGAAGTCGTTTGCATACTTTATTGCATAAGTCTTCTGTTAGTTCTCCATGTAAGACTATAGTGTTATTCTTTAGGAGAGTCATCTCTACAGTATCATCCACTTGGCTTTGTTTGCTAACTATCTCCCAAGTTTCTGGAGCTTCAGGTGTCTCTGGTTCAGGTTTTGATTTGATTCTCATCTTCTCCCAACTCCTCAAATGCTTTCCTTAACCAAGCATACAAACCTCTCTTAGATTGAAATATCAAGTTTGCATGTCCTAGCAACCACAGAGGCACATGTCCACTTCCTTCTTCAGTTGGTTGGTAGATAACTATAACAGGTTTCTTTAGTATTCTTGAAGCAAAGAAGATCTCCATTGAACTACCCATTCCAATCCTAAATAGGTAAGCTAGTACTATATCACATGCAGCTATGTCTTTCAGGTCTGTAGTTATTATCTCTTCAGCCATCTGCTTTCTCTCTTCAATTCCTTCTGGCTCTAAGTCTATCTTAGTTGGATGAGTAACCTGTTCTCTCTCCCAAGGATCATGTATCCTAAACTTTGGAGATATCTTCATTAGACCTTCTCGTAGCTGCCTTCTGTAGTCCTGGAGATCTTCAGCAAAGGAGATTGGACCAGCTAAGTAGATATGTATCTCATCCTTTTTCAGTGTCTGGTAGATGGGTACAGTACTTAGTCTCCGTTGCTTGAATATACTCTCTAGGTCTATGCTTGGCATTTTGGTTTCCTCTTTCTTCTAGGTATTCTAACTATTTCTACTCTTAATTCAGACCCTTCTTCAACAGGAACTCCTCCGATATTAGGGAAGGATTGCACACAGTGCCACTGTCCTTCCCTTTCATCATCACTTTTCAGATATATCCAGAGGAGTTTTCTTTCCCATGCTCTCCTGAACACAGGATATTCTAGTAACCTGGTAATATAACCTTTTGGTAGAATATACTTCATAGGTATGACGTTTTTCTTAACACCTAACTTCCTTACTTCCTGCCTGAAGAGCTTGTTTATCTCAGACAGTATATCCTCATATTTCTTTCCTGTTTCCTCTAACTCTTGCCACTCTTTCTCTTCAGGGTGTGACATATTTCCAGAACCTCATACTCCTCTTACTTGGATTCCTATATCCTGTTACATAATCTTCAAGGAATTCTTCAACCTCAGCCCAATCTTTTATCTTGATAAATGTAGATCCTTTTGCTGTTTCTACTCTAAGATATACACAAGTGTAAGAACCAGGGTAAACTAGTTTGTAATGATTATCATACATATGATTAAACATAACATGTCTCATTAGTCCGTTCTTAGTCTTATACAAATAACCTTCACTGAAACAGAAAGGACATTTCTTTCTACTCTTTAGTTTGTTTCCCATTCACTTTCACCTTTGTAACTACATTAACACTCTTACAGGTATTGCAATAGATAAACTCCTCTTCATCATTTAAAGGTAGAGAAAGGACTTTGACATCTGTTGAACCACAGCTAGGACATTTTCTTTCTTGCTTTGACATTTCTCTCCCTCAGTGTCTTGTAGATATTGAAAATGCTTATGATAGTCCAAATACCATTGAGTATCTGAAAGGGATTTGCAGGTGGACCAATGAGAGTTGCATTAGCTGTTAAACAAACTCCTCCTATTAGACTGCACACTTGTGATTCCAGGAAATGCTTTCTGCTTAGATAAAGTGTAGCTAACACTAGTCCCATACCAAGATATCCCACAGCTTCAATTATCACTTCTGTCCCTCCTTATTATTTGACTCATGGCCTTTTTCAGGGTTTCTTCGGAACAACATCTTTAGGCTTTCTCCTGACAAAGTTCATTGGGTTAGTGAGATACTCAAGAGTCTGCTTTGGTTTCTTTATATGTCTCAACTTACGTATCCAGCCTTCAGGATATGAGATAACGGTTACTCCTGCTTTCTTCAGTGCATCTTCTTTCTTCTTGTCTGCCTCTTGCCTGTTCCACATTCTATGCCACACAGAAGGAGATATCTCAACAGCCAAGTCTAGCTTAGGGAAGTAGAAGTCCAACCAGCAATAGGTACCATTCAACTTAACTCTTACATTATGCCAATAGTCTAACCCTTCTCTGTATCCTAACCTGTCAAAGTACTGCTTAGCTGACTTCTCACTTGAAGTGTAGAATGTAGGTGAACGATTTGGCTTAGATCCTACCTTACTGCAGAATTTCCTGAAGTTAGCACTCACTGCTGTTGAAGTACGATACTGCTTCTTGCATTTCTTGCATAGCATGTATGCATAGCCATCTCTAGAGTGCATGTAAGGCAGATTGTAGGTACCACATGATGGACATGGATAGCTAAGCTCTTCAGTAGGTACTTTAACTTTCTTCATTTTCCACATCTATCCTCTTAGCTAGTTTACGTACAGCCAAGGTATCAGCTAGCTCATCCCATTTCTTGTCTTTAATTAGACTAAACAATTCGGGAGTAAGGTGAGCTTCCTTCCTCTTCTCTAAGAATTCAAACAGCAATTGAATTCCTTCTGAAGCTTCTTGAGGTAAGTAAAAGACAACACACTTGTCATCAGCCCAGCTCTCAAAGTCTTGTAAACAATTCCAGAAGTACAACCACATAGGAATATCATGAAAATAAAACACTCCAGCTTTCCATTTCTCTTCATCTAGATATGAGACAACAGGAAACCTGTGATCTTTGTAGAACATTATTCTAAGTCTGGAGTTCTTCTGCAAGAAGTTCAACCTTCTTCTTCTCTGACATAAACTTACCCCAAAGAGAGAGTGCTTCTCGTCTCTTCTCTAGTTGTTTTTCTAGCTTCTCAATGTCTTCCTTTAAAGAAGCTTTATACCTTTTCCTAATAGCAGATAACTCACTTTTGGAGTATCTTTCCTTGTCAGGGACTTGACAGCCACACTTTGTACAATACCAGTATTTTAAAGTAGTATCATAAGCAAATATCACATACCATGACATCTTATACCCGCAGAAAGGGCACTTCAATAATCTCTTATGGTTTTGAAAGTATAGAGAATTCTTACAAGAATCAGCTGCTGACATCTCTTACTTCCCTACCCCATTGAACTTTATTCCACAACCTCTCATTGATATAAGTAGCAAGAGCACACAAGCATTCTATAACTACTGACAAACTAAAAGCTATTTCATAGGGTCTAGATATCCCTAGAAGAGAGTAAATTACCCCTAAAAGAAGAGTGTCTATAAGTATTTCCAATAACCTAGCAGATACAGTCTTCAAAAGGCTTCGAATACGAGTTTCAGATACCTTGTGTTTATGCATCTCTACTACTCCAAGAAAGCTCGTATAAGCTTCTCTTTTTCTTTGTAAGTGCAAGTTGAGCAAGCAGGGTCTGAGATGTCTTTGTGAAAGTAAGGACAATGTTTGCATATTTCTTGGATTAGTTTAGTTAAATCACTCTTAGCTCTACCTTTTAGTTTATGCACTAATTCTCCTCCTTCTTTCTCTAATGCTTCTAGAGTTCTATGTAAGCACTTCTCACATAAGGTTTGTCCGTCTTCTATTGGTGCATTGCAAAGAATACAAGTCTTCAAAACTACCACCCTTCAAATTTAATTTGACAGATGAAGTCATCACCTTTGTCAATATAAATTGGAGCAAAGGAAATAGTTCTTTCATAGATTAGCCCATTCTTAGTTAATACTTCGACTCTTATCTCATCTACATAACAGGACTTATTAGGCACAAGAGTTATTTCCCAAAGAGATTCCTCTGCATTCCACTTCCATTTGCTATCAAACTTGGTATCGTTAAGTAATGAGCACCATACCTTGTTCTCATCATTAGACCAAACAAGTTCTCCTCTGTAAGATAGGAAACAATACCAAGTACCTTCTTTAAGTCCTTTGTAGAATTCTTCAGCTCTCCTCTGTATCGTCCTCATCCCTCTTAATTATCCAACTAAACTTCTCTTGGAGACTCTTGGAATATATCTGTTCTGGTTTAAGTCCAGCTTTCTTGCAGAAGTAGAGTGTCTTCTTAGGGGAAATATAACTAGTCAGACTAGTGTTCAGGTTCCACTCTGCTGTCTCTTTCAAGAGATTTAACTCACAAGCTATTTTCTCTGCCTTCCTCTGTTGTTTTAGTAGTTTAGACTCAGGAGCTTCTTTCAAGGATTCTAGCTTAGCTGTTTCCTTCTTTAGTTGTTCTTCTTTCTTAGCAATTCTCTCTTGGTAATTCTTTGGTAAGGCTCTTCTATGGTTTAATGTTTTGGCTACTGCTAAGTTAGTCATCTTAAACAGGTAAAGTCTAACAGGGAGTGAAGTTCTTCCATCTACTAGCTTGAGATGCTCCTTAGCATTCTCATCCCACACTGTTCCTGCTAGATAAGTTCTGAAGACCTTAGCTGACATCCCAGGCAAGACTTCTCTGAGGAAGCGAGAAACTTTGTTGGAGTCAAGTCCTTTAAAGAGAAAGTCATCCTTAGCTGTTTCTTTGAACTCTTGTAAGTTCTTGTAGACTTGTTCTGGTGGCTTGAAAGACTTCATCCAATGAACATAATCTTTGCCTGTGAAGTCTAGATAAACTGTACCATCTTTACCTAGTTTGACATTCTCTGCCTTGAGAGTAGTACAACCAAGTGTGCCACGTTCTCCTGCGATACGTTCATCTCCGACTCGAATACCTAAATTCTTCATTAACCAACATACAGTAGCTAGCTTTCTCCTAGTTACATCTGGACTCTTCAGTTCTTTGTCTATGAATACTTCTAGTTTCTTAATATTCTTAGCTAAGTTCTCTGCCTTTTCAAACTTCTTCTTTTCTCTTTCTTGTCTAAGCTGAGAGGCAGGTGACAACCAGACATACTTCCAACGAGTAGGGTCAAAGACATCCTTCCATTTAGCTATCCACAACTCATTAGGTTCCCAGACTGTATTCCAACCTTCCATTGGTTGAGAGGAATTAAGTATAATCTCTTCTTTGCGTATTGCTCTCTTCCAGTGTCCTCTGAGAGGGTTCTTTCCTTTGCTCATAAATATCGAGGGAGGTTCAACTGCCCAATTCATTACAGGAGTCTTCACTCCATCTACTAAGGCATATCCATATTTTTCTTTCAGTTGCTCTCTTAGTTGTTTCTTTAAAGTAGTAGCTAATTTCTTCTCTTCTTTAGTCATACCCTCTGTCTTAGCTTTTGTCTCTTCTAAGTATTTTTTGATAGCTTCAAAGTCATAGTTCTTTAAGTCTAAACAACCATCTTCTTTCTCTATTCCTAGCTTGGTAGAGAAGTCTAGAAGGAAGTTGGTAACAAACACATTATCATTTAAGTATGGTGTATCAAATTTCTTAGCAAAAGCAATTGCCATGCACTCTGCTTCAGGCTCTAGTTCTATCTCTTTTCCTTTGAACTTGATTGTCAGACCTATTGGATTATATGTTGGTAAATACACTCCTGAATGAATTAAAGTCTGCATATTTTCACCTAGTCTTTATTGAAAGCTTGAATGCGTTCGTGTTCCCAAACCTTTACCTTCCTATGTGCCAATTCCTTCTCTATTTTCTTCCCTGCTATGTTCTGTTCTCTTGGGACCCACTTCAGTTCTAGCTTCAGATTCTTCTCTGAACAGACTGTCTTAACTAAGTCATGTATTCTCTTCAATTCCAAGTTCTTAATCTTGTAGTTTCCATTGAACTGGTTCACTATAAGTTGAGAGTCAGAATACACAACTCCACTCCAATACTCAGGCAAGGTCAATACAAGAGAATATAAAGCTAACCACTCACCTTGGTTGTTAGTGCATGGATAGTCTTCAAAGATGTTCATCTGGTTTGTCTCTGGATCATAAAACCCATACAAGCCTGTACTAGACCCATCTATATAGAATACTTTACTCTTCTGCATTCTTCTTTCTCCACCTTCTATAGAAGAATCTTAATGATGATGGTGGCTTGTCACTGCATTCTTCACATATAATTACTTCTCCTTCTCCAGGTATCAACACATGATGCATTTCTTCTTTAGGGAATAGCCTTCCACAACTATCACAGAAATCCATTCCTGGAGGAACTTCTTCTTTGCTCCGTATCCTTCTGCCAAACCATTCCCATAATGCTTTATGCATTCTTACCCCTCTTCTTTGAAGGATTACTTTCTAAGCCATGCAGGATAAACTCAAGATAAGCCTTAGCACATGTCAAGAGTTCAACCTCTTCCTTATAATGCAAGAGCCGTTGTCTAGTTTCTTTAAGACGTTCTTCAACTTCTTCTAGCAATTGTTCTACTCTCTCCTTTCTCATTCTCATTGCAGGTCCCTCTTCATTAAATAGGTCATCTCTTTCTCTACAATTCTCTTGAAGTGAAGTGATTTGAAGAAGGCTAGTGCTCTTAGGTTATCCTTCTTGACTTCAGTGTACATAGTATTAAAACCATTCAGAAGGGATAAGGCAAACATATACTTTACTAGTCTAGTTCCTAAGTGCTGATTCTGATAATCATCTCTAACAACCAAACAGGACAAGTAAACTCCATCCTCATAGGGTCTCAGTTTTCCAATAGCCAATACTTGATTGTCTCTAAATAACATAACAGGAGTTGTTGTGTTCCAGTCTTCTTTAAATGAATGATATATTGTCTGAGGATCGACTCCAGACAGAGATAAGTTGCTCCTTGTCTCTAGACTTAGAGAAGAGAGGAATTCCATGACATGTTTCTTGTAGTAAGGAGAGAACTTAACAAAGCTATATCTGAACAAGGCATATCATCTTTTAGAGGGATTAGGGATAAATCTTCCGCATGCTTCCAAGAGTAAACGAAGAGATGTCTCTAGATTTCTCAATTCCTGTTCTGCTATTTCTTTCTCATTAAAAGTAATTTCAATCTCTAGTTTCTCGGCAGTTCCTGTCTTGATTACAATTTCATAGTAGTCATTCTTCATTCTAAACTTAGCCATATACTCTCATACTTCCTATCCATTTAGACCTATTTTTAACTTCCTTCAGATAAAGGTATTACCATTATCTGCAATTGAGCTTCAGGTGGAAATATCTCACGCACTTGCTTCTCTCTTTCAACTAAGTCTATGTCTTGAGTCTCTATTATAATTATCTTGAAGCTATTTGTTAGTTTAGATATCTTAAGGATCTCATCTTTAGTTTCTTGGAAGTCTCCTAAGTCCATGTCTGAGATAACTATCAAGTTAGCATCCCTGTATTCTTGCTCAGTAAACTGTTCCAAGCCTCGTTGTAATCTTGTACCTCCATTCCATATCCTGTAGTTAGCTCTCTCACTAGCATCAGCCCAGAACTCTCTAAGTTTCTCCTTTGGCACTCTCACACCTGCATCAGAGAAGAGTGCAAGCTGATAATCAAATCCAAATTTCTTAGTTATCTCATAGATCTCTTTCCCTATTAGGAGAGCTTTGCCTATCTTGCCTCCAGAGAATGTGAGTCCTTTCCCAGTTATCATAGATCCACTACCATCTATAATCACAAAGCACTTAATACCTTTTAGCTCTTCTTCATCTCTTCCTCTTGTTATACTATATACCTTCTTTTGGAGAGTAACTCCTGGTATCATTCTCAAGTCTTCTACACCAAGACTCTTCACTTCACTTGACGGGATGTCAACATCCTTGAAACTATCTCCCATAACAAACGGTTCAGTACCTACTACATACTTCTCTCCTGTTTTCTGTTTCTTTTCTCTACATACTCTTAAATTTTCAAGAAGGAATTTCCTAAGAGCTAGCCTCTCCACAGCATCTTCCCATTCCTCTATGTCTATCTCTAATCCTAATTTCTCTAGGTCATCTCTAGAAGCTCCTGCAGCAATGTCAAGTATTTTATCTAGAGAGCCTTTGTCTATCTTGATTCTTGAGAGTGGTCCTTTCTTGCCTGGTTTAAGACTCCCAAGTGGACTAAGTTGCAAATCAGTTTCCCAAGTGTAACCACAGTTCTTGCATTTTATTCTAACTTTCATGTTTTAAAGTACTCCCCTTTATTGATGGATTAAAATTCTTAGTCACAAATCTAACTAGATCTTCAAAGAAACAACTCTCATAGTATTCTTGCCAACTGTGCCATATCCAAGTTGTATTGCAATGTTCACACCTGAATGGTACTTCAAAAGGATCTCCTAATCTAGTTCTGATTTGAGGCTTTAAAGGATAGCCACATTTAGGACATTTCAGAGATGTTCTAGACATTCTCTTTCCTCCTTAGAGACGGGTTGAAAGCTTTCCTTGCAGCTAGCATCTTTGGTTCAAACTTATACCCACAGTAGGGACACTTTGCTTTAGAGAATATGCGTCTTACAGTTACTATCTGCTTACACTTGGGACATTCAGTAATGAACTCAAACTCTTCAGACATCTAACCACTTTCCTTTCTGTTCATCAAAGTATGAGACTATCTCCCACCCTTCATCTGAGTGGCATTTGGGGCATTTGAAATCTCCTTCTTTCCCTTCTCCTTCTGCTTCTTTGAGATCCTGTTGGATATTGTCATGGAATAACTTAGCTAGCTCTTTAATAGCATAGGGAGTAGAAATCCTTCCTTCTTTACATAGTTTAACAATGTGAGCTATCTTAGGTATCTTCTCTTCAGAAACTTTCTCTTTGACTGGTATCTGTTCTAAACCTGGAATTAGCTCTGGATAGACTGCTAAGTATAACAGGAAAGTAGTGTCTCTCTTGAGTGCTTTCTCTTTCTCATAAAATGTACCTTCAACTGAGAGGAAATGCCAGAGATCATTCCACACTAGAGGATAGTTGTCATGTATATGTAAATTCACACAATTGTGGACTAGAATCCTGTTAGCAAAGAATGAACCGGTTGAAGTTTTTAGATCATAGAGAATTACTGGATCAGTTTTTTTCTTTCTGATAACCTTAAATGTGGATGTCTTGAGTTCAAAAGTTTCAAGCGTTTGAATAGTTCCTCCATTTGAGGAGTGTCTTTGCCATGAACCTTCTGTTGAGCTTTCAGTTCTAACCACTGCAGCAAGAGTTGGGCATGTTCCTTCTTGATTACTAAGTAATCTTTGATAGCAACTAGGAATTCTCTGATATTGTGTTGCCCTGTTATGTAAAGTGAGAAGTATTCTGTTCCTGCCCAATTTGTCTTCACTCGAGTTTGAAAGCCAAGTCGTTCGAAATATTCTTTGAGAAGGAAAGAAGTGTTGGATATTGATATCATTGGTTGTCGATATTTCTTTCCCACGATCGTAATCGTTCCTTCCCCATCGACAATTCCAGCAATATAAGCTTTCTCCGTTTCTGTAAATGAAGTGACTATCTGGTGGCATCTTTTTCTTGAGAGTTCTCGCTTGGAGAGAGTATCTACGTGAAGGTAAACATAGCCTTGAACACTGTGAACTGTTTTTCCTAGTCTTGCTGCTATTTCTTTTGCTGTCATCTTCGGATAATTTTCCTTCAGGAATTGTATCTGTTCTTCTGTCCAGGTTCTTTTGCCCAAGTTTATCATCCAAGTAATAGTAAACACTCTCATTATTAAACTCTTTTGCTAGTTTAAGTTGAAAGTCTGGATAAGAAAAAATTTTATGTTCAGGGGAGGTGACTAAATGGCGTTTTCCATCTCTGAATTCAATTATTTCAGTGTGAAGAGTTTTCCCAATCCCTAAGACCCGAGTAGGTACCACTTTTCCATTTCTTACTCCTAGGATTATATCTCCTTCTTTTATCTCTCTGATTTCTTTTTCTGCACCACCAGGGAGTAGGATCTTTGTCGTTCCTTCAAGACAGTAATCTCCGAGAATATTTTCAACGAACTGAAGTTCAGCTGTAGAGTATGCAAACTGACTCCAGTCTTCTTCTACTCTCCAAAGAGACTTCTGGATTTTCTCAGGTACGAATCCTATCTCCTCAGCAAGAAGTCTTCTAGCTTCAAAGATATCTTTGATAGCTCTAAATATATCTAGTGGATAGATGTTCCAGTGATGTCCTTCATGGAACAAAATAGAGAGAGCAAAAGCATCTCCTCTCCAGTAAGGTGTGACCCACCAGATCTGACCTACAGTAGAGAAATATGATTCTATAGGAAATACTTTGAAGTATAGAGTCATCTTAGGGAATATAGGTCTAGACATCTTCCAACTGCGTACTTGCAGTTCCTCTAATCTCTTAGCTATCTTGTTGAAATTCTTCTTAGTAATTAGTTCCTTATTCATTCTCTGTTGTCCTCTCTAGAACATCCAAGTCTGAGAAATCATCTTCCTTGAGTCTTGTTCTAATACCAAACTTCTTCTTGTAGTGTTCTATAAACTTAGTAAGTCTATCTATAGGAGGAGCACTCTTCTCTTCTTCATTGAACACAAGGTGATTCTGATACACATAGAACCCTGCTCCTCCCATCTCTTCTAGACTTGGATCTGCTGTGCACAGAGTAGTGAAAGACCACATGTTCATTGCTTTCTCTTCTGCAGGTCTAAAACTCTCTATAGATGCAAGGTACTCATTGTACTTGAGAAAGAACTCACTAGTGTTGTCTATAAGTGAGACTCTAATTCCACCTGTCTTAAGTGTAGTTGTATACTTCTTTATCTCAAGAGAAATTCCTTTTATGGTTACCTGTTCTTTCCTCTCCTTCTTTATAGAATAGCCATAAACTTCAGGAAACTTCTTCTCTATATCTTGAGGAGTAGTTGACATGTTATGCCTCCCACAGTTTCACAAATGCATTCCTTTTCTTCTCATCTGGAAACAGCAACTTAGCACTTCCTGTTTCTTCTTGTATCTTGACTAGTTCTGAGTCAAAGATTATTGCTTCGGAGAACTTCCTCTCAAGTATTGTCTTATCATCTATAGTTACTTGTTCTCTTGTGTGCCAGTTGATTAGAGTGTCAATTAACTTCTCTATGTTCTCAGGATTATTTGGAATTATGTAAGACAAGTTAGGAGGACTTATCTTGAATGCAAGAACATCTCTTTCAAAAGGACTAAGTCCTGACTTCTCTAGGAATTCCTGTAGTTCTTTCAGTGTCTTGTAAGTCTTATTGCTAGCTTCTACAAAGTAGTAACTACTAACATCCTCTTTAACTGAGTTTAAGGTTTCAGCAATGAACTCCTTCAGTATGTGAATCTCTGAGACATCTGCACTCAGTTCTTGGCCTATCTTATCTTCATACTTAGGTGGAACACTTTTGCTTGATTCTATTATCTTGGCTAGTTGAGAAAACACTCCTCTGTTCTTCCAGACTAGCATGTCATCATTAAATTGTTGAACTAGCTCATGTACTTTCTCAAGAGATTCTGAGTATGAGAGTTCTTCTTGTATCCAAGCTAGTCTATGAGGAAGAGTGTACAGGATAGCCTCATTGATATCTTGAAATGTTACAGTATCTCTTCCATTTAACCAAGCAAGTCCTTTAGAAAGTAAAATTGTAGCTCTTAAGAACCTAGGTTTGGAAAGGCAGACTTTGCTACACAAGTGATTGACTTCATTACAATTGAGACACATCTTCTTGAGTTTAGCAGTAGAGAGGCTCCATTTGTCTTTAACATGTTTGCATGAGGCCATAGAGTGAGCAAACAGCGTTAGCCAGATTATTATCTTTGAAGGGACTTTTACTTGCATTATTTCCTCTCTAGCCTTCAAGTAATCTTCCCATGTAGATATCTGAGACAGAGGTCTTTCTTTTCTACCATATTTAGAGAACTTCCTCATCATAGTCTCTGCAGGAACTATTGATGGTTGATTAACTGGAACAAATAAGTCTATTCTGTCAATTGAAGCCATATTAATTTCTGGTATCTGTCCTGCATAGAAGTCTGATAAGGGGTTGGAGAGAAACGTATATGTGAAAACAAGCGAATCTAGACCAGCATATGTTTTCTCTTCCAAGAGTTGGTGCAGCTTAGCTCTATACTTGTTAAGCCATAAAAAGTATTCATCAACTATGATGTGGTTCTTCTCCATAAGTTCTCCTCGCCTCATTTGAACAATGTTCTTCTCTCTAAAGACTGCAGGGTCAATGTAGGCAATCAAACTTTCATCGACTTCAGAACTAGTTACTATTCTATAGTTCAAACCAGTGGTTATTGACCACATTCTTGAGAGAGCAGACTTAGCTGTTGCATGTGCTCCTAACAATAGAACAGTCAAATCACAAGCCTTGCTTAATATGTAGATCTTTATAACATCTCTCATGCCAAAGAGGGTTTTCTCCAACTCATCTATTTGACGTAGGATCTTGTCTCTTACTTCTTCCATATTTTATTCTCCATCTTATCTTGCAAGAGTCATTTCATATAAACATTTCACTTGTATTTGTAGTCTTGTCAGCAAACCTCTTCACAAGTAATCCACATTTTTATGTCTTCTACTATTTCGTGTATTCCTTCAATCATAACTTGTCTAGCTTCTAAATCTCTAGATCCTTTGTATCTTAGATAATGATAGAAACTATCCTGTATGAAATCTATTAAGTCTAAAAATCTTCTAGTTAAAAAATTGGAATTGCCCAAGCTGTTCAAGATGTAATGTGTGTATTCATGTGCTATCCTAAGTGGATCAAGATCTTTAATCCAGATTATTCCATTGTAATAGTATGCTTTAACTCCCTTAGATGGCTTCTGTAAATCAGAACCACTTAGTTCCTTGTATTCATTAAAGTCTCTGGTTACTTGAGGAAATAATTTCTCAATACACAAGCAGCTTACCACTCTCGAGGAAGCTTGCCTTCAGCTTCCCGTTTCTTGTCTTGGTAGACTTTGCACATTTCCCAACCATGTCTATTGTTCATGTGTAGCATTACAGCATCTCTATCTGTCTCTAAGTCTTTACAAAGGAACTCTGCTTCACCTTGCAAGACCTTCTGAGTGCAAGTATCTTTGTATGGGCAATCAACAGGCTTGGCTCTTTTCTTCATCATTTCTTCAAGTCTCTTAAGCTGCTCTTTGTCTTTTTCTGTCGTATCCTATCCCTCCTTTACCTTTGACATTGGTACGCCTCTTGCTTTCATTCTGACTTGCTTGAGGTGTACTGGACAATAATAGGCATAGACTTTAAGTTTTCTAATGTATAGTTTCTTGAGTTGCTCTTTGGGTATCCATTTCTGGCAAAGACTACAGTAGCCTTTCTCTCCATAGTGTGTCATATCTTCACCACTTTAGCATGCTCTCTTGGAATAAAGTTATGGACTTCTCCTTCACATTTTGTACACTTTGTACATATACCAGCAGAACCAGGATTCTTGTGGTACTTTGCATGATGGCCACAGATACAAATAGGAGACATATATGCTTCAAGAGGAACCAAGATTACACTGATATTGTAACGTCTCTCTATCTCATATCCTGTTAGCCATCCTTTCTTGTAACCACGACTAGGACATTTGTTTATGTTTCTACCTGCCAAAATGGATTCTCCTCCTGTTCCTCTTCTTCGTTAGCTTTTTGCTTGCTAAGGCCTCTCTTCAATAAAGTTAGAGATACTATGATGTCTTTCCCTGCAAACATGTTGTCAAATTGCCTTATGTATTTCCTATCCATAGGAGCATCTTTCCTGAGAACCAGGTAGATCTCATTTGGATCCTCTGCTGACTGCATTATCCTCACATACTGAGCATAGAGTTGATTGCGTTTACCTAATTTAACCACTCTCCTCTTAATATTTCAGTAGTTTGATATACAGGAGGAAGAATGTGAGATATAAACATGTTAGCTTAAAACTCCTCACCTTTTCTTCCTCTTAGCTAGCAAGTACAGGATAGTCACTGTTGATGTTATGAAGAAGTAGACTATTGAGAAGACAAAGTGTGTGTAGAAGATGATAAGTGAGGCAATAGGCATGCTAACATGAGCTCCTTCCTGGATTATTCCAAAGAGATATCCTATTGCATAATAGTACAGTAGAGGACCAATGAATGGAACTAACCCTAGCAGTGAACCAAACAGAGCAATAAGAACAAGAGGAATGGTTAGCAAACCTCCTACTCCTGCTTCAAGTATTCCTGCCATCAAAGCAGCTATGCTAGTAACTAAAGTGACATAAGTTCCAATGTGAATTTTTCTAGTTGCCACTCTCTTCACCTCCTAAACTACATAGCTTTCTTTTGCTGTAGTCTCTCTCTTGGATTTAAGAAGAGCATACATTCCATAGACAACTCCTGCTTTGAAAGATGAGAGGTTAATCTTAGGCATATCATTCAACCATCTTGAGGATTCTTCTCCAAGTTTGTCTAACAGTGAGACATTGTCAGGGTAGTCCTTCAAGATATTCAACACTGCACTGTCTACTTCTCTAAGGAATATCGAATACTTGGAGGGACCTATCTCCTCAGAAAAGAACTTCTGCCTTTTCTTCTTAAGTCTCCTCACTTTCAACCAAGTCTGGAAGAAGCTCTTCTTCTCCCCTGTTTCTTTAGATGCCATTTAAACTCCTCCATTAATTTTTCTAATTCCTCAAATGTTTTCTTATAAGGTCTCTTCATCTCTAACCAATACTTAGTAATCAAGTTTCCTTTGTCATCATACACAGCTAGTTCGAAGTCTCCACCTACTCTTTTAGTTACTATCTTTTCTCTCTGTCTACAGTCATAGATTTCTACCATGCATCTCTCACACTTAAGTATCCTTTGCTTCGTAAGATAAACATTACTTCTTGAACAGAAGTGCAGTTGAAAAGCTCACCATTGATCTCAAGGATTGGTACTTCTCTGAAGCCTTTAGATGTTAAGTAGGCAAGGAAGTTACTAGCATTTCTCTCTGTAAAGGGGACACCTAAAGTAGTAAGATACATTTTGATTACTTGACACTTGGGACAGCTTGGTAAGGTATACAGGATTATCATGTTACTCATCTGGCACTATAGCTATTAAGCATAATACTCTTACTTTCTCTGGAACAGAATTTGCTAACTTGACAGGCATTGGCAACCACATCTTAAGTTCTTCATTCCATATTTGGACAGTCCAGTACCACCAACCCTTGCCTCCTTTCTCTTGAAGGCTTCCATGTGGAAGTATTGGAAACACAGCCTTTCTTTTCCCGTTTGTTGCTTTCATGTGTTCTCTCCATTCTCTCATGTCTAAATCATGTTGCTCTCTTGCCTTAGGTGTTGCTATTCTTTTATGCTCATCTGAGTATTCTACTGACGAAGGTATTGGAAGGGTTTCTTCAGGCCTAACTACTTCATAGTAAACCCTAGCTCTCTTCAGAAAGATATCAGACTGCAGTTCCTTGAAGTCCTTCTTCTCTACAATAGGATGGCTAATTGCTTCTCCCTCTTCCACTTCTTTTACCTGTTCCTTCACCTGCTCTATATGTTTCTGCATGGCTTCATCTGAACTGTAAACTTTCTCACAGAAAGGACACTGGTAGACATTGTAAGCATAGTGAAGATTAGGAACAAGAGCTTCTACTATATCTCCAACTTTGCTGGTAGGATCATCTATAGGTTTCACTTCTTCTATACAATCAAGAAACGTTCTGGTCTCTTCTGGAGAGAGAATGGGATTGTTTGGGTGCCATTTTAGCCAAGAAGCTACTCTTTCTGCTCTTTCTTTTCTAGTTGTTCTCTTTGGTGATCCCATTCTCCTTCCCAGCCCTTCACTTCTCCAATGCAATATCCTCCATAGTGAGCAAACCATGCTTGAGCTTCTTCCCAAGTCTCTCCAATCTCATCAGCCCATTTCCTGCCTTTAGTGATCACATGCCCTGTCTTTGCTATCTCTTCAACTTTCCACAGTGCTTCTTTGATGTTTAAGTCTGGAGTGAAGAATAATGGTTTCAGTACCTTCTCTGCTTCAACTCTGACTTTATCTGGTTCCCCATCCAACATGGCAATTACTGCATTTGTCTCTCCAACTATCTTCTTGATTTCGGTGATTCTCTCTGGATCTTTGACAACCATGTCTATTAAGACTTGTTTCCTATCCTTGTACTCATCTGGAATGCTTTCTAAAGCTTCTATAGCTGTGGCAGTTGGTTGAGTAAGCACCTGTTCACCTAACCATAACTGCTTTATTTCTTCAGGAGCATCTCTGATTATCTTGAAACCTCTTTCAACAGTGCGTTCAGAGATCCCTAACCTCTCTGCTATAATCCCAGCAGTTTTACCTACCCTAGCGTCCTGGGACGCTGAGGTTCCTCTTTTCTTTCTCTTCTCAGCTTCTGCAGCTAATTTAGACTTTTCTACATTGTATGCATGCAAGATTGCCATAGCTGTATTGTAGTGCCTTCTGTCAGTGTTTAAAGACTCGCCTAGTTCTAGAGCTTGTTCTATAGTAGTTATGTCTTCATTAACCTTATACTTTGGTTCGAGTCCAAGTTCTTTGATTATCTTGTAACGGTGGTGTCCATCTATGATAGTTCCATCAGGCATAACATCTATTGATTCTCTCTGACCATACTTCTGAATAGACTTCTTCAGAGCTTTCTGTTTTTCTGGACTAAGTGGTGGAATAGCCTTCTCTAGTATAGGGTTTATTTTTAATTCCATACAATTCACCTCTTGACTTTAATTACTCTCCAATTTCTTCTAGGTCTATATATTGAATTACAAACTGAGTGATATTCACAGAACTGACACTTGTCTGAACTTATATTTCTCTCAAGAAGTTCCTCAGAGGTCTCAACTCTCTCATAGACATCTATCATTTCTTCTATCTTCTTGCCTAGTTCTTTCCTTGCATCTTTTAAGAACCAAGTGAGGAATGGTTTCCTACTTACTCTAATTGTTTTACCTCCAAGAAGGATATACTTGTTTACATGCTTCACTTCTGGTTCTATTATATCAAACATTAGCTTGTAGGCAACAGCTTGGAGGCCCTCTTCTTTCTTTAGACTTTCTCTACTCTTGATCTCAAAGATTTCCTTATTGACTTTGAAGTCTGGTCTTCCAGACAGGCAGTATTGTTTCAAAGTCTCTATTGGTTTATTTATTGGTATCTTGTACTCAGGAAGTAGCTCACAAGGAATCCTAACTGTCAAGTCCTTCTCTATATGTAAGATAGGGTTATTCCTAAGTCTTGTACCCTCATCACTCTTCATGAAGGTTTTAATCTTCTTTTCTGTTTCTTGGATATCAATAGCAAACTTAGGAGCATCTCTTGGTAGAAGAACTTGGACTATGGGATGCACCTTAGTCATGTAATAGCTCTGGTAAGCATCAGGATTAATCTTAAGGTATGTCTCAAACAAGTAGTGCTTTAGTCTGCCTAACACAGTCTCATATTTCTCTGGATCTGTTTGATAGTTAAGGTATTCAAACTGCAACTTTCTTGGGCAAATGTCTGTTAGCTCAGACACTCTGATAGACTTTCTCTCTTCCATGTTCTCCTGTTTAAAACTTGGGTTCTCTTGCATTCAATATCCTTCCTTAGAAAGTTCTTCTTCTTGTCTTCTGAAGTTAGACCACCTTTGCTTCTGTCTGTCTTCTCTTTCTTCAGTCTCTAATCTCTCTCCATCTAACTTGTTTTCTTCACTCATCTTTACCACCTAGCAAATCTTTAGTCTTCATTAGAGAACCATATAGCACTTTTCTAATGTCCAAGTTCCTCTTGTCACACAAGGCTTTAAGAGACTCAAATGTTTTCTTATCCATGAAGATTAAGACCCATTCTCTGTCTCTGTAGTATCTTATGTCAAAGACTTTTCCCTGAGGAACTTCTTTCATTGATAGACCTTCAGGAACACATTCAGTTTTGCTTGAGATTAGCACCTTATCTCCTAACTTGGTTTTCTCTTCTTTCATACGTTTCACATCCTTTAAATGTTACTCTGGAAATATATATGTTACTCAACAAGTACAAGGAGGATCTTGCTTTCGTTTATCTTCTAACCCACCTAGAGAAGCCATCATATTTAGGGTATCACTTATATTATTTACTATAGAGTTTATCTTGTCTTGTTTCCTTTTCTTAACTTCTTCTGGAAGTTTATCTTCTGACAAGCAAGTGAAGAACGACATGCACTTTAGACTACAGAATGCCCAAGAGACTTTATCTACATACCAGAAGTGAGTACGTTTCTTTATTGTATAGATATCAAAACCAGTTCTCTCTTCTAAGAGTCTCCTCAACTCCTTTGAGTACTCTGATTTAGAGTAATACTTTGTACCTTTTGGAATTATGTCACCACAGAACATGCAGACATGGTCCTTTCTAGCAGTCTTATACTCAAATGAGGGCTTGTTTGTAATCTTCATTTCTCCACACCTTATATCGGCATCTCAGGTTGCTTTAATATGTTACCTACATATGAACATGGTAGCTTTATTTTTCTTGTTCTAGCTTCTTTAATGATTGTAGATACAGGAAGTATATCTTGCTTCCATTTATGTTTCCTAGTTCATTAGCTAAGTTGTGCAGGACTGATTTCTTGTCTGTCAAGTCTAACCCTTTCTTTTTAAGTTCTCTCATCTTCTCAATAACTAGTTTAAAGAGAGCCTCATCATTAGGAACAAGTGTGTACCTAATTTGCTCTCTTATTCTATCTATTGATTTATCTATGAAACTCTGTTCAACTTCCTCTCTTAATTCTTCAATAACATGAGGTTCCATACTCTCAATTGTATTATCTTCAGGATAGTTCTCTAATACTTTACGGATAGCTTTCCTGATAATTGTTCTAGGTATTCCTTCTTTGTGTGTAGTTTCCCAACAGCGTTCCTTAACACTTTCACACTTAAGTTTACAGAAATAACAATCATTCTCTTTAGGGAAGTATGCTTTAGCAACCCATCCTTCTTCTATATCAAGAGACTTAGTCAATTCAAATTCAATGCGTTCAACTTCTTTCTTAGTTAATATTCCTTGCCATCTTACTTCTACTCTAGGAATTCCATAGTCATCTGCTATCTTAAGAGCTTTCAAAGGAGGAAGGAATCTCATAGTCTCTCTGTCAATGATATCAAATACCTTAAATCCTATAGGAGGAAACTTGTAGTGTACAAAGTCATGAGCTAACTCTGATCCATACAATTCTCCACATACAGCAACATTCATGTCCTCTAAGAGTTTCTTTATCTTAGGATAAGTTTCTCCATTGTCTGCTTTCTTTAAGAGATCTTCCCATGTTTCTGTCTTGAAGAAGAATGATTTGTGACCTTTCCAATATGGAGTCAAGCGAGTCTTTCCACCTATTGTTCCATCTGGGAACTTCCAAAGCAACAGATTCGTCCCGTCGCACTTTTCTTGTGCAATAACTTCTTTCCCAAGCAACCTCGAGTCTTCTGAATACTTGATTTTTGGGTAACCTCTGAGGATGCCAGGCTTGTTATCCCAAAGATAAATCAGAGTACCCATCAGACTATTTCTCTTAGAATAAAGAACTCCTCTGAACTTGTGTGCACCTACATTAAATGAAAAGTCTTGCAAGTCAGAAGGTTTGCATACTAAGATATCAGAAACTATGCCTCTTATGCGTTGTAGGCTTCTCTTTCTCTTCAATTCCTTAGCCAACTTGTCTAGTCGTTCTGCAGGTGATTCCCATTCTTTTACTCTAGTATTCTCTTCCATGGATTCCATTTCAACTTCACTTCTCCACATTTCTTACATAAACATACAACAAACTCATCTTGTACTTCCATATATCCTGAATAAGGTCTTCCACCATCAGTTACTTCATCTTTAGGATATGTAATCAGACATCCAATTTCTTCCCAATCATGATCGCATTCTTCTGCATGTCTCACAGAGCCACAGTCCGTCAACTTCTTGGAGGGTGTCGTAGTTTCCACAGTCTTCACAGATTCCTCTGATGGCTCTTCTCTTTCTCTTGACCATGATTTGTTTCCCTGAGTATTTTCTATCTTTGAATATTGATAAACCTTTCTAAACTCCATGTGGCAAACCTCCAAGTTCATGTATAAGCTTCCACTCATATGGTTTACGTTTATACTTCTTAGCAGCCTTCTCTGCTTTCTTGCAGAATACCCAGTTCTGAGTCTCACATATAGCTTCAAAAGTATCCCAAGGAACATCCTCTTCACAACTCTTCATAAGAGGACACCTCTTAGGTGCTACCCAGATATCTTGTGTCTTCTTTTTCTCCTTCATTTTTGATCACTTAACTTGTTCATTACTTTAATCAGGTCATAGAGATTTCTAACATTCACTGATATTCTCTTGACACACCGTTCATGAAAGTATAGACCTAAAGGAGTTGGTTGGTAATAGGTTCTGTAACGAGGTCTCTCCTCTAAGATAAGAAGAAAGCGTTTCCTATCTTTGATAGGCTTACCACACCTAGCACATATTTTCTCTTCCATCAGTGTTCCCGCACACATGCAAATAAGTTTATTATTCCTGTAGCTAAATGTAGTATGAGCAGAGGAAACAAAACTAAGAAGATTTGATCTTTATAGAATCCAATAGCTTCATTTACTGCTGTAGCTGAGACAAGTCCAACAAGTGTTGCAAACCACTTGAAAGCTTGCACTTTTAAACCATCAGAAGTGAATTCTGCTTTACAGACTTTGCACTTGTAGAAATTACGAGCTTCTTTTCCTAAGTAAACAACCGTTGGAGAGTAGTCTATGACATGAGTTCCAGTTAAGTGAAGTATGAAGCTAACTATTCGCTCTATTCTCTCCTTTCTCTTCTTATCTCTTTCTCTAATATATTCATAGTATGCTTTTTCATCTAACTTCTTAGCTAACTCATTTCTCTGGTTGGTCATTTTTGTTCTCTCCGTTTTTAGCTGCTACTCTTAATGATAGCTTGAGAATATCTGCACAAGAAGTACAGATATAGATATCATCTTGAGCTATAGGGTTAACAGGAGTTGGAGAAACAGTGTAAACTACAAATGTTGAAGAAGTCACATAGAAATGAGAAAGACGAGTTATCACTCTAATATGCTCTCCACAGGTCTTCTTCCCACAAAGTTGACATTCATAGATTTGTCCATATACTTTCTCTCCACAGATCTCACATCTCCCAACTTCTGGGAGAACACAAGGCACTATGCTGGTTGTATAAATAACAGGAGTAACTGCAGATGTAGAGCTTGTTGAAGATGAACTGGAAGTTGAATAAGAGACATTAGCAGGTGTACCCATGCTTTTCTTCTTCTTATGTCCAAACATTTTATTGCTCCTATCTTGTTTAATACATCTTAGCTTGAGTTTCTAGGTCATATAAGTATTTTGAAGGACTTGTATTTTCTCTAGTCATAGGAATAAAAGCCTTGCAAATACCTCTACAGGCTAAACCATCACCTGAGAACTTACCATATAAGCATTTCAAGTAACAATCTCCTCTCATATAATAGATACAAGACTCTGGTGTGTAAAGTATTTTGTTCCAGGCAAGAAGGTCTTCCTTGTTCTTAGAATTCTCAGCCTTCGGTTTGAGCTTCATATTTACTCCTCTTTACTAGTTTAGCATTCATGATTGAGAGAGCTTGTTCACAAGCATCTTGAAAGTCAGGGTTAACTTGAATCCAAGGAGCTATGTCATCTTTAATCAAGTACAAGGTTTCTCTGTAAGGCATATAAGTCTCAAAGGCAATTATCAATGCTACCATTCCAGGACTTCTGCTCAGACCTGCTGCACAGAACAAAATAACTCTCTTTCCTCTTGCTAGTTCTTCTAGTATCTTCTTTGCTTTTCTGAAGATAAGTTCTGGCTCATTGTATCCATCTTGTAAGTCTAGTAAGGAGATAGCAATAGCATCTTTAGGAAAGACATCAGTCATAGACTGAAAGCCCAAGACTTTAGTTACCCAAGTAGTCATTTAGGTTTCTCCTCTAACTTATCTGACAGGATATAGACTTCAGGAACTTTTCCTTTCAATTGTCTAACCCAAGGATAGTTTCTTAACAGTTTATCTTCTTCTTGTTTCTTTTCTTTCCACTTCTCATATTCTTTTTTAGCCATCTCTACTATCTGTCTATAGATGACAGTCTTCATATCATCTTCAGACAACCACGAATACAAAGTGAATACTCCTGAACTAGCACAGAAGAAGTACTCACCTTTCTTGGCTACAAAGAATACTTCTATGTCTACTGCTTTCTCCGATGGCAACAAGCTATGGTGGTAGACTTTAATGTCTGTTATCTTTATTTCCATTTTTATTCTTCCTAGCAACTACATGAAGAGTAAGCTTGAGAGAATCAGTGCACTCCTTGCATATTCTAAGTTCCTCAGTATACTGTGGAGATGGAATAAGTTGCCAAGAGAAGCCACCTGATGTTCCTTGAGCTACTGGAGCCCTTTTACAGATAAAACGAGAACAGTCTAGACATATCTCCTTCCCACAGAGAGCACATCTGGGTACCTCTTGTCCAACATCAAGTATCTGCTTCCCACAGATGTCACAGAAGTATGCGTAACTCACTTTCTTCTTTCTCATTTCTATTCCTCTTCAGGCTCTACCTCTTTAGCTCCTTTCTTCTTTCTGTGATATGGACATAGTGTTTGCAAGAAGCCATGTTTAACAGTTAATGTTCCAGGCTTGCCACATATTTCACAGATATGTCCACTCTCTCCCTCTGCTTTGTGAATTAAATCAAAGATCTCATCAGTTCCATATGAGACATAGTATCTCAAGAGTCCCCATTTCTGTTTCACTTGCATAACGAAAAAGTCTTTGAAGAGAGTAGAGTCTGGAGTATTGTCTATTACTCTCTGAATATCTTGACTTAATTTGTAGATGAGATCAAACCATCCATCTTGACAGTCAAAAACAAAAGGCATCCTTACTCTACTAGCAAATAGAGGATTGTATTCTGGATACAGTTTAGGAAAGTCCTTCATTAACTTCTTAGTATTTTTCTTATTCACTATCACCACCTCAAGTTTTCATCTGAGCTTGTCGTTCTCTCTCCTGTCTTACTCTTTCTTCCTCTACTGCTTGTTCTTTTATCATTAGATTGAAGTATTCTTGAAAGCAATTAAAGGAACAGAACTCTAGTTGAATAGGTCTCCTGAAGAACTGAGCTATCCGTTGAGTTTCACCTAAGAAGGTTACTTGTATATAATTCATCTCATGGATATCCTTCTTACAGTAGTCACACTTCTTCATTCTACATCACTATTGCGTTCTATTGCCGTATCCTCATATGGTCCAACTACTCTTCTATAGAGTTCTAACTTGCAACACTCCAGTGCACCTATCAAGTCATTCATTGTCTTGTATCTCTTGTTAGTAGCTATCAGCCTCTTAAGAACAGCAGTTATCACATAGTTGAGATTGCCAGCTACATTCTCTGGATCTTCTTGGAGCAAAGCTACTAGGTTAGCTACTGCAGGTTCAAAACGTTCTCTCTTTTCTTTAATTATGTAAGGCATTTCTCTCTTCCCTCCTTATACTTCTTCCTTTGGACTTACCCATTTCTTTATGTTCTTAATTGTCTTGAAACGATGATTCTTTATTACTATATCACCAGTGAGTAACTCTTGACAATGAGGACATCTACCTATAGCATCTTTAACTATTCCATCTTTTATTATCAAGGTATCTGTTTCTACTTTGTCTCCTTTCCTGAAACACAACAGCAAGCATACTAAATCCTTGGTCTGAAATTCAAACTCTCCTACTTTCTTGCAGATAGGACACCTTATCTTAGCAATAAAGGAATCATACAATCCCATATCAATGTCCTCTCTCATTTGTTATTCTCTTAAACAGAGCCTCCATTTTAGTACAGTAATATTCACAATTAAAGTTCTTGAACTTGAATTTATCCTCAGCATGGTCATAGTAACGTGCTAAGAGTGAACAAGGTATTCGACATGTGTCTAACTTCTTGCAATCTTTACAGCATAGACCATTCAATCTCAACTTACAAGAAGACCACATCTGTCCCAGATTCTCTCCTAAGATTAGTTTAGCATTGCATCTAAGTTTTCTTCTCATTTGAGACTTTCTCCATTAATGTCTTTGCCAGCTGTGTTCTCCAGTCTTTGCTAGTAAACTCTATCCCTATGATTTTCACTTGACAGTATTCCACACTTTCCTCTTGTAAAAGACTTGAATGCAAGTTCTTCTCCAAGTCTCCAAAAGACTCTGTAGATAGTTCTTTAGGTTTAAAGACTACTTCAAACACCTTGCCTCTTTCAGGATCTTCAACTTCCTTAATAGAATAGACTTGTATTGCTACTTTAGCTAGCCAAGATAGCAAGAAATCTACAGTAGACTCTAGAGGAATCCAACCTTTCCCATTTGGACTATAAAATCCTCTTCTAAACCCTATTCTAATAGTTAATTCCAAGCTACTCGTCACACTCCTCTACAGGTATCCCATTCTCTTGTAGGTAAGTTTTAAAGGAGATGATTGTCTCATTTTCATTCTTCATAGCTGTTTTCATTTTCCAAGTTCTGAAGTATTTCCAAACAATATCCTCATCAGCATAGACTTTAAGAGCCTCAGATGTCCAACCATCTCTTAGTCTTAAGATGGTAAATTGTCCTAAGATCTTTCTCCAAGTAAGTTCTTCACTCATCTAGTTCATCCCTTCTCTGTGTCAAGGAGAAAGTGCTCACATATACCTTCGCATGCTAAAGCTTCTGGCTTTTCTATTTGAACACGACAGTCTACTTTGAGAATGCATAGTCCTCTAGAGTAAAAGACACACTGTTCTTTCTTGTGAAGTATTTTGTTCCACACTGTCTTAGGATCCATCTTTAGCACATCTTAATAGTAATTTATAGACATCATCTTTATTAGCAAAGTCTTTTAGAATCTTGAAGTACTCTTCTATTTGTTCCCAAGTGAAGTGCCAGTGATAGACAAGAGGTTCTTTTACTTCATTGTAAGTGAAGAAGAAATCTTGTCCCAATTCCCATCCAATGACTACTGTCTCTGAACCTTTGAATTCATCGTGCCAAGGATTGAAGTAAGAACTTAATGGTCTTCTTTTGATGTGCATAATAAGGAATCCTAACTTCCAATAAGGCCTGAGAGATTTGTCAACTCTTCTCTGCTTGAAGACTAGGTAAGCTTTTCTTACATGGAAAGGTAGCTTCTTGCCTTTGAGATATAATTGTAATATCCTGCCAAACTCCTCAACATCAGTTATTGGTTGCTTCAGTTCGAAGATAAAAGCATCATCACTTTCCCAGAGATTATCTCTTAAACGTTCAAATCCTAAACTCATAGTCTCAATCCTTGAACAATGCAGTTACGTCTCCAGCAAAGATGCAGAGCACTGAGAGAAATATTCCAATTATGTTATATGATATCCAGAGGAAATACATTAGTCCTAACCACCCTGAGTCAACTAAAGTAGCTGAGAGTAGCTGTATAGCTCTTTTCTTTCTCTTAGCACTTATGAGACGTTGCCCGTTTGATTTCTTAGCCTCTGACATTTTTCCTCACCACTTCTTGATAGTCTTCAAAAAATAACAGGATAAGAGCTAAGGCTAAGAGTGTTTGACCTAAGCTATTGAGTTTACTCCAGATATCAAAGTACACAGTAGCAATGAACAATAGAATTGAAGCTATGCTTCCAAGAGGAAAGACTCTCTGTTTACTCTCACTCATGTTTTTTTGCCTCTTTTAATTTGGAGCAAACAACTTCCTCTGCTTTCTTTAGGAATTCCTCTCTTTCTTTTGGAGAAACTTCCAGTATTTCACCAATACTGAAGCTTTGCTTTCGTTTGACACAAGCAAGACACCTATCAATATTTACTCCATATTTTTTCTGACATTCAATACATTCTTTTAAGCTACTCATTTTTATGCTCTTCTCTTTCTAGCCGATTACATATCCACCAAGTGAAAAGCAAGCAAAGAATCAAGACAATTACAGGTACAAATGGATTTGTCATTTCAATCCCTCCTCTTTACTCATCTTTCCTCAGTTCCCATTTGCTTCTTATCTGTGTTTTCTGTTCTGACTTGTGGTACCTTAAGACTCCCACAGCTCTCAACTCTTTAAGCAAAGCAATTATTCTGTCTGTCTGAATAGGATATCGTTTCTGGTTTAGCTTGTTCAACTCATACACTATCTGAGCTACTGATGCCTTGCCTCCATTCTTCTGTATTGCTTTGAGTATCTGTTCAAAGTACCACTTTCTGGAACTAGCTGCCAATCCTCCTACCATGTCACCTCACCTCTTCCTTCCTTTCTTCCTTCTTACAAAATAGACAGAGAGAATTGTTTGCATCTACTGGTGTTGATATCCAGAATTGATACCAGACTTCTCCTAGTCTTCTAAGGAATTCATTGCCCCACAGAACATGTTCTACAGTCCATGCAAATGTACCTAATATTCTGCTTATTCTACCCATCAACTTTCCTCCTGACTCTGTTCTACTTTCTTAGTCATGTAATACACTTCCAATCTCCTAATTAATTCCTTATAGTTCTCTTCTCCCATTAGAGTAAAGAATTGCAGTCTCTCAACATATAAGAGCTTCTCATAGAAAGAAGGCAACATGCTAAACACTTTAGAGTGGAGCTTTACTACTTCTCCCAAGTCCTTAGGTACTATGTACATCTTGCCTCCTTGAGATACTAGGAAAGGAGGAAACTTTGTTACCTTCTCAGAGATTACAGCTAATAGAACTCTATCTATAGAATAATCAGAAGGCACTTCTCCTATGGAAATGAAAGTGTCATCCCTCTTCTCATATAGGTACACTTTACCATTGTATTGACTTATTTCTACTGCATAGGGAGATTCTTCCATTCTCTCACTTCTCCAGTTTCTCCATCATTAAGGAAGTGATTACTTTCTTAGTCTCTCCTTTTCCTAATTTCCTCTCTAGAACTTCTACATCTACATCTTTCTTGAATAGTCTCTGAAACTCTTCTTGTAAGTTCCTCACTATCATCCTTTCAGTTAGGGGAATTATGTCTACAACTGCTATCCAAGAGTGGTCTTTGTAGTTGAAAGTGGAATTGAAGGATGTAACTTCTGTAAAGGACAAGAGACAACGAAGGATGTCATCTGAAGTAAGTCTCTGCCAATGGTCTCCATTAAACCAGTTCAAGTCTCCATACCTGCATCTCACATAGAGTTTGACTTTCATATTCTCAACCTTTGTTAAAACACTCCTCACATTCCCAATACTCTACAAACTTACGCTTTACTTTAGGATTATAACATGGATTCCTGACACGTTTCCATTTCTTAGTGTCAAGAGTGAAACCTTCTGGTACTTCATAAACATACTTACTAGTTTGGCATTCATTGACATTTATCTTACCAAAGTAGTACCAACCTTTGGTTAGTATGTGCCCTAGTTCATCTATCTCTACTAAACCCTCCTTACCACATTCTGCACATTTTACGTGGTGGAGTCTGTAACGTTTCTTCCTATCCATCCAGATCACACTTCTTCTTTTCTCATCGTGTCTTATAAACTTATCTCTCAGTGTATCTTAGAGAAGGTTCTTGAGGTCTTAGCCAGTTCTGTCCAGATTCTCTTTCAAGTAAGACTCTCTTCTCGAACCTTCTTCTGTTGGATACTCTTGGAATGTGATGCTTCTTGTAATGTCTCTGGAGAACACCTTTCTTGTTCTTGTGTCCTAACTTATTCCACTGCTTTGGTTGTTGTGATCTAACCTTTCCGCTTTTTGCTAATGAACCATGTGAAGGCATATTTATCCTCTCATATTCTACACAATCTGACTTATTAACCTTTCTAGATAAGAGTTTAATAAATGAAAAACAAGTAAGATTCTTGTGACCCTAATGAAACTAGCACTAGTCGAACCTACTTATTTGAGTGCTGACATTGCAAACAATGCTTGGATGGAGGATATTCCTCCTGAAGAAAGAAAAGTCAATCTTGAAATAGCTCAGAGACAGTGGTTTAATCTATATTCTATATTAACTCAAGGGAGTGTTGTCTATCTTGTTCCACCCAAACAGGGGCTTCAGGATCAGGTTTATGTAGTGAATGCAGCAGAAGTTCTTCCTCATATGCAAATAGACCAGAAGAGAAATGTAGCTATCCTCTCTAACTTTAAGGCTGCAGGTAGAGCAGGAGAAGAGATTGAGTTCAAAAAGTTAGCAGAGAACTTAGGATATGAAATATATCAATGTCCATATTACTTTGAAGGAGAAGCTGAGCTTAAGTGGTTGAATGACAATGTCTATGTTGGAGGATATGGCATTAGAACATCCAAAAGAGCACACACTTGGCTCACTCAAGAGTTTGGTTGCAAGATTATTCCAGTAGAGACTGATGAGTGGCTATACCACTTAGACTGTCTAATCTTCCCTATCAGTAATGACTATTGTATAATTAATGAAGACATACCTTCAGATACTAAGGATGAGATCAAGAAATATACTAATGTAATAGAAGTAAACTACAATGCATGTTTAGAAGGGATAACTAATAGCTTTAAACTAAATGACTTAGTCCTTAATGCTGATGTCTCTAAGGGTTACAAGAACAGTCCTCAGGCACTGAAACAGATTCAGTCTGAACAGGCTGTACTGAATGAGATTTGTACCAAGCTAGGTCTGACACCAGTTTACATAGACTTATCAGAGTACTTGAAGTCAGGAGCTTTACTCTCATGCATGATACTTCATCTAGCTTGGGAACAAAGTTATCTAGGATAGAGTGACCTGTCTTGATGAAACTAAAAGACTGGTTAACATCAAGTGAAGTCCAACGCATCCGTTCACTAAGTTGGAAGGAGATCTTTGAAAAGGAGTTCAACAGAAACCCTATCCTTCCTGTTTCTTATTCTCCTGCTAAGTTCTATTCTCCAAATGATGGAGTAATATTGCATGCTAAAGTAGTCAAACCAGATGCTGAGTACTTGAATATCAAAGGAAAAAAATTCACACTCAGGGATTTACTTCAAGACAAGGACTATAATGAAGAGTCTCTTGCTATTGGTATCTTCTTGACTATATATGATGTTCACTATTCAAAGATGCCTACAGATGCTCTCATCAAGTCTGCATGGAAGGAAGTTGAAGATTTATCCTCAGGGATGTTCAACTTAGAGAAGTTAATTACTCAACAAGAGAAAATAGATGAGAATCTTGAAGATTACCTGCTTACTAATGAGAGATGGATTTTCCACTGTCAAAATATTAGGTTAGGTATTCAGTATCATATTGTTCAGGTAGCTGATACTGATGTAAATATTATACTTCCCTACATCAAAGACAAGCTAACCTTAAAGATGCAAGGACAGACATTCAGCTTTGTTACTTATGGTAGTCATACTGAAGTTATTATACCTATCAAATACAAGCCTAAGTTGCTAGTTCCTCAAGATGCTATCTATCATGTAACTACTTCGGATGCTATAGTTGAATTTCCTGCTTGAATTATCTGGTAAGGAGTAGCAAGTTAATTATTACTAGAGACTTGAGTAAGGCTTCAGACTTGCTACTCCTTTGTACTTGGCAGAGTTCAGACCTTCAATAGACTTAACAATCTCTGAAGACCCTGCCTAGTACTCTGAGAGGAGCCAAGTTGAAGTTTTAATAAGACTTAGAGATAGACTTGGCTCCTTGAAGTGGTAGAGGTACAGAATACACAAAGACTTGACCAGTTGTTAAGTCCTCTTGCCATTTGTACTTAAGAGTCTGGTTTCAATCCTTCTGTAGACTTGACCTCAACAATAGAACCAGGCCCTTTAAAGTACTGCCAGATTTGCTTCAATCGTATTGTAACTAGTCTATTCATAGTCCTTGCGTTCAGTTCTGCTCCGTAGTTTTTCTTGCCTGTATCTGGAAATTTCTTCTCTAAGTCAGCATGTATCTTCTTATATAGAGGGTCTTTTGCCATCCTTAGATTTTTAGCAAAGACGTAATGCAATCCTCCAAATGAACTCTTGTTGATATTGTCTTTCTTATATCCCAGAGCAGGGTTCTTGTATTTCTTGTAGGCTTTTAGAAACATGTAACCTAACCAAGAACTGAGTGAAGGAAACCTCTTAGGATGTGCACGGGCTAAGTATCTTGCTAAGGTTATCTCTCCTAGACCTTTAATTCCAATTGCTTGGCAATGTTTAGTAAGATATGGAAACTGTTTCTTTATTTCCCTTTCAAGCTTCTCCTTTGCAGGTTTGAGTTCTTCTAGCAATTTCAAGAACAGTTCATTCTCCTTACCAAACTCTTTTTTGAAAGCATTCTCAGCATTCTCTAGTCTTACCATTTCTTTAGTAATGTAGTCATATTTAGAGACAGCTATAGCAAGATCTAGGTCTTCCTTCTCTATCTTATGGAAATGCTCTGGGTGTTCTTTGTAGTAGTCTCGTATCAGAAATACATCATTGACATCTGACTTAGGTATCTTTCTTTCTTCTCTCAAGTCTTTTATTCGTTTGCCTGGCACTAGATAGACATTTCCAATGTCACATAGTGGGTATAGGAAGTGGACTTTGGGAGCTCCTGTTTCCAAGAAAAAGTTTGCCATATGAGTAGACTTAACCTCGGGATAAGACTTTATCTTGGAACGAAGCTCCTTAATAGTAGAGAATTGGAATGAGATGCCAGACTTAATCTCACCTCTAGAATTCTCTACTAAGCCCACACTCTTTTTCTTCCTACCCCAGTCAATGAAGACACTGACCATCCCTGTCTGCTTATTCATATGAACTTTACCCATTTCTTTCCCTCCCAATCCCACATATATTCTCCATCTGCATACACCAGTTTGTGTCTTCCTCTCAAGTATATGGTTTCTAGTCTAGAGTGTATACCATACAATATTCTAGATACTTCCCACTTTAGTCTCTTGCAAGGTAGAAATACTCTCATTACCTTCCAAGTCCCTTCTAGAAGATAAGAGTATCCATGAGGAGAAGATAACTCCTCTATTTCTGAATAGCCACAGAACTCACAAGAGAAAGCACCTGAAGTTTCTCCTCCCATATACCCATCACACTTAGGGCATGGTGGGTCTGAGTAGAAGATAAGTTCTCCTTCTCTATTGAATACCATGAAGGGACTTAGCTTTACGTTGAGTTTACGTTTATCCATACCCTCATCTCTTCAATAGTTTTCTTACTGCTTTCTTATATTCTGGATAGCTCCATGTTACATAGACAATCAAAGGCATGAACATTAGGAATATCATACATATATTATAGAAATTCCTTGCATAGAAGGGAGCTACACCTATTATCTTCTCTAACCACCAACCATCAGCTATCTTATAGTTCTCTGGTAAAGCCCACACAAGTGGAGCTATATGGTGGTCAAATTGCCACAAGAAGTAATAGTATAGGAATAAAGCTATAGTAGAGACAGTTGTTATCTTCCTACTTCTTGAACTGATTCCTTTCAATAACCTATTCTTCATGTCTTCACCTCTCTAAACTTGTACTCTTCTCAGATATAAGCCTTTCAATAATGGAAAGGATCCCTCACATAGTGCTTGCATTTTGGAGACTTCTTGCATAGCTTCACTCCTCTGTTGTAGAAAAAGCCTTCCTCTCTTTCCCTATAACAATACCCCAGTCCACATTCACCTTCTCTGTAATATGCACAAGACTTGTATCCATACATCATGAACTCCCATATCTGTTTTGTTCTAAACTCTTGTCTATATTTCCTTTGCTTGAAGTAGTGAACTATATTATAGAAAGGAAGAAGGAGAGTAACCAATGCATCTACTAGTCTCTCTAATAAGTCTCTACTGTTCATCTTCTATCACCCTTAGGTTCTAACTGGTCTCCCAAGAAAACAACTGAAAACTGCTCTTCAAGATACTTGAGTGCCTCTTCTCTACCTTTAGCAATCAGAACCTTCTTAGCTTCATAGAATGGTTTCCATTTACTAGTGTGAGAGAAACAGCAATTGATTATCTTATACTGTGTTTCATTTAGAGGTATGTTGTTGCCTTCTCGAATAGCCTCAAGAAACTTATTGAGGTAACAGTCTGCAGTTAAACTTTTAGACCCAAGAAAGCAATCTCCTTTGAAGCAATTCCAAATAGCATATCTAGTCAGAATATCATATATCCCTACTCTTACTCTTCTAGTGAATTCACCAGCATATTCTAAATGATAACTCACAGCCTTGACCTCCTGTTAATCATCTGATTCTAATTCTGCTTGTTCCCAGCCTTCAAAGTGTTCTCCTTGTTTCAACTGAATTCTCCTAACAACTTCCTTTACCTTTCTGTCTAGAGATTTCTTATCTAGATTTTGAAACACCTTGTAGTATTCTATCAATGCTCTTGAACAGTATCTATTGTCATCTGTAGCCTTACAATAGATAACTCCTTGTTCCCACTTCTGAATACACTCATCTAAGTATTGACACTTCCAACAGCATCTTGCACATTCTGTAGAGCAAAGTGATTGATTGAGTATCTTTCTCCAAGGATATGTTGAAACCTCTTCCTTATCTTTCCTCTTCTTCAATTTCCTATCAATCATCCTCTCTACTCTTCTTTACTAGACCTAATTCCTCAACGAGAGCCTCTATGCCTTTCCCTTTGTATGTCAAGAAATAGCTTGGATAGTAATCATCTATATTCCATGTCCCTATCTCAAAGACTACTTTCCCATTCAAGAATGCCCTCACCAAGTATTCGGTTGAGCCTGTTACTCGATTGAACTCTATCCTGTCATACTCTGTCTCTAAGACCTTCTCTTTTCCACCCTCTATCTTTAACCAGAATTGTAAGGGATCAACCTCACTCTCTGGAACAACCTCTGCAGAACTCCTATAGCCATCTTGACCATCTAAAGCAACAACACAGATATTGTTCTCAGTTGCAATGTAAACATCATAATCTATAGAATCAGAAACTTCCGATCCATGTCTCTCAATAACAAACTTGAGAGTGTTAAGAGTTGCATCCTTAAACTTGACTTCTATGAGATGATAATCTTCCTTGTAGGCTTCATGTAACATGTAACATATTCTCTGTGCATAGTTTATCCACTTACCACCTATAATGATTATATCTGCATCTCTTGGATAAGAACTAATGTCAAGGAGTTGGTTTTCTGTTAAGCCATCTGTCTCAAAGTATCTCAAGCCAGTCCTCTCTGCAAGCCAAGTCTTCGTGGTATTTGGTTCTCCTATGAAGATATACTTTACAGGTTTATCAAATCCTTTCTCTTTCATGTCAAGTTTCACCAGAAAAGATTATGACAATTGTCTCCTTAAAATGATTACCACAAGAACAGATAATTCCTTCTGGAAACATTCTCTTGAGTTCCTTGCTATTTGCCTCAGCAAAGGGAATAACTAATATCTCCTCTAAGAACCTATTCCACACACTTAGCCTGATAGGATAAGTCTTCTCAATAAATGGTGTATCCTCATAAGATGAGTAAGCCAAGTAGGGAAGTCCTCCCTTCCTTTGATACCTTACTACCATTGTCAGACTTCCTCCACTTCATCACTAAATACAACAAGTTTCCTCTTTCTTGGAAACTTAAGAATAAAACACCAACCAAGAATTTCATCTCCAGTATCCCAACAGTTTACAATTGTTCCTATTTCTCCCTTTTTAACTCTTGGATACTTGTAAGGTCTGATTAACTTTAGTTTTTCACCTTCAGAATATCCCAAGACTTTCCTCCAGAGTTTGATATCTGGATGCTTTGATGTCTCCATATTCTTTCCTCTTAGTGTAGGAGGAAACAAACATGTATATTATCTCTTAAGCACATCTGACACTCTTGCATACATTTAATTCTCTTGCCTCTTTTCTTAGCCATCTGTTCTGGACAGATAAACTCATTAGGTAGTCTTTCAGTTATCTCTCTTATTACTCTTGCAGTTGACTTTTGCCAGTCTACTGTCTGAGGAAATCTTGATTCAACACTCTGGATTAACTTCAAGTTGTTTGGTATATCCTTCCAGAAGTTAGCCATGTAGTATGACTTAGTATATGCATAGAAAGTCTTCTCTGGAAGTTGTCTTGCTATTTCACACCATTTCTGTAAGTATAGGTAGTTGTAGAAGTCTCCCGATTCGTGCACTCTAATAATTGTCTCTTTACGTTTCTTCAAGTATGCTACTATCTGTTCAACAAAGTCTTGTCTCTTAGAGAACTCCAGATTCTTTTTCCTCGAGGGTAAGCAAGAGGGATACAGACGTTCAGCCTTTAGGGCATAACAGAATCTTCTACACTCAGTTGAACTCCCAGGGCAAGTAGTTATTGCTGGAAGGTTCCATATTAAGACATTCTTAGACAGTTTAGTATTCCCTTTAGAGAAATGAAACTCCTTCATATTTCTCTCCTCCTTTTTAATGTCTGAAACCATTTCCATGCTCTATCACATCCTCTTTCTCTTGGATAATCTTTAAAGACAAAAGCCCTTGAAGGAACTGAGTAATAGAAACCTACTCCCTTAAAAACTACATCTTCCCAATTCTCATTGTCATCTATTGTAGAGTATGGAACTAACTCTCCAAGAGTTTCATGTTGAACTCTGGGATATTTCAAGACTTTATTAGCATAATGTTCTAAACATGGAAATTCCCTTACTCTTACTTTTACTTCTTCAGATTTAAGGATCTTCATCCATCTCAAGTAATTCTCCAACTCTTTAAGACTTTCATCTCTCCTCATTTATTCCTCATCCTCCTCATCTAACTCTGCTGTGCTTTCACCATAAGGTTCATACTCAAGTTTCTTTTCAGTATCTCCAAAGAAGGATACCCTCTGTTTGTTTTCTTTCTTCTGTTGTTTTCTAAATAGAGAATACACCTTCTTAATAACTAACCATATAATCTTGAGTATTCCAGAGAAGGCTAAACCCAATACATCAACAATTCCAACAACAATTATCCATGCAATTACGTGAGCCAATACAGACACTTCCAACTGTCTTAACATGTCTAAGATACCTTATACTTACTCTCTCTAAGGATAGGAATAGCCTACTAATTAGGTATATTCGCTTGTCTGTCTCTCCATTCCTCATGTGTCTAAGACTATATTCCATACTGTTCCTTCCCATTCACAGTCTATTAGCCAATGACATCTCTTCTTGCATCTCTTGTTCTTGCAGTCTTTACAGCATATCTTCTTGTGACAGTCTCTCCAATACCATGCCTTACAGTATCTCAAGCTCCTTCACCCAGCAGTAGTTCCCAGAAGTTGACTGGCTCACAGTCTGTTGAAACACACTCTTGAGGACAACTGTCTCTTTCATTGCAGAACCTACAGCACACCTTCTTCTTTTTAGGACATAACCACCATGTAGGACAGTATCTCTTCCTCATGTCTCTAAAATCAACTCCCATAAAGTTACTCTGCACTTAGAGGTGTCTTCTCCTTTTCTGGATGCTGAACACCTTTGAGGACAGTCTTCCTTGCAATACACACAACAGATCTTCTTCTTTAGAGGACAGAACTCCCAAGACCAACAGTATATCTTCTTCAAGTCCCTTCCTCAAATATTTTGTCCCAGAGATATGTTCTGAAATTGCATCCTTTGACTTTACATCTAACAGAGCACTTCTCTGGGCAGTATCTGCAGCACAGTCTCTTGCCTTGTTCACATGGTCTCTTACCACAATATATCTTAGTTATTCTCCTGGTCAACTTCTATCCTCTCTTTAACGTGCAGCACCTTTCGTTTATTGCTATAGACATTTAGAGGGTTAGGACTTATATCCTTTTCGGAGAACACTCAAGGTCACTGTTAGTTCAACCACCCTCCAAGATTAGTTTCCAAGTGCTCACTCTATATTCACAGGGCTTGTAAGTTAGAGAGCATACTTTAGGGCATTCCTTCTTCAGTCTACAAGAACGACAGCATATCCTCTTCCCACAGTAGTCAGATCTCCACTTACAGAAGTATGTCAAGTTACAGCCTCTGTTTTATGCATAGGGAGCCTCTGAGTTGAACTGTCTAGACTGTCACTCAGAGTGTTTCTAAGTGGTCTGGTATCTCTATGACCACACACTCATTTCCACATGCTTGACATTTCTTTGTCTTAGATACTTGACCACACACATTACAGTAGTAGACTTTCTCTCTCACCTGTCTTCCCTCCTTTAGAAAGCATGGCTCTTGGTCACCTTACGGTCTATTTCCTCTTTGAGCTTCTGCCAAGTCTCCCACTTCAGCCAGATAAAGCGTTTGCCATCTGAATGGTATAGGGCTATGAGCTTTCGTTTCCTGTCTATCTTTACTCTCACTTTCTCACCTCCAGTGTCTTGCTTATCTTCTCTTGCAGTATGAAAGGAGCAAGGATATTCTTAACACTCTCATATGTCTCTAGGCTATCTTTCAAGAAGTCAACAGCCTTTGAAGCTATAAAGAAGACCTCTTCAATATTTGACATCAGGTCTTCTATGTCATTAAGCCATATTCTCTTGGGACCTTCAATCCTCATTGCCCGGTTGGAGTCTTCAGCAATGTGCCATCTCATTCCTTGAGAGTCTGTGCATTCTGAGAATCCACCTGCATAAGCAGTGCGTATCAAGGTCACAAGATGCTTTATTGACATTAGAACTTCCTTCAAGGTATTCAAACTACTCACCTCCTCCTTTCAGCTAACACTACTAAGTTGAGTCCTACCCAATATCTTCCACCATTGTCAAACTGGACTACATAGCCTAGCTTGCTTGTTTTGACTACTGTCCCATATCTTGGATATGTCCCTTCAAGGTTCCACTTTTTCCACTCTATTCTGACTCTATCTCCAACTCTTAGACCTAAGACTTTAGTCAACACTTCTCTTTCTTTCCTTCTCATACTCTCCCTCAGTTGTTAGAGTTAGGACCTATTGCCTTGCAGAGTTTACCAAGTTGCTTTGCTTCAGTGATTATCTCAAGAGCCTCTTCAGGACTTAAGACTCTTGACAGTCTATTGTAGAATTCCTCTGTGCTATGTCTTGCATTGTATCCTTGAGCTGTTCCCTTCAATACTCTCTCCAGAGAGTGTATAGTCTCTATTCCTCCTTTGAGTAGTATCTTCTTCTCTCCAATAACAAGATACCAATTGTTCTTTACCTTCTCAAAGCCAAGAGTTATTGGTGTCTCTCCTTCCAAGTCAGTAATGTATCCAGATATACCCTCAGCAGTCAGCTTCTCTTCTCTCTGTTTCTTTATGTTCAGAAGCTCTTCCTTGTCCTTTTTCTCTTCCTCTTTCTCCTCTGCTGGATGCACTAAAGGACTTCCTTTTATGAAGTAGTTCCACAGTGCTTGATACATGTCCTCAAAAGCTACTCTCCTGTCATCTAAGTAGGTCATTGTTGTAGGTTGTCCTCTTCTATTCTTGACTATCTTTGTCTCTATCTTGACAGGGTCTTTACCATCTACAGATAGCTTGAAGAGGCTTATCCAAGGTCTTAGTTTCTCTATCAGACTTGGGAATAGAGTAGCCAGTTTCACATCACTCTGGTCAGATGGCTTCCAATTATATCTGTGTCTGTATACAAAGCTAGCAAAGTCTTCCTTCTTCCAAGTAACATCTGCTTCTATCTCATAAGTATGGTCATCTAGTCCCTTTATTGTTATCTTGTTTCCTTCTATCTTTATTCTTTCCTGAAGAGCAGTGTTCTTCAAGACTAGCTCTCTAGCCTCAAGCCTCTCTATCTTCTTGACAGTCTCATCTATTTTCTTCTTGTAGTCTTCTAAGTTTGCAAGAGTAACAATGCTTTCCTCACTCAAGTGTTCTACTGAGTTGAATTCCTCATAGGTATAATACTTGTCTTTTAGTCTTAGACACTCTGTATACAGAGCAACCCATTTCTTAGCCTCTTCTTCTGTCTTACAGTCTGTTAGACAAGCTAGCTCATAGGTCTTCCAGCTCTCTGCAAATACAGCATAGACCCCCTCTTTCAAGTCATCCCATATACTTCCATATCCTTTACCCCAACCTCTGTATATCATTGGAATATCTTCACACTTAGCTTCTTTATTGAAGAGAGAGAACTGACCATTGCTCCACACAACCAAGTGGAGTGAGTCTCTCTCATTAACAATGACCTTCTCTGCTCTGACTAGAAGCAAACTGTTTGTGTATCCTTGAGATAGCTTGTGCAGGACAGCTCCTTTGTAGACTAGCATTTCCTCAAGTTGTTTTCTAGTCAAGTTGAAAGCATAGAGCTTCAAGTCCAAGTCTATCTTCTTAGATACTTCCTCATCCTTTATGTCTTGGAGTTTCACATTTTCTCTCCACACCTTCTTCACCTCCTTTTCTTTTCTAAACCATAATCCTCAAGGAACAAGTTCAGAGCCTCTTCAGCGTATACAGCCTGACTTGCATAGTGCCATCCGTTCCTTGCATCTATACACTCAAAGATTAACCTCATCACATCCGCTTTACTCTTCGTTGCCTTTAGTCTCTTGTATACCTTCTTCCAGAATAAATACTTTTCTCTTCTCCTGATACGGTTTCTTTTCTGTGCTTCTTCTTTCCCTAACAGGATGTATTCTAATATTCTCTTACTTTTCTTGTCCATACTCAAACCCCAGTATCCTTATCCATGTTTCTAATTCTCTTATTCTCTTCTCAGGGTATCTCTCAACAAAGTCCTCCAGAGGTATAGCTTCTTTCTGTGTCCAGTCTGTATGGTATAGAGGTGCTATGACTATAATATGCTCACCATCTCTAGTTGCAGGGAGGAGAGCTCTATCTAGCTGAAACAGCCCTAGCTCTACTCTCTTTCTTCTTCTCAAGATTCTCATTGCTCTGTAGACTCTACCAACATCTACCCATATAGTATTTGTAAGCATGAGTGCTCCTCTCTTCACTCTTTTCTTTATTTTGAGTCTCCCAAAAGAGAAGAACCTAGACTCACTATCAGATAACCTTGGCACTCCTAGAGTTGCATCTGCTGACAAGATGAACTCTGGTGTTGTCCTGTCTGATTCCTCTAATTTCTCAAATCTCCTAAGGAACTCAATCTGAGTCATTGTTCTTCTTACCATGCAGTATCACCTGATATTGCATTAACAGTTTCTTCTGTTCTTGAGTTAGCTTACAGGCATAGCAATGAAGTCTAAACATGTTCTCCTTAGTCCAACAAGGATGCTTGAAGTTCTTGGCTCTACAAGTATATATCTTCACATTATACTTCCGAGTAGTCAGCAAGGCTGGACAGTTGCTAGCATTCATTTGACCTAAGGCTGTCTTGGCTGCATCTAACTTCCCACTTAGAATCCACATCTCTTCTCGTAAATCTCTTAAAGTCTCATGTGCTTCTTTCATCTTCCTTGAAGTCTCTCTCTTCTGGACAAGTAGTTTCTTGACTACCTTGTATAGGTCTTCTTTCTGTCTATTTTTATACTCTTGCATGTGCCTTCTTCTATCCATGTCTCCTACCTCTTATCTTTAACAGCACTTTTCTTATCTTAGCCTGTTCAGGAGTCCACTTGCATTTGTAACATACTTTCTCATACAACACTTCTACTCTCCTAAAGAGCAAGGTGTCTTTTGCTCCACAGGAATAGGATGGTCCCCATGAAGGTAAGATATGCTTCTGTAACACTCCACAGCGTGTTGCTTTTCTTCTTCCTATTTCTCTCCTGCAATATTGAATGAACCACCATAGCTTATCTTCAGAACATTTGTAGTCCCAGACCTTTCTCGCAGTCTCCTTTCTCTTTCTGTGTAGTATCTTTTTAGAGTTCTCTGCTTTGGTTAGTATCTTCTCTAACTCTTGTCTCTTCTTCTTAGTCAAGTCAAACATCTCTCAACACCTTGCTAACTATGACTCTTAGTTCCTTTGGAGAATCCTTATTTACTCTGTAGAACTTGCCATCCTTAAAGAGTAGAGCATGATGGTTCTTCAGTGAGAATACTTGCTGACAGTTCATATGCATACAACGCCACAGTTGCTTCTCCTTGTCTATCTGTAGAGTGTTCCAACTCAGACAGCGAGGACAAGGAACAAAGACACTCACTCTTGTTTTAGTTTCTTTCCGAGTATGCATACAGGCAACTCCTTCTCAAGTCTCTTCAACATCTCCTCCTTGCTTACTCTCTTAGTGACAAAGTCTTTCCATATTGCTCTCTTCAGATGGTATTCAGCTCTTGCTATTAGTTGGAAGACTTTAGCTTCTCTGTTAGTTAGCTTCACTGTATAGGAGCATGGCAAACCCACTACCTTCTTTCCAGAGACAAACAGCCTGTAGATACCTTCAGCAGCTAAAGTGCTAGCTCCCATTCCTAGTCTGTCATCTTTAGTATTGAAATATACTATAGTGTAGTATCTTCCTTGGAACCCATCTGCATCGTAGCTTACTCTCAACTCCTCCATCTTTTGTCCCTACTTGGTTCTATTTTTGCACACAAGACTCCCAAGCTCATGTAGTTCTTGTATGCTTCTTTTCCTTTAGTATGCTCTACAATAGCTAACAAGTTCTTCAAGTCTTGTAGGTTCTGCTCAATCTCTTTCTTCTCATACTCTTTCTTGATAATGTCTTCTCTTATCTTCTCAGCAGCACAGTGTAAGCAGTAATGTCCTGTGTAGTAATACCAAGACCCTGAGATGAATATCCTTGGCACTTCTTTAGGTATCTTTGCTCCACATTTCTTGCATCTAACTGACCTTTGATACTTCTTCCTGTGTCTAAAGATAAAGTAGCAGTTAGTCTGAAACTGTTGAGTATAGCCATACCAAGCTCTTTCAGAGTCATGTTGAAATTCCTCTTCAAATTCTTTCTCCATCTAACACTTCACCTCCACTACTATATCCCAATTATAGTCCTTAACTCTATTCACATCTATTCCTTTCTTCTTCAAGTGTTCCACTGCTTGTCTTTCAATTTCTTCTGCTATCTCCTCTAAAACCCACTCAGTAAGGTAGTCTGTATCTAGTTGGAACCTTATCTTGTTGTCTAACACATCTATTAGCTTCTTAAGTTCTTTACTTGTTCTCAACTTCACTACCTCAATTTCCATGAGATATACTTGAGAGCATTCTTCTTCTTGAGTTGCTTCAAGTCTCTGCAGAAGTCATCAATACAGTGTATATGTAGATAGCAACTCCTTGCACCATGATAGAAGTATAATGTCTCTATCTTAACACACACTTCTCCACAGCTTATCTTTAGACCACAGCAAGTGCAAGTGGCATTGTCACTTCTATTTCTCCATAGCTTCATATTCTTTCCTCAAGTCTTTCTTCAGTTTCCTAAGTCTATATTCAGCTCTCACAAGGGAATACAACATCATGAGCAGTTGAGCAGTTATATATGCCTCTACCAACTCAACTAACATCTGTTTCCCTCCTTTCAAGTGAATATGAGCCTACAGTTTTTCTCTGCTGAATGCTCAAAGGCTTCCAGCCACATCTTACATTTAGAGAGGAGATAAGTCTCATAGTCTTCATCTACTTCTCCTAAGATTACATTCCAAGGGTTCTTGAGCTTCTTCTTTCTTGTCTTGATAAACTCTCTCATAGGCTCAATCATCCTCTTGCACTGTTTTGGTGTCAAGTATCCGTCACAGTCAGAGTGCATTAAGAGAGGTCTGAAGGGAGTTCTCACCTTTATCTTTCCAAACCAGTAGTCCTCTAAGTTGAATCCAAGACCTCTTGCTAACCAGTGTCTGAATTCATCAAATCCAGAGTAGCTACCAGCTCTGAAGCTAACATGTCCACACTCACAGACAATATCAAGTCCCATCTTCTCTCATCCTTGCTTTATAGTTGTAAGGACACCAGTAACAACATCCCTGACTTGGATTCAAATCACACCTGACTATCATACAATGACCATCTGGTTTTCTCAGAGAACACTTCAGCACCCATTGTGTATTTCCACAGATTGGTGTCTTGGGTTTTCCCTCAAGAATCCTCAACCACTTGTTGCTTTCTAAGACTCTATGTTTGCATCTTGGTAGCTTCTTACGAGGGAAGACGAGTCTTGGAGTCTTTTGCAACCTCAACTGGTTCAACCCCATAGAGTTTCTTAATCAGTTCCTTTGCTGCTTCTTTAGATTCACTCACATGACATCCAGCTCTCTTGTCTAAGTCATTAGTTAGTATGTGTCTAAATGCTTGTTCCAGATACTCTAAGTAGAATGGTCTCCCAAACTTCCACAGAGATAGTTCAATACAGCCTGTTAATCTCTGTCTATTAATATAGAAGAAGAGCCTTGTGCAGTAGGTTATTGGGAGACTTGTTGCTCTGAATTGTTTTATGACTCCATGTCTTATAGTGACTTGAGGTACCTTGAACCACTTCCACTTGAAAGTGTAAGTCTGCTCACAAGCTTCCTCAAGAAGAGCTACTTCTCTTGGTAGAGTAAGTCTCCTCATTAACCTCTTAACTGGGTCTGTCATCTTTATTCTCCTTGTCTTTAAGTTTTACAATTCTGTATTCAGACATAAACAAAGGTCTCTCATCCCAAAGAGAACAAGGATACATTGTACAAGAGTAACATGTGCAATGACCTGTAGTGGGACTCTTTACACATGGTTCATGCTTTCCTTGAATGATTATCTCCCACCTATGGCTTAGAGTCCTGCGAGCATCTAAGATGAGTATCCTCTTTTCTTCCTTTGACATTTACCTTACTCCTTCGTTTCCATGCCTGTATTCGTAGATAGTTCTCATAACCTTTCTTAGCAAAAACCTGAAGATAGCACCCTACAACCTTGTCTCCATATCTAGGAGATATGAACTCTCTTTGTCTCTTCATCTCTTCATGCCAATAGGAGTCTACATTTGGAGCTAAGCAGTAGCCTAGTGTTTGAGGATTCTTACTTGGCACATGGAAAGGACAATCCACATAGAGGTTTGTTCCACAGTGAGTATGTATGCCCTCACTCCAGGTATTCTCATCTAACTTAAGGCATAGCTTGAGTGTAGCTACCTTGTTGATTCTCTTTCTTAGCTTCTTAGTTAAGGCATATCTCCACATACCAATGTATTCCTTATTCATTTCCTTTCCCTCGGTTCAAAGAGTGGACATTGTAAAACTATATAGTTGTACATAATCACTGCACAGTCCTCATAAGCATTTGGGTTGAAGCAAACATTTTCCTCTTGATAGGTGTGTTGATACTTGCAGTTAGCTATACATGTCAATGGTTGAAGACCAAACTTGAAGGCTACTTTGAGTAATGCATTATTGTCCTTTCTCTTGCTCACAAGAGTTCCACTCATTTGGCTTCTTCCTTTCATTTTGTTCTATAGTCAAGAGTCTGTATTTGTAACAATGTTGATATGTGGTTTGAGGTAATCTAGTTCCTACTCTACAGAATGTCTGATAGTGTTCTTTAGTTACGTTTAGATTACATGTTTTAATGAATGGACATGTGATAATTCTTTTTCTAAACATCATTTCCCTCTTGTATGTTTATTGAGTGAGAGGTTAGTAGTCATCCCTCTCACCGTTCTTTGGTATCTGTATCACAACAGCATTCTTCATCTTCTCTACTTCCTCTGTCCTACCATTCTGTGTTATTATCCATAGAGTTGGAAATGGATACTCCTTGTCTGGTATGTTAATGTATCCGTCTGAGAAATAGACTAGCAGTTTCACATTATGAATATTCATGTTCTCTTCAATGTAGTTGTATACTGGTCTGCTATCAGTACCACCATAGCCTCTACCTTTGACACAATATGGGTCAAAGTTCTCATCTATTTCCATTACCTCTTGCACTGCTGCATCACATACAATTACTGTAGCCTTCAGGCTTTCAAATTGCTTGCACATTGCATATATCTCTGAGAGGAATTCAGCGTATTCCTCATCTGATATAGACCCTGAAGAGTCTACACCTATCACTAGTTCTATTGACTCTCTCTTTATCATAGGCATATAGTATCCTACTGAATAGGATTTCTTAGCTGGTCTTGTATAGCTGAAGTCATGTGGTATCACTTGCACTATGAAGCGTCTCAAGACATCCTTCCAGTCTAATTGTGGATTGAGAATGTCTGCAAACATCCTTTCAATACCTGCAGGCATCTTGCCTTGAGACTTAGCAAAGTTGTATGCTTCTCTAACTGCCCTTGCAGTATCAAACGGTTGCTGTCCTGGTTGGTAGAATGGTGAATTAGCATTTCCTTGTCCACTTGTCTGATTCTGTCCTTGACCTTGTCCTTGTTGGTCTTTGTCACCTCCAAAGATATGAGAGTCAAATCCTCCTCCTACAGGTACTTTGTATATCTTTGCATTCTTAATTAACCAGTCGTATATCTCCTCTGCACACTTTCCTTTCATCTCTGGAATCCGTATCCACTTGTCTGGTATCTGGAAAGTATGACTTAGTATCTCATTGACTGCAGCATCTACAGCTACATTCCATAGTTCCTGTTGTCTTGTCCCTAGTCTCTCTAAGTGCTTCAGAACAACATGAAGCACCTCATGCGTTACTGCACACTTGAGTGCAGTGTCTGTCTGAGCATCTACCCAATGTGGATTATAGACAAGGTTCCCATATAGGTCTACTCCCATAGTGTTGATACCAAACATCTTAGCCTCTTCATCAGAGACCTCTCTTGGTATTAGTTTCATTGCGAGGTTCCCGAAAAAATGGGTAATCAGTTAACAAGTTTATCCTGGCTTTTGCAATCCTCTCACGTGGTGTCAAGTTACTCTTTACCATCCTGTTTCACCTCCTGTTCCTTATACAATACTCTTAAATATTTTCTTTGCTATTTCTTTGCTAGGTGACATTAGTTGCCTATCTGTCCTCAGTGCGGTGAGTTCTTTGAGCCTTATTATGCTAGGCTGAGAATCTGTAAGGATTGTTACAATGCCAACCGTCAGAGAAGGTATAGAACAGATCCTATTTACAGGGCGAAACACTTGGAGTGGGGTAGGTTGCGTTATTATAGGGATAGAGAGAAGATTCTTCGTCAACAGAGAGAAACTTGGATTACTGTCAATGGAAAACATAGGAAAGTTTCCAAACGTCCCTATCCAGCGGATGGCTCTTGTGAGCTTTGTGGTGACAAGGTCAAATTGGTCTATCACCATTGGGATGATGGAGACTTTATGAAAGGCATTTGGGTCTGTTCTTTCTGTCATGGTCTTTGTGAGAAGGCTGATATCTTTGGTACTGGACTCATCGAGAAATACCTTCAATTCAAATCCTCCCTTGCTTGCAAGTCAACTCACTCAAAGAAGTCTTAACTTTCTTCTTAATTGAAGAAATCTATTAGCCTCCGAGCAAGTTGACTTGCAGCCTTTATCTTTATTATCTTCTGTGTCAATGCTTTGTCTACACTGACCATTAGTTTCAGAGTGAATACAGCATACTCTTCATTCATCCTTCTAAGTACTCCAATTATCTTCTCAAGTGTTGCTGAATCCGAGTGGTCTCTGTAGTATTCTGCTAAGCTAGTTATGAGTGCCCATACAAGATCTGGCTGTGTATTCTCATCTGGTAGTTCACAGCTATCAGGGTCTTCTAAGTAGTATTTCATTGGCTTAAGTCTGTCTTTGATTCTAATAAATGTAGCAAATTCTCCTGCAGTCCCTACACCTATCTGAGTTGCTGCTATTTCCTGTATCAAGTCTAGCTGGTCACTCTTGATGTCTTTAATTAGGTTAGATAGGTGTTCCCATGACCTAGGAGTTGGGAATGCATTTTCCTTTAGCTTAGGGTCAAAGCCAAAGATTGCCATTCTCTTGAAGTTAAGGAAACCGATTATCCTCATGTCTATTCCATGTTTCACTGCCCAGTTAGTCCAGTCCTCTACTGATGGTATCATTAGTTCACAGTGACCAAATCTGTTCTTAAGAGGACCACTCATTTCAAAGACAGCTGCTCTATCTTCTAGTCTGTTTCCTGCTGCTACTAATAGGTAGCCATCAGGAACAACATAAGTTCCTAATCGTCTGTCTAGTATCAATTGGTATGCACTAGCTTGTACTAATGGTGGAGACAGATTCAACTCATCAAAGAATATGATTCCACAGCCTTTTCGTGGGAATAGTTCAGGTGGCAACCACACAGTAGCCATGTGTTCTTTATCGTATATTGGTATACCTCGTAAGTCGCTCGGGTCGGACTGAGAGAGTCGTATGTCTATCACTACAAAGTACTTCTCATCGTTGAGGTGTTTGACATCTTCTGTATACTCAAGACCTAACTCTTGAGCTAATTCCATAGCTGCTTGTCTGACTACTTGTGATTTACCTACACCAGTTGCTCCCCATACGAATAGAGCTTTCTTAGCTTTATAGTATAGCTTGACTAGTTCTTTCAGTTGGTCATGTTTGACCTGTACTGCTACTGAAACTTGTTCAGCTTTTCCAACCATATTTCCTCACTCTCCTTTTTTATTTTATATTTGGCACAGCGATATAGAGGTTTCCCTCTGAGTGCCATAGCTCTCTTACTTCAAACGAGTATGTCTTATTCATACTCTCACCAATTCCCTTTAACCACCCAGGGAGAAGGGTCTTCCCATTGAGGGATGACTGTGACATGAAATATTCTCTCCTATTTGAGTTTCAGATCTGTTAAGATCTGTTCCTTTAGAGCACTCAGCACTTCTTTTGCTGTCTTGCTCTGTCCACGGTACAGGTTTCTAAAGAACTTGTCAAGGCACTTCTTTGCTACTGGACATTCCTTAGGATCTCCGTATGCAGTGTGTTCTGTATTTCCACACCTGAATTCTCCAAAGCAAGGACAGAGTGTCTTGATTAGCATCTCTTGCTCTTTTCTGTTAAGTACTTGTCTGTGGTTGGATCTTGACTTTCTGACCAAAGCCAAACACTTCCCATATCTCTATACCTGAATTAGCTATAGCTTGAGCAATATGCTTGCATGCCTGGAGTTGTTTCAGTTCTCCATTGTCATTGAATAGATATGTGTGTGAACCCTTACGTACCTTCCAGTCCATGCACTCACATTCCCAACCATTCTCTCCAAAGAATACAGTGTATTGATGTCCTCTATGTGTGAAAGAGTTTATCTTAGTTCCTAGTAGCTTCTTCCATACTTCTATTTCTTTTCTAGATGTCATCACTTATCCCTCCTGTGGTGTTCTGCTCTACATGCATCACGATATGGACACTTCTCCCACTCATCTTTACCATTAGCTATATTACTCCATCTCCAACCATCAGTCAAACAGTTCCAGTCTCCAAAACAATATCTTCCATATAGGATAGTGTTCATGATGAAGACCTTCCTCTCTTCCTCAGTTAAGTTCTTAGGGACTTTCATGTGGTTTCACTATCCTTAGTTTATAGTATGCAGAAGACCCCTGAGTTATCCATTTGTATATGTAGTACCTACGCCATCCAAACTTAGAATTCCTGAGTCTCCTCAACTTGATCTGTTGTTTACCATTAAAGTTACTTATAGCAAATACCTCCCAATTGACCTTACCATTTTTGAATCTGACAATGTCTCCTACCTCAAGACATAGAAGTATTCTGTTCCATATCTCTTCCTCTTTCATAGTCTATTCTCTCCTCAAGTGTTCTGAGTAAGCAAAATAACCTGCACATATGCTAACCAGTATTGTCCATATCAGGAGTGCTACTTGCAATTGCATAGGCAGACACATCATGAATATAATATTGAATGCTATGAATTCTATCCACAGTACTATAGCTAATATTAGTTTTACTTTATTCATAGAGTATATCACTCCTCTTTAGGTGTACTATGATTTTTGTTTTGCCTCTCTGTATCTTGACAAAGTATTCATCAGCTATTACTTCAACTACTACTCCTGTCTTACCTATGATGAACTTCGTGAACTTACCCTCTTCATAGAGACTAGCAGAGATTATCTTTACCTTATCTCCTGGTTTAGGTGGTAATATCTTACTCCAGAGTTCTTTAGCTGACAACTTCAAGTTCCTCCCGTATGCAGAAGAATGTCCAGTTTCTTTTAGTTGGGAACTCTATTAGGTAGAAGTACTTGTTAGGTCTCCTGTAGAAGTAGTCAGCAGTAGACACATCCTCAAGGTTCTTCTTTTCAAGTACCTCTGTTATTATCCCTGTTGCTCCTAAAAGTGCTTCTCTACTTTCATACCATGGTTGTCCTTTGAATATAGGACGGCACAGGTTCTTAATGAACTTAACCTTAGTTCCTACTGGGAGTGGCTGGAAGTTATCCCACAAGTATAGTTCCTTAATCTTCTCACACATCAGTATTCACCTTCAGTTCATTTCTTAGTTTAAGCAGTGGAGTGTTCTCAACTATCCACTTCCAGCCTTCTTCTTTACCTTTAATCTTTAGAATATCCAGAGCCTGTTTCCAGTACTTGTAGTCCTTCTGGTTCTCCATCATTATCTTTAGATACTTAGCTTGTTCCTCTGTTACTTCTATATCTCCTTCTCTCTTCCAATCCCAGTCATGCAGTAGTCCTTTGAGGACTTTGTGTAGGTTACTCTTGCATGGAGTACCTAAGTCTGCTAACCTGTAGTGAAGACCCCAGTGAAGGTCATCATTTACTTGATATAGTTGCCAATGTGCCCAGTGAGCTATCATACCACCAGGTACTATCTTCTCTAGAACACTTAGCCTCACATAATATGTTTTAGCCTTAGGCTTTTCAGGAGACATAGCCTTTCATCTTCATGTCTCTATCTTCGACATATGCTAACTCTTGTGCCTTCTTTTCTAATTCTAAGTCTATGAAGCTTTGAGTGAGTTCACGTTCAGCAGTGGCTTCTAAGTTTTTGTCTAGAAACAAGATGTATCTAGCAACAGTATTCTCTAAGGCTAGTGCTTCTGGTGATTTCCTTCTGTAGACCTTCTCATTTATATTCATAATTCTCCCTCAATCATTCTATATAGTCATCATAGATCATAGCTATCAGATCACAGTTCTCAAAGTGGTATCCTTTGAAGTCTTCATCTTCTTTGAAGAACAGAATCCATCTTGTGTAAGTCTTCTTTAACCAATTAAAGAAATCCCTGGTTGTCTTGAATTCTCTAATTTCCTCATACCATGCATCACTTGCTTTCTTAACTCCTACTTTCATATACTTTCCTCCAGGATTCCTCCCATCTTTTAAACTTGTTCTCATCTCTCTCTACATAAATGAATCTCTTGTCAAGTAAAACAATTGCTAGTTCTTCAAGCATGTCTTTCAGTTTCAAACTTGCTTTGACAAAGGATACTTGGTCTTCTTTAGCCAATAAGTGTAGTTCCCAAAGAAGTGCTTCAAGGTGGAGTTGACAGAAAGGTAAGGAACCTAATGCACGTTCCCAGAGACAAGCTTCACATGTTTTGCTTTGTTCCTTAAGCTTCTGAAACTTCTCTCTTATTTCTAGGACATATCTTCTAGTGTTGTTCATACTCTCATTCCTTCTATAGCTTGAGCATAAGTCCCTCTTCATTTGACCAACCCACAGTAAATCCTCTGATGTGTCTCTTTACCTGTATGAATACTTCTAGGACTATTCTCTTGTCCCTGCAGAACTGACCCCAGTTGAAGTATATCCAGATGAATCTAGGTCTTGTCCTGAGTAGCATTCTTTCTAGCATTCTCTTCAGCCCTCTTAGCAAAGAACATCTTACACTCTTCAGTGACATCTCCTCTCAGGACAGTAATCTTGTCTATAGTTTCTGGATGTTCCATTAGGTATTTAGAGATACATTTCCTACAGATATGGAAGCACTCTTGTGGATCTTCTGGCCCTGAGCCTTCATATCTTACAAAGGACATGGGTAGATGTTCACTAGGATCTCCTTCACCAGTCTCTAATGCTTTGTGGCATTCCTTTGACATCTTGAATAGGTCATTAAGGAGACCTGGCTTGTTCAGTCTATCTATACGTTTAATTGCTTGCTTGACTGCATCTTCCTCTGTCTTTGGTTCCATCCAATCATAGTCTGACATAGTATTACTCCTTCTTATCTTCAGCTATAAAGCACATTATTGCATTGACTCCAAACTCAAACAGAGATACCCACCAGGAGAATGATCCTGCATGTCCTGTCTCTGTCAAGATTAAGAAGGTTGCTAGCCAGATATCTACACCTATAGCTGAAACAGCTCTCCAGTTCATCTTACCACCCTCCTACCTTAATTATTTTTATCTTGTTAGAGATTATGTTCATCATCAGTTCAGCATCGTCCTTAGGGAACAAGCCATCAGTGAAGAAGTAGACCTGATCATACTTCTTAGTTAGTGCATTCAATTTCTGGATGTCCATTCCAATAGACAGTGGATAGAATATCTCTGTCAGGTCTTCAGCTAAAGTATATAGTCTCAAGAAAGCTACTATAGAAGCAGAGGCATCAATCACAACTGCTATTCTCATACTCTACACTTCCCTGAATAGCTTCTGAAACTTTCTATGCATATAGAAGCCTGCAATGTAACCTAATATTGCAATAGGGACAAGGTATATGTTATGTTCTACAATAGCTATTGCAGTAGCCATTGAAGCAATCGTCTCAACACTTCCTTCTACCATACCATACCAATGTGCATCTATCATTGGGTGTTGTTTCTTCATCTCTATCCCTCCTCTTACTTCCAGTCTTCTCCTAAAGGTTTCCAGACAATGTGTTGCCTATCAAGCTTGTTTGCTTCTCTCTGAGATATGAAGTACAGGTACTTCTTCCTGTTATTCCAGACATAGCCTACAATAGGTTCATCTGCATTTACATAGACACGCTGTGGTTGTAGTTTGTTAAGCAATTCCATTAACCACTGAGTAAAGTCTTTGTTCAAGAGACTACCCTCCTATCTTAACTTAGTCTCATTCCACTTAATCCAGAACTCTATTCCTGCTAAGGCCATCAGTAACAACAGTATCAGGAAGATGATAGCAAATGCTTGACCCATCATCTGACTCCAGTACTTAGCAAATGTCTCACGAAATATATCTTCAGGTGTCATATAATTCCCTTCAGTCAGATGAGAGTTGCTTGAAGAAGGTAAAGAATCCTAATACTGTTACACCTAGTCCTGCTAGTTGCACTAGGAAAATATAGAGAGGTTTTGTAGCATAAGGTGCAGCACAGTATAACAATACACCACCATGCATTAGAAGAAATGTAGCTATGACTTTTAACTTTTTCTTCCTGTTCATCTTAGTTTCCTCTACTTCTACTCTGAAGTTCAGTCTCTGAAAGATATTGTTCACAACTCTCACAGAGTCCTGCACAACCGTCTATGTTTTTACACTTCTGTGGTTTCTTTGTCATACACTTCCCTCCTATCTAATTACTCCTGTCATCTTTCTCTTCAAGACTTGTCTTTTGATTCTGTTAACTCTCTTCATTAGTCTTCCACTCTCCCATGTATAATCCATTTGATATGCTCTATGACTCTATCTCTCAAGTCCCAAAGAACTTCAATGAGAAGGTTGTTGTCAATAATGACATCAAACAAGTCTTGGATAATACATGGAAGGTTATAGCGTACTAAGCAGTCATAGACTTTGTATATTGGCTTTTTATAAAGACCGAAAGCCCATAACATGTCACATCATCTCTTTGCATCTTCACTTTAAGAATTGGTCACAAATTGGAGAATAGTCACAGTCCTCACAAGTGACATCAGGCTCTTCATTGTTTAACTTCTTCTTCCAGCATTCTAGAATGTCTCTCTTTACAAGATATAGAATGTCTTCAAGAGTCTTGCTTATCTTCTCTAACTCATCCTCATTTGTCATTATTCTCACCTCTCTTACCAATCCAGTATTTCATACTCCACTGTAGCATTGCATTTAGGGCATTTGAGAACTAGTGTGTAGTGGATTCCACTGAAGTAAGCTAGCCATGTCTTGTTTCCACACTTACAGACCTTCTGGTTCTTCTCGTTGATAATGTCTGTTTCATTCTCCATGTCTTCCACTCTCCTCTTGTCGATTATCACTCTTCGTTTACTACTTCATCCCATGCTAAGTAGAGGCTAATTGTTCCTAAGACCACAAAGAATATCTGTTCTATTTTCCTTATGATGGCATTAGGTTCAATTATTGGATATGCACTGAAGACTAATATCCACATTAGAGATGTAAAAGCTAGTTCACCGAAACAGATAACTCTCAAGTATTTCTTTAATCTCATTGTTCTCTTATCTCCCTAGCCATCTTGTCACATAGTTTCTGAATAGTTGTCACATCAAGGATCCTTACACTACCATCTGGTAGTCTCTCTTTGACAAACACAGTCCCATCCTCTTTGATGTCTTTGAATACTTCAGTCTCTGGTCTCTGCATTATGTCTTCGAGAAACTTCTGTGTCTTCTCATCCTTAGCTTTGATGTTTAAGAAGAGGAATGGTGTCTCTGGTTTGAGGAATCTTGGTTCTCGTAGTTTGCACTTGCCTAAGCAGACCCATTCTGTGTCAGACTGCACCATTAGTCCTCCACATCTGTGGCATCTCTTTATCTTTGGATTCTTATTCTTTTTCATTTCCTATCTCTCCTGTCCATTTACATTTAGGACATTCAGCACTGAAGTCTGTTCGTTTCTTTCCACTCTGCACTTTCAGATTGTATCTAAGTCTCGGATATTCACAGTTAGGACACTTCATTTCTTTCTACCTCCTTTTCTTTTTATTTTTATCCGTCCTATTTGGACTGTCATCTCATTAGCATATGTAGTATTTAGTAGGGTCATCTCTCTTCACCTGCTTCTGTTCTCCTAAGTCTATCATGTCTGGGTTAAGCCATACTTCTATCTGTAGTTGTCTTGCTACATTGTGTTCTGGGTATAGAAAAGGTATGTCATTGATGAATATCGTCTTCTCTCTTTTCTTCTGTTCCATTTTTCAGACCTCCTTCTTGTTGAATACTGTCTAACTCTTTCCTAAACATATCAAGGAACTTGAGCAGTAGTGACTTGCTCAGTGGACTTATGCAGATACACAGTGCTTCAAGGAATGCTTGCAAAGATATGCCAAACTGAACACACCAGACAAGAGCTCTCTTCCATGCACTTATCTCCTGCTTGAATCTGTACTCAATATACTCCTCAGAGAAACCAAAGAGCTTGAAGAGGAACTTCATCTCTTCTTCCTTAGCAAAGTCCTCTGGCTTGAAAAGTAGCTTGTCTTCGAGATGTCCTAGTTCATGTAGGAAGATAACTAACAGATGGTCTTGAGATGGTATGTCTTTAGTACCTAGTATAATCTTAGCTTCAGTCACTCGTAAGCCATTGTGTCTCATCCCACAGTAACCTTCATACCACTTGCCATCGTGTAGTCTTAGAGACAGTGGAATGTTCTTATACCTGTAAAGTGCTATCTCTCGTTCTCCTTCTTCTTCACTATCCATATCTATTCCTCCTTATCCAGAAAGTTATATACTGTCTGCCAAATGAGTTCTTCAGGATTAGGTAGTGTTGGTACTCTTATGCTTGCTACTAGTTCTCCATTCTGTCTGTTGATTATCTCTACATAATGCACATCACTGAGCTTGAATCCTAGTCTTCTTAGGTGTGGTTCTATCAGCCATGCATACAATTGCACTTGAAGTATTCCTAGTCTGATTGTATCTATGTGAGGTTCTTCACCCCATACTGTCTTGAACTCTACTAGACTTACTGTGTCATTACTTACTCTGATGCCATCTGGTCTTCCTACGATGAGAATGTTTCCAGTGAACCTACTCAGATATCTTAGACTTGCATCTAAGTCCTCAGGCTTCATTGTTCCATTAATCTTACTGTACTCTTCGTGTAGTCTGTCTGCCTCTGGAAATCTATTGACTACCATAGGTCTGTCTGGCTCAAGTCTTGTCTGATGTGTGTATGCAAATGCTATGTCGCTGACTCGTATCTTCCTAAGGTTTTCTATTCTTCCTATCATACACATCCCTCCCTATTTGAGTTACTATAATAGGATTGACTTGAGGGAAATGTTCCTTAGCTACTCGTTTAGCTATCTTGTAAGGCATGTAGTCTTTGATACTCTGGTGTTCATCCATTTCCCTCGAGACTTCCTTTCCTGATACCTTTATGACTCCCAGATACTCTAAGGATATTCCATCCTTAGAGATACCTTCACACATCCAATAGGTATCAGGAACAGGTTTCCATCCTCTACTATACTTTCCTTTATATTCCATACACATCCCTCCTATACCTATGAACCCTAGCGTCCCAGGACGCTAAGGTGTAATATGATAAGTGTGAATACAGAAAAAACTCTACAGGCAGACCACTCCTCATCACCTCTAACGGGGCAGAGGTGTCTTTCGCTCTGTGGTGTTTTTGGTTCGGAGTGCTGGAACTGTAGAGTATGGTTAAGAACCCCGTTGCCAATACGATTTGGCTTGACGACTTCAGGTTGCATTGTCTCTCCGAGTTAGTTCGTCTTCCCACTTTCGTGGGCACGTTATGTTCCTCAGAGAGAGCTTGCGTCTTTAGTCGTCGACCCGTGGTCTCCCATTCTACGGGTATTTTCCTATGCAATTTGCCCGTCATAGGTCTGTTCGAGAGGGCTGAAGTCTTCCCTTTAATCACACAATTCGTTTTGTTAGTGTGGTTGCCACTCCACTATTGAGGTTTATTTCGGGTAAACCTCGACGGTGTTCCCTTCGGGAATTGTGTGAGTTCCCTCTCACCTCCCCAGTGAGCCTCGTATGGTTCACACCATATGTGCTCACTTTACCCACTTAGCCCCATCTCGGGGAACCACTTTACCGTGGCTGGTGGGTTCATCGGCTAAGGTAAGCCACCACTTTGGTCCCGCTTACCCAGACCTATGCATGCTTCATCGGAGACAGGGCACTTATGGGATTTCATGCCCTGTTCCTCGTAGCAGTGCAATGAACCCGAAATTCACTGCACTGCGTCACCACATGAAGTGATGACTGTGATAGAGCCATCAGGCTCTTGTGATAGGTAAGTATGAAAGTGTGGATGTTGGGTAATCTTCTATGAGGTATCAATTACCTTCTCGAAGATTACCCTCTTAAGCCATCCACACTGTCGACATGCCCACACGGTATACACTGACAGCATGACTTCACCCTCGACTGTCATTAGAAGCTCTGTTACTGTGTGAGCTTCTAATGTCTCACTACATCTTGGGCAAAGGGCATACCCGATTCTGTGGGCATGTCGTTCTACTTGTCCCGTATTCATATTCGTTTCACCTCCTTTGGCATGACTATGATGGGTGGTGTAGGTGAGTGAGCGAATCACTTTCCACCTACCCTTACCCTATGAGCGTCGTGACATGATATAGTCATGACTTCTTATAAATGTTCCTACTCAGAAACGAGTAGGTGAGTGAATTAATCACATGCTACTAACTTTATGCACTGACAACCAAATAAAGTGGGTTGTTTGTCTATATTGCACGGATTCTTCAGGTGTTTTAAGCAGTTCTTCTTAACCGTCTACCACATCTGGTGCATTTGACTACTGATAGACAACCGATGGGTATGTCTTCGTAGTGGCACGAGTAACCACTCAAACATTTGTCACATTCAAACCTCATTTTATTTCACCTCCTTAAACTTATCACATCGTTTAGATGTGAACATGATACATGATGATATGTGAATGGTAAACTTGTGAACGAGTAAACTTGGAACGGGATACGGAACATTACATTATATGTGTGCCTGAACGGGCTACTGTGCGTGTTACTGTAGTTGCACTCATGGGTTGTTTTTGCAGTTGCACTTCACAGTTGCACTTTTAGGTTGTCCCTGTCAGTTGCACTTGTCAGTTGCACTTGTCAGTTGCACTTACGATTTACTGCGTCGTTGATACCTTGTATTCCATACTGTTTTGTATTGTGTAGTATTCCTAAAGGCTAACCGTCCTTGCAACTCAAAGTTTAACTTCGAGGTATTCTCAAAGGCTACTCCACCTTTCAATTCATAGTTTAACTGTGTGGTATTTTGCCAAACTAATTCACCTTGCAATTTATAGTTTAACCATTTGCATTCAGTAGGGCTTACCCTTTCAGTTGAACTTCTGGGTGCAACTGTGAATTTGCCACTAATTTGAACCCTGTTAGTTGTCCTGTGGTATGCAACTGTTGGGAATCCGCCAAGATGTCCGTGTGGGTAGCTTATGGGTGTCCTTTCTGGTTGAACTCTGCCGTTTACTAACCAATCGTTGAGTTTAATTGTGGATTGTA